AGATACAAATACACAAAATGTATTCACATCATCATTCGTTGATTCTTCTAATGACACAATACTTAGGCTAACCAAGAGTGGTGCGTCAAGTGGTACTCAAGACATTAAGTTCGTAGCTGGTTCCAACGTGACTTTAACACCTAGCGGCACAAATCTAACTATTGCTGCTACTGATACTAATACTGAGTATTCAGTAGGCGATGGCGGGCTTACACAAAACAACTTTACGAATACATTGAAATCGAAACTTGACGCAATAGAAGCAAGTGCAACCGCAGATCAAACAGCATCTGAAATCACCGCTTTATTAAACGATGTAGCTAGTTATTCATTGGGCACTAACGGTAGCGGGACCATTGCAGTAAATCATGATATGACGGTTGCTGGCGACCTTACTGTCACTGGGACAACTATTACCAATAACGTGGAAACAGTATCAACATCCAATGGGGTTCAATTTGAAGGCAGTGCTGCAAACAACAATGAGATATTATTGAAAGCAGGAACAGTTAGTGCGGATAGAACAATCGTATTGCCTGATGCAAGCGGAACAATATCGCTTAGTGATACTAATACAAATCAATTAACTACATTCACATTAACAGGAGATTCGGGCACCAACCAAACTATCGCACACGGCAATACATTAGACGTTGCTGGTGGGACGGGAATAGCAACAGCGGTTGGCAATACAGATACAGTGACAGTGAACCTAAGTCATTTAGGGATAGAGAGCTTAAGCGATCCCGGTGCAGACAGATTGTTAATTTGGGATGATTCTGCTGGTGCTATCGTATTTGCTACTCCTAATAGTAATTTGGCGATAAGTGGCACTAACGTAAATGCAACAGATACTAACACAAACACATTTAGAACAATTACGGCGGGGTCAAATACATTAGGTGCTACTGAAACTTTAGCATTTACCGCAGGGTCTAATGTGACTATTACTGAGAGTGGGGGTGCGGTCACAATTGCTTCGACAGATACTAATACAGATACAAATACACAAAATGTATTCACATCATCATTTGTCGATTCTTCTAATGATACAATACTTCGATTGACTAAGAGTGGTGCAAGTAGCGGCACTCAAGATATTAAGTTTGTAGCTGGTTCCAATGTGTCATTAACTCCCAGTGGCACGAATCTAACTATTGCTGCTACCGATACTAATACTGAATATTCTGCTGGAACCGGATTGGCTCTTAGTGGGACAACTTTCAGTATGGCCGACCCTGCTGATGGCACTAGCATAGATGAGGGCACTATTGCCGCAGACGATAGAATGCCTATTTGGGATGAATCGGCTTCGTCATGGAAATATGTGACAATAGATAACCTTCAAGACGAGATCGACACAACTGCGTCCGGTGGTGCGGGTGAGGCATTCAAAACAATTGCAGTTTCAGGACAATCTAACGTAGTGGCAGATTCGGCTACTGATACTCTAACTTTAGCAGCTGGGACTAATATCGCATTAACTACAAACGCATCCAGCGATACTGTGACAATTGCGTCTGCCGCGGGTAATGTCACTCTTGCTAATAGTATTCAATTAGTAGGCGGCACATCAACTAATTTCGCAGTTAAGACAGGGGCAGTAGCAAGTAGTGGTGCGAGTCTTTCATTCACAGGTAGCGACAACAATGCTATTGCTACAATGGAGTTTAGTTCAGCAGGTTATAAGTTCAATAAAGTGAATAACGGCGGCTCAAACTTAATTTTTGAAGGAGATACAACTAACGCATACGAAACTACTTTGGATATAACTGACCCAACTGCTGACCGAACAATAGTCCTCCCCGATGCAAGCGGAACAATATCACTTACTGATACTAACACTTTTAGAACAATAACAGCAGGGGGCAATACTCTTGGTTCATCTGAAACTTTAGCGTTTACAGCAGGTAGTAATGTGACCATTACTGAAAGCGGAGGGGCAGTGACCATTGCTTCAACAGATACTAATACTGACACAAACACACAGAATATATTCACATCATCTTTTGTTGATTCATCTAATGATACTATACTTAGATTAACTAAAAGTGGTGCGTCAAGCGGCACCCAAGACATTAAGTTTGTAGCAGGTTCTAACATCACATTAACACCCAGCGGTACAAACTTGACTATTGCCGCTACTGATACTAATACAGATACTACTTATTCTGCCGGAAATGGTATTGCTTTAAGCGGTACCACATTTAGTGTAGCGGCGGGAACTGGTTTATCTCAATCATCTAGTGGGCTGGCGTTATCTCACTTGGGCCTACAATCTCTTAGCGATCCTAATGCAGACCGGGTATTGGGGTGGGATGATTCAGCTGGAACATTAGCATGGTTTACTTTGAACAGCAATATTACTTCAAGTGGGACTAATATTAATGCAACCGATACTAATACGAATACAACATATAGTGCTGGTACGGGTATCACTCTATCTAGTACGACCTTTAGCCATACAGCACATACGGGTGAAGTCACAGGTGCTACCTCATTAACAATTGCAGATAATGTGGTGGATGAAGCAAATCTCAAAGTGTCTAACAGTCCTAGCGACAATCAAGTATTGAGTTATAATGCGGCAACTGGCGGTTTTACTTGGATCAATGATGCAAACACCGACACCAATACTGAATATACTGCTGGCACACTTCTTGATCTTAGCGGAACTACATTCAATGTGGATTTATCCGAAGCTACGGAAACTACTGTCGCAGTAGCTGATGATTACTTTTTGTTCCTTGACGGAGGGGGAACAGGGGCCACAAAGAAGGAGGCGATTGCTGATTTAGTTGCAGCTATGGCTGGTAATAATTTATCTGCATCTAATGGAGTTCTGTCTGCTACTGATACTAACACAAATACCACCTATTCAGCTGGGAATGGGATTGCTCTTAGTAGCACTACATTCAGTGTTGCCGCTGGTGCTGGGCTTTCTCAGGCAACAAATGGGCTTGCATTATCTCATCTTGGTATAGAGTCATTGTCTGACCCCGGTGCTGATAGGATTCTAATTTGGGATGATTCAGCAGGGGCTATTGCATTCGCTACACCTAACAGTAATTTAGCAATTAGCGGCACTAATATCAATGCAACCGATACTAATACTGTTTATTCCATCATGGGTGGAGGCAACAGTTATGCAGCTGGTTTGGTACTTGCTGGTTCCGCTACTCATGGCGATACGTTTTTGAGAAAAGATGGTGAATGGGCGACCCCTACAAACACTAATACTAATCAATTAACCACTTTTACATTAACTGCTGATTCGGGTACGAACCAAACAATAGCACACGGTAATACATTCGATATTGCTGGTGGTGTTGGTTTAGCAACTGTTGTCGGTGCGACTGATACCGTGACTATCAATTTGGATATAGACGGTATGACTGATATTGGTGCAGCATTGGCTGATGCAGACCTGATGATAGTTGATGACGGGGCAGGTGGGACCAACAGAAAAGCAACAATGTCTAGGTTGAAGACATATATGCAAAACGGTCTTACATTTACGACTAATACCAATACCGAATATACAGCTGGTACACTTCTTGACTTGTCAGGCACTACATTCAATGTCGATCTGTCTGAAGCTACTGAAGCAGCGGTGGCCGTTGCCTCTGATTACGTTTTATTCCTTGATGGGGGTGCTACTGGGGCCACCAAGAAAGAATCTATTGTGGATTTAATCGCTGCAACAGCAGGGACTAACCTTACAGCTGCTAACGGGGTTTTATCTGCAACAAACACTACTTATTCAGCAGGGACTAACATTTCATTGAGTGGTACTACATTTAATGTGGATGATGCTTTCTTAGTCAATAACGGTAATGATACAACAACAGGCATTATTACTGCGGGTGGTTTTACAACAGCAGGTTCTATTACACTTGGCGGTCATGCGGTTGCAGACATAGATGTAGGTACTGAGTTTGTCGATACAGACGACCATTTAATGTCATCAGGTGCAATCAGAGAAAAGATTGAGTCTTACAATTATGGTACAGGTGATGTGACATTAACAGGAACACAAACCTTGACTAACAAAACTCTAACTTCACCGACAATAGCAACTCCAACAATAACAGGAACACTTGATGAAACAGGCGACATAGATATTTCTTCTTTGTATGGCCGTCTTAATTTCAAAAAGGATAGTAATGGAAATGTGAATAATGATGCTATCTTTTTCATCAATGGGTCAGACCAATATGCAGGGGGAATAAAGTATTTCCATAGCGCGAATCAACTCAGACTAATGGCTAATCAAGACGACCAATTATATATTACAGATGGTGCAATTTATCCACCTGTTGATAGTGATGTTGATTTGGGTACTACAAGTCTAAGATTCAAAGATACATTTGTGGATTCAATAACTGTGACGGGGGCTGTGACACCCGCCTCAATAACTTTGGGCGGCCATTCCTTTAACGATATAGACATAGGTAGTGAGTTCGTTGATACTGACGACCACTTGATGTCATCAGGCGCAATCAAAGAAAAGATTGAAGATTATGGTTATACTACTAATACAGGTGATGCTACCTTAGCAGGTACTCAATCATTTACAGGTGCTAAAACATTCACAAGCACCTTACAAGGCTACAAGACCGTTATCAAAGCAGTTAGTACCAACACGGTATTGGGTGATGCTGATTCAGGCAAGACCATTTATTGGACTGGCGGAACACTTGAATTACCTCCTACTGCCGAAGTAGGTCAACAGTTTGTGATCATCAATAACACAAATGGTGCGGCAACGCCCGACTTGGGTACATCAAATGATATTGCTACAAACTGGACTGCCCACACTGCTATGGCAGATGAAACCGCTAGAACCTACATTTGCCCAGTAGCTCAAAAGTGGATATACATAGGGTGATTAAATGACATACATGAAAGGTCTGATTGGCTGCATTCAACAATATGAAACTGCTAACGAAGCAGACCCCACCATATGGGCTAAAACATTGGATGGGATAGGTAATACTGCTGTCGATCAGACATACGACTTAGGGAATAAAACTACTCACGCTCACGGTGTTGGTTTGAAACCCGATGGTTCAATTCTTTTTGTTGGTTCTATGGCGGGAACATTTAACGATTATGTGATTGAATACCCATTAAGCACTAATTTTAGTGTTTCAACAGCATCAGTATCAAACACAGCTTCAGATCATTTGAGTATTGGTACTTATGAAGTATTAATTGGAGGAATTGATTTTGCAGATGATGGGTCAAAATTAATTACATTTGGGAGGAATACTGTTGATAGATGGGATTTATCAACACCTTACGATTTAAGCACAGGAAGCCACGTTTCAGGAACATTTAGCGTAAGTTCTCAAACAACCAATATGTATGATGGGTACATGAAAAACGATGGTACGAAAATGTATGTTGTAGGTTATGCGCCTGACCATATTTATGAATACGATTTATCAACCGCTTACGCATTAAATACAGCGAGCTTCAATCAATCATTCGATATTTCAGCTAAGTCAACCGTCACTTCAGGGGTTCATTTTTCAACAGATGGTTATGCTTTTGTCGTATATGATAACTCAGGAGATAAAGCTCATAAATATAATATGACTACTGCCTTTGATGTTTCAACAGCATCTTTTCATTCTTCAAGTGGGTCATTCGCATCAAGTGAAAGCACAGGCGGAGGCATTTGGTTTGATGACGATTGGACTTATATGTTCCTTGTAGGAGAAAATGATGATGACGTGGATAGAATTAATTTGGCCGATGTTCCTGATGTTCCGGCTAACTTGGCCGTAAGCACAGCCTCCACTTCACAATTAAATCTTAGCTGGTCTGCGGCTTCGGGTGCAGATTCTTACAAAATATTTCGATCTGCTTCATCGGGTAGTGGTTTTTCAGAAATAGCGTCAGGTGTCACCGCTACATCATATAACAACACAGGTTTGAGTCAAGGCACACGTTATTATTACAAAATTAAAGCAACAAATGATGATGGAAATAGTGCCTTTTCAAGTGAAGTAAATGCTTTTACTTTACCGGGGCAAGTCACAGGTTTGTCGGCCTCAGCTCAGTCTAATACTCAAATAAACTTGTCTTGGAACAATCCATCGGGTACTGAAACGGGCTATCAAGTCCATAGGGCTACATCAAGCGGAGGCACATATTCTTCAGTCGGAACGCCAACAGGAACAACATTTAACGATACAGGTTTAACTCAAAATAGCACTTATTATTACAAAGTATTAGCGGTTAATGCGGCGGGTAATGGTGCGTTTTCTAGTATAGTAAATGAAACCACACAAAACAATGCAAGTGCGCCTACCGGAGTAAGTATAGCGACTAGCTCTAGCGGCAATTACAATAATGCGATTAAAGTTGAATTGACTACGCTTGGTAGTAGTGGTCAAAATCCTATGGCGACAGACCCTATATCGGATGGGTCTGCGTTTTCAGGCAATCAGGTGACATTAGATATGTATTACAACGTGGATTATAATCATGCTCTATTGAATAATAGTGGTGTTCTAAAATGGGATGTAAGAGGATTCATTCGTGCATCAGGGGCTACTAGCTACGCATGGAATCTAAGCGGTGCTACTGTAAATCAAGACACCTTTAGCGCACTTGCGAGTGTCGGAACAAATGGCGCACCATCAACAACTCAAGATTGTACGGGGTCGGGTGGGATAGTTGAAGAAGCCGTTGCTACTCACAATTCAGGCGGAAGAGGATATTTGTTGATGAGTGATTCGGGAGATGGGTTTCATTTTGATGTGGATGCTACTGCTACTAATAACTCAGGCAGTACCACAGCCACGCAACTTAAAGTGAATATAGAGATTCCGTGATACTATGAGTAGGTGGGAGGTATCAGGAATACCCGAAGGGGAATCAGGGCGTTTTTCTATACAGATATTAGATTATCAAAGAGTTGATACAGAGCTAACAAGCCCTTTATCTTGGCAGACTTATTGTAAATATGCAAATATACCCGATGGGACATATACTGTTTTGTTTGAGGCTTATGGCCCTCAAAACGCCAAGCTCAATATAATGCAAGATACAACAAGAGAATGTGAAGAACATATTTGGGTGACTCAAAGAACAGGAGATGTCTTGATCGGAGGATTAGGGATTGGTATGGTCAATATACCTTTATTGGCTTCAGACGATATTACAAGTGTCACCATTATTGAAAAAGAACAAGATGTTATTGATTTGGTTTGGGAACACTGTGCAAAGGATGACCGATTTACATTGATCCATGCAGACGTTAATACTTGGGAAATACCCGAAGACAGTCATTGGGACTTCGCTTGGTTCGATACTTGGCTTACTCATGATGAGCCAATCGATGAATACGTCACCCGAATTAACAATAAATACGGCGATTATGCCGATGAAATAAACGGTTGGAATTGGCCGTAAGATAACTGTCATTACTGACAACTTTAAGAACGAGCTGCGATACCGGGCTAATATGTCCAAAGATGACGCAGATGAAGAGCAAGAACAAAAATCGACTACGGTGACTGCCGAACAATTACTCACTATGCTACAAAGAAGCGAAGTTGTCTCAGCAGACCGTCTCGTAATTCTCAGGTCAATGGAAGGTTTCTTCAATAGTGTTGACCAAGCAAGAACACGCCTTTTGGCGGATATTCAGGAAATAAATAATTCAATTGCTATCAGGGATTCAATCGGCAAAGTATCTGACGAACCTGCATCCGAAGAAGAATAATATTGTTTTAAGGAGTAAAAACGCTGCTTTCAATGCGTATCGTTATAGACGATTGCTTCACGTAGCAATAATTGGTAAACATGGCGAACAAGCTTTTCAAGGGAGACTTGGCTGAAGTCTCATTCGGTAAAGAGACAGGGCTAAGAGCAAATGGAAACGACACTCAAACTGCCTTTACATTGACATCAACCACTGGAAACACCAGCCTCATCACAATGTCACAACATAATTATTGGGTGGACGCAAACGGAGATTTAGAGCTACCTGACAATATTCTTGTTGGTTGCACCTTAAAGATCGAAGGTGGAGGCAATTTCACCGCTGACGATTTCGCTACCACTAGACGCACTTATTACATTACGGCTAATAATACAGATAATGGCACAATAACCGTTCAACCTGCTTTAGTCTCAGCGGCTGGTACAGCTGCTGTCGCATCAGACAATTTGGTCATAGACGGTTATAGGCTACCCACCTTTGAATCAAGTATGACAAAAGATACTCAACAAGTAAAAACAGACCAGTTTATTGGTTTGTTGAACGAATTGAAAATACCTGAACCAAAAATAGATGTTAGAAAACAACACGTCATTGGATTAGGGAGAGATGTCAATATAATCACCAGCGGGAGAGAAGAGCTTTCAGGCGGTTCACTACAAGTTAATGCACATACAATCAGATGGCTAAAGTACGCATTGGGTGGACACACCGCATTGAGTCAAGGCGAATATGCTTATTCGACAGTAGCAAACACGATTATCGGTCAGTTGCCGTTGAACATAAAGGTAGTCGCAGCAAACGCAAAATACGCAACCCAGCTTTACGGGGCTAGTACCGTGAGAACAGGAATCACTGCAATCAGTGGTTTGGTCACGACAAGCGGCACCGCAACAGGCAATTTCTTGTTAGGTCAAGAAACTGTTGCAGATGCTGGCACTGACATTACGTTTGAAACTTCAGCTTACAATACTCATTTTGAGAATGTCGGCACTAAAGGAATATTCAAAGTTTTATCCGCAGCAGGAAAGCCACTTTATGGCCATTACGGAGGGGCTAGCGGTACGGTCTTATCAAGTTGCATAGATATTACAACCGGGGCATTAGCAAGAGCGCAAACCGTGGACATGGCTGTATATCTCTTAGCGGAAGTTGAGACTGATATATCAGCAGGAGACCATAGAATTGACCTCGGTGCCACTAATGCGGCTAAATGGGCTGGTTATCTTAGTGGGAATGTATATGTTCAGATCGTGGATAACGATGTATTTACAATTCCGGGTCAAGATACAACAGTCACTGCACGTCAAATCCACAAACATGAGATTCGCAGGGTAATCGGGGTGGGTTCGGCTAATAGCGGAGATGAAGGTTATATCTATGTTGAAGAAGCATTTATGTTCGACCATACAAAAACTAGCTGCGGTGTTGAAAGATTATACTACCAAGATGATACAAAACACGGTAGCCCGCATATCAAAGCATCAGACAAAGAATTACAATTTGGTGTGGAACATACTATCTTTGGCCATAATGTGCTACCTTCATTTACGTTAGAACAGTCTTTCAGGCAGACAGATTCGGCTACTGATGCAAACCAATTACTTCGGTTATACGGTGGTTGTAAAGCTACAAATGCTACGGTTCAAGCAGATACTGAAGGAGAATTAAAAATTGATATTTCTTATGACGCATCAAGACATTATACTGAGACCACTAATACCCTGACCCCTCATAGAATGTTTGACAACACAGCTAATACAGCTACCACTAGAAAAATGAGTGGTATTGCTGTTGACGGCGAGAAACCATATTTATTCCAAGACATAAGTGTGGAGGTATTTGGAAGGCCAGTCTTAAGAGGCACCGAGTTTAACCTTCAAATCTCAAATGGGCTACAAAGCCAGTATTATATTAGAGGATATGAAGGAACAACCACGGATAATGATCAGGTTCAACACGGGGCAACACAAACCCCATTGGAAATAAGTGAGGCAGCGAGAGAATACACATTTACCTTCAAAGCATTAGTTGAAGATGACAGACTTTGGGAAGAGCTGAGGACACGCCGACACCATAGAAACACAAATGATATTACTATTACAATGACTAAACCGGGGGGCCATGCGACTAGGCAGACAGCTACTATCACCCTAGAGGATTATACCATTGAAAGTGCAAACCACGATATTCCTAATGATAAAGGACCTGTGACTGCCGATGTTGCATTGGTGGTCAGGCACATGAAAGTAAGCGAAACCTCGCCTTACTTCTTACTATGAAGGGAATACTTAAGAATAAAATATAATGGAGAGACTGACAATGAAACTAACTGGATATGTGACTGTGGGTACTACAAGAGTACCACTCAATTGGACAATAACTGAATCTGAAATTACTTCCGCAGGGGGTTTAGGTGCTGAAAATGTGGTATTAACTGGTGTATTACCTACAATAGCTTTAGCAGAAACCGAAGAAGTATTACCTGATGATGGTTATGACGAATTAACTGTTGTCGATCTTCGTGTATTGTTATCAGCTAGGTCAGAACCAGTATATGGCAATAAATCAGATTTGATAACACGTTTGAGGGGATGGGATGCAGCTCACCCTGAAGGGTTATCAACAACAGAAGATGATGGTGTACCGGGGGGCGCACAATCATTAGTATCAGAAACGGACGAGAGTGAAACAAATGAAACAGAATAATCCATTCGTAATTAGCAACGCATCAACGCAGCATGACATAGTGACCGAAGAAGGTAATTTATCCGTATGGATCAAACCACTTTCTTGGGTTCAACAGCAAGAAGCCATGTCAAAGTTCGTGGATTTTAATATGGTTGGTGAAGAGATAATACCAAAATTAGACTTCGGCGGCTACTGGAGATTTGTAATTGCGACCTGCATTACTGATACAAGCCCTAAATTATCAAAATACGACTTGGTTAATCTAAAGCCTGAAGTCGGTAAAAAGATTTCACAATTATTGCCTCAGCTATCAGACATAATGGCTGCTGTCGGCGGTGAAGCAGACCCTTTGGGATAAGCTTCCCTGACTTGAAAAAATATATTCAATCAAATGGGGAAGTAAATCCTTTTAATTCCGAACAAAATAATTTGTTGACTTTTCAAACAATAAGGTATGTCTTGGGTCAACATTTCAATTGTCCCCCTCATTCTTGGGATGACCAACCCTATGACCGTGTTATACTAGATTATATGTTTGTAAGAGCCGTTGAGGAAGAAAGGGCAGAACAAACAGAAAAGCAAACAAAAGATATGAAAAAACGGTATAACGGAGGCAACAATAAAGACGGTAGGGTTATACGGACTACCAGTGATGCAGACAATCTCGATGACTTTTTCGACCTTGTCAATGCTGACATGAGGGTGCCTGAAGATGACAGTGGCTGACCTTAATGCTGGAATAGCAACTGGAATGACAAACATCACCAAAATGACTAAGGGGATGCAAAGCCAAGCCCTCATAGCAAAAGGATTACAAAAATTATTGGGCAAAGACTTACTAAAAGCTATAATAAAATTAAAGCAGTGGGGCGAATTGTGGAATGAAGTATTTGGTGAATCAACAGAAGTAGTGGAGGAATTAGGAGAGGCTACTGAAGTAGCATTGGGTCCTTTGACTATACTCTTTACTATACTCAAAGCAATGGCTACTACTATTTTATTCTTGATCGGTTTGTTTGCATTAACGGCTGCTGCATTAATTTATTTTGGAGGGTCTGTTGCTGGTGGGACCGCTATTTTCCCTGAGTTCTTTGGCGGCTTAGAATCTATAAAAGGTTCATTAGAAGGAGTGATGGGGCATTTGGAAACTGTTGCTGGGCTTGTAGGGGGCATGAACTGGCAGCCAATGTTAGATATGGCTAAAATGGTAATATTCGGTATAATTGGTTTCCTCATGAACTTTGCAGTTGCAGCTGCTGATTCGTTTGAGGTAATACTAGGGTCGTTTGTGGGCCTCCTTGTTTATATGAATGAAGCTGGGCATTTTGATACGATAATTGGAATGGTCACTAATTTGGGACTTGCATTTGTTTTGACATTTGTCTATATTAAAGAAATATTAGGTGTGTTTGGTATCAGTTTTGCTAGTGTATTTGGTTTGATAAATACAATATTTATTGGTTTTGTTGATTTTTGTATTAACAGTGGATTGATTGATGTATTCGTAAAAATAGGAGAGGTAGTTTCCATGCTTTTGCCTATATTTGTTATAGTAATTGGTGAAGGTTTGGTTCTATTCGCTAAAATACTTGCATACGTTGGTGGACCCGTTGTAAAAATATTCCTTTGGGCCTTTGGGCTTATTATGAAAGTGGTCACATTTGTATTCAAAGTAATAGCAGTAATTATAATCGGTTTCCTAGACCTTTGTATATGGGCGTTTGAAGGAGTTGCCTCCTATGTTAGTGGCGAATGGACTATCATGGGTAAAATGGCTGAAATATGGGACGGTATTAAGAAAATAGTATCAGATTTTATAATGTCACTAATTAATGGAATAATTGATCTTGGGGCTGCTTTCATTGGTGCGATGGCGGATTTTGGTTCTTGGATAGCGGATGGTTTTTCCAGTCTTGGTAATGATTTTTATGATGGTTTAACAGGTGGTGCAAAAAGAGCCTTTGATTGGATTGAGGGCAATATGCCTAGTATGCCTGATTGGATGAAAGACGTAGGAGGATTGGGTGGAAAAGCAAAAGATTTACTGTTTGCTAGTGGAGGTATTGCATCCGGTCCAACAAGTGGCTACCCAGTCACACTACACGGAACTGAAGCGGTGGTTCCTCTGCCTGACGGTCAGTCTATACCAGTCACACTAAGCGGCATGGGTGGCGGCAGTGAAGGAGACACGATGAATCTAGCAATAAATGTGTCCGGCGGGGGAAATGCCCGTGAAATAGCTAGAGAAGTAAGTAAAGAAGTTCAAAGGGCTTTTAGGTCAAGGTCTAGGGGTAATAGTTTCGGTAGGGGAGTGATATAATATGCCTAAAATACAATTAATCCGTAGGGATAGTTCTGTAATTGAATTAGATGCAAACATGATTACTTTTGATGTTAAACGTGAAACATCTGTGACTCCCTTGCCCGTTATAGCTCAAAGATTTGCTTTAGATATGAATGTTGCTACAATCGGAATTAGTATTGATGGGATAATCAGTGATGATGAGGGAGAGGTTGCAGGAAATGGTTCAGCTTTCACAATAGACCTCTCAAGATCAGCTGGTACAATTCCAAGCTCAACATGGTATGGGCAATATGCGGTAGTGACAGGTTCTTGGTCGGCGGTAAAAACCGATTTAGACGGTGTGGAGATTGCTTTCAAATCAATAGGACAGGTTGATGCGGATTTAGGCGAAACGACAAAAATTAGGTTAGCTAACGGAACCACTACCTCTGTTGTGGCTACTGAAAGTTTGATAGGAGTGGATATATCTTCCACTACAAATACAGGCACACTTTCAACAACCATAAGGAATGCTTTGGCTTCAGCTTCGATCAAAGAAAACACGGCAACAGTCGCATTCACCACCGCTTTTGACGTGTCTGCATCCAATGGGCAACAAATGAATAATTCATATTACCATCAGACAGGAGATGTCAATGCAGTATATTCAGGCGAATTGATCAGTATTAAAAATAAGACAGTAGGTGTAAACGGCGATGTTTCGGTGTCCGTTCAGAAGGGTGAAAGAGACGGCACGAATACTTACGCATTAGTCGCTGGCTCACTTCAGAAATGGGACAAAGCATTTGTCACCAGTAGTATGACAGGTGGCGCATCAAGTGTGAAACTCTCAATGGGCGATAAGGTTCAAGATTTACTAAACCTAGCCAACCAATCAGCAGGGGGGGCATTAATATCTCCGGCAACATTAACAGGTGATGTTCTCGACCTTCCCGACAGTATGTCTTCGTTTGATGTTTCAAAGTTTTTACGAATTAACGAAGCAGCAGTAGTCAAAAAATACATAGTAGGTGTTAGAGTTCCTTACGAATCAATAGCTAGCAACGCATTAGGTCATCGTGTGTTAAGACAATATGTAATACCTGCTGGCCCCGGTACGGATTATAGTTCGGAAAAAAACACATCTGATTATGACCCTACAATTGTAGTCGATAATAAGATTTCACGCCCTAATCCATTTTTAGAACAGGGAGTCGCTATCCCTGCGGTTCTTATGTCAGTAGTTCCTACTTACAATGCAGGAGACGGGTATTGGTCATACAATATGACCCTGAGTGTTGCCGAACAGTTGATTGGTCTATAAGGGGGCTATATTGTGGGGATTATTCGTTATCACGGCAGGGCACTAAGACTGAACGGTTTGACTGATGGCCTAATTGTCCCTACTGGTAAGTTCAAAGAATCCGGTAAAGATATACGGCACCCGCTTTTTGAATCAACAGCCAAGAACCCTAAAAGTAATGCTACCAAAATAGGCAGAATGCACGAAGAACAAATGTCTAACCCATTAAACTCATTTAGAACCGAGTTCACAGTTGACGCATTTATCATACCTGATTATGGAGGTGTGATACTAGATAAACCGGGACAATTCAAACTAAGTTATGGTAAACCATTTACAAATGGCCCTCTTGTATTCGATGTTATATCTGACAAACAAACGTATCGTATAGAAACATCTTATAATATCCCTGTATCAATTGAGAGTAATTCAGGGACATTTGCAGATGGAGGACACAAACCTCAAGAGTTGACTTTAGGTGAGCAGCCTCTTGTGATGATCACAGCTCAGTTTGGTCAGGAGTATATGCGGTGTTATATCAATGGGGATTTAGTAGGTGAAATTAACTTCGGCGGCGATACCCCCTATGTGGTTCAAAACTCGTCAGACTTATTCATAGGTGGGCAGGGAGGCGAATACAGGGGCCTGATCGAATCTATTAGAGTGAGTAGGGGGATTATTGAACCGAATGTTGCACCTTTAACAAAACAAGATTCAACACTGGGCCTTTGGTTGTTTGAAGATGACTACGAATCCCCCGATATATATTTCTTTGATAATGCTAGAGCTGCGGTTTTGACACAGGGCAGGGATGGCCCTGATACTCATGACGGCTTGATGCCTATACCAATGGTGGCTATGGCGCATACATTTAGCGGCAATAGTTTCAAGCTGAGAGATTACCCCTCAAATCCTAATTCAAGTGTTGACCGTTATACCGCATTGGAAAAACTAGCTTCTCTTATGACTGGCGTTGAATTGAAAGACATAGCAAATCAAACATGGTCTGTCGGAACTTTAGATTTGACTGACGGAGAGTATTTTGATGGTGTATCATCAACAACCCTCAATGCAATATTCAATCATTCAGGGACACATCCCTTAACTGGAGTTATCACCAGTCCTGCAAGCAGAAGGATAAGATGGGCTGATGACGTAGCTACATCCACCTCGGCAGCAGTTGACCATAACCCGATGATTGCTGCAAATAATATTGAAAGAGTGAGGATTACTGGTATTGACTTTGCTAATAATAAATTGATTGCGACTTCGACTATTTTAGCGAATAGTGCTTCTTCGACTACATACAGTGGGGGGAGAGATAACCTACCTATTACTCAAAATCCTTTATTCCCAAGATCAGCAGATATACCTATTTGGTTTATGATTGGTAAGACCGACTTGTTGATTGATACAGGTAATGAAAGTGTCAGCACAATTTCACAACAACGCACAAGAGCTAGCGACACGTTTACTAAATATTTATTTACTCAAGGTCAAAGGTTTTCAGATTTAACATCGTATAACCACGATGCGTACTTTGTGTCGCCCAAGAGTAGGATGACTGGTTTAGGGGATGGGACTGTATTATCAGAACCCTCGGATAGCTATCCGGCTATGGGGGGCGTGACATCATACAGTTTGTATGAAGGTGATTTCTATCTGAAGAAATTGCCGATACCTAAACAACAAACGGTAAAACAGACAGTTCAGGGTATTGCGAACACGTTTGAATACATTAGCGAGGATATTCATGTTGATTCTATAATCGGTCAGAATGATATTGTTAAAGTCACTGAAACCGTATTTACGGGCGAGATAGAAAGAGTGGTCAACACATCTAATACTGTTATGGCGTTGAAAGCAGATAACGCACCCTTTAACAGAATAGTCACTGAAGATGGGGTAGGTTATTTTGATTCGGCAAATAATATGTCATCCTCGACCCGTGATGAGATAGTGGCTATTGCGGTTGAAAACATTAAACCATTTTTGTTAAAGGGTCTTGACGATAACCATACCGCATCTATTGTGGGCGGTGTGCCTACAAACGATTCTTATATCCGTCATTTAACTCCTGAGAAAGAACCACGTATTGCTGTGATCGAATCACCTAGCGTATTGGTTTCAGCTGGAGGGCCAAAGAAGATACTTGTTTATTATGATGCTATTGACCTCACAGGAGAGGTTGTAGCTGGGACCGGATTCAATTTAAGGTCAGGAATTAATGTTAAGTTTAATCCATTTCATGCTATTGGGAATAAGGGTTATTTGGTGGTGAAAAAAACAGTTCCAAATGGTTCAGCGGTATTCAACAATAGGACTATTGCGGATTACCTCAGAGTCCCCTATACTAACACGCCCTCCAATACGAAGGAGGTTCTGTTGAAGATTACCGCACCCGGCGGTCTTGTGAGCGTTAGTAGTGCTTCGTTTAATAGACCAATTCAAGGAAATATATTGTCGTCTAATCCCACGGGGGACATCACACCCTCTCCATTCATCAATATAGAGGATTGTGTTTTGTCTTTAGGCACCAGCATAAGAGGGTATGGTAGGCCAAAGGCGGTGCCCAGCACTAATACCCCGGATGCTTCTAGTAATTCTGAATATCATACAATGGTAATCGAAAACATAGGGAAACGAAATCTAAAGACCCATACCTCAAATAAACAAACTCCTTCATCATTTAGAAAGTCAAATCTTTTAGGGTTTGATGTAGTTGATAATGATATAAAAGCGGATGAAAGTTATGTGCTGGTACATCCAACAAAAAGAAGCCGCTTTGGGTCATTAGACGACATAATGGTTTCATCAGATGGAACAAAAAATGCTTCTATTGCTACATTAGAGTTGACTCTTATGAAAGGGCGCATTGAAGAAGTTAGCCCTACGCTGTCTGAAGTGGGTTCCTTTTTAGCTCTAAGAGGCAGGTCAATATTGATGGATATTTCCGATAGTAGGGCAGAAAGAGACTTTGATTTGAGTCAAGGCACACCTGTTAAAGAAATTGGCGATCTTGGGACTCCTTCTGTAAGTTTGACATTAGGAGGGCTTGGGCAAGGGGGTATAGACATTCAACCAGTATATGACGAACACCCGTTATTCCCCGGATGGAAGGATAGAATAGTAGGCAGCGGTAATAACTCTGTGCGTAATGATAAACAAGCTTCAACATATTACGCATCAACAAGAGCGTTGACGGAAATCCCTTTATTCCCCTCAATGTTTTATGATGTCGATAAAATAGAAAAAGAAGGTAATGATTCTAGGACCCCTATATCGAGTAATAAAAGATTTAAGATGACTGTTGATACTACTATGACAGCCATGAATAGGCCACAAATGAAAGAGCATGAATCAAGATATGCGATTGATTGGGGCTTACATAGCGAGGTAGCATCAGTTGAAATAACGGAACAATACTGGGATTTTCTTACGGCAGGAATGGTACATCTAATACGATGTCAGCGTCCTTCTGTCCAAGCTGTCCAAACGGGTTGGTCTTCACCAAACTTAACCGTTGATGATTACAGTGCATTCCTAAAAGCCACAGGTGAAAGAGGCGAAGCATCATATTGTAATGACTCAAACTTCTATATTACTATTGGAGAGGGTGTGTTAAATGATGGTTTAGGGGTATTAGCCAAAGCATCTATTCATGGTTCCTCAACAAATGTATTAGTTATAGATACAAGTCATGTATGGCACCCATTAACTTTAGCAGCTCAAAATTATAACACTCTTGAGTTTGATGGGGCGGTAGTGACTCTTGGAGGATATGTGCCGATAAACGGAGGAACTGCTGTTGATAGCGAATGTATAGCTAATCTCACGGATGTAATTTCTCAATACAATACTGCTTATGGTACTCCTTCTGATGTAAATTATCTATTCGATCTAGTAGCCCCCTTGTTAGCCACTGAAATAGCAACCGCTGTTAGACATCTATTTGGTAAAACAGCAAATGCTATTCAAGTTGACCCGAATAACCCAAAACGATACTTGATCAAAGACGGGCCTAATATGGAGGCGTTTGATTTTGACGTGTTAGAACTTTACGAATCAAATAATGATAGGCCGTTAGTCCCCCCTATTATATGTAAAACCTCTCATTTAGCTTTGAAGGGTAAAAAAACAGATGGCACTTCTTTAGAATATACTCGCCCGTTAGAAATAGATTTTTCAGATATAGCATTGAAAATGGACGATTTTGAACAATGTGTCAATGAGGTTATTCGGATTATAAATATGGCTGCCCATCCACAAGCAAAGAATAGCACAGGAGACAGTGCATTTAATCCGCCAGCATTATTCACTGGTAGCACAAGTTCAGATACAGGGACACATATGGGATATGTTAGGGCCTTTGAGGGTGCAAATACTGAAAGCAGGGAGGGAGAACGTGGACGTAGTATTGTAATTCATAGCACAGTTCCCGGTGCGACAGGAAGAAACTTTGCTGTGCATCTTTCAAATAGAACGCCTTATCCATATAAGCCAGCATCAGTCACAGGGTATGCAGGGCTACTAGCAACTAATAGTAGGGCGTATCTTCCTAATTCATTCCCAGCACCGATGCCAATAGGTGAAGACGGGGAAAGCTATGTTCCTATATCCACATTCAGGGGCGCACCTCACGGTTCGATAACAGATGCTGATGGCAATATTAGAACTTACGATGGACTAGGCGGGAGATTCGTAGTTAAAACCATAGCAGCACCTACTACTAAGAACTCTGACGGTTCAGCGGATTCGGTAAATGATGAAATGGTTAAACCTACATCTTACGCTTCCACAATCACTTCATTGGCTGTATCATTGAAAGCTGAGGATTGGAACCAAAGAACTAGCCAGCTTACTTCGTCTATAAATAAAGGGATATTAAGTGTGAATGGACGTATTGCTGATTTTGATTATATCAGTCAATATATCGGCCCTGATACCGGGGAAAACTGTTTCTTCATTCACAACATTGTTGCACGTAATGACCCGAAATCGTTCTATAATCAATTTTTTGATGGTTCAGATAGGATAGGAGACATTGACGTTGAAATCCTTTGGCCGAGAATTGATAGCGAGGGGATAGTGTTCTTCGGGGGTGGGCATACTGGCGTTGTTCTTGATGTAAGCGATGGTACTGCTAATGATTATAGTGACGATTACAAACATCATTATTCTAAGGGGCCAACGGGTTTTAGTGGTTTTCAGAATCTTCATGAAGTTAGTACGGCCACTGCAATACTGGATTTTACAGACATAACGAATAATGATACGATCAATGACAATACACTACAAGGTGTTCATCATAAATTAATAGTTGACAATGGTGAAGTTAAGGACGGGTGTAGGTTGTATATGCGTATGAATCAAACAATTGGTTCAGGCACTCTAAGTCAAAGTGCTTCTGTTATGACCGAAGATTTGTATGGGTCTCCAGTAAGAGTCACCGGGACTGGGGGGGACTTTACTCTAACTAACGGCCCTGCTTATTCTGTTGACAATACAGACAAAGGGATGTTATTTGGAAACGACCAAGCTCTAGCTCTTTACAATTATAATAGTGGCGTTGAAGCAGAATATGGGCCTATGAAAGATTTCGATTGCCGTGGAGATTTTTCTATTAGCGTTTGGTTCAAGTGCAATAATGCCTCCACTTCAGGAAACCCGGCATCGGGTCCGATCATTACTGGGAGAGATTCAGGAGGACGTTTTTGGGGATTAGTTATGGCTGGCGGTCAAAACAGCAGTCATTCCTCGGCAGACCAATATGTCAATTTTGGATTGATAGCGTGTGAAGCAGACGGGACTCAGATTATCCATTTTAATGATGTGACAAGATTGGGGCTAAGGATAGACCGAGACGCTTGGACAAATATTATTGTGACTAAAAGTGGAAGCACAGCTTCATTCTATTTGGCTAACGAATCTTACTTAAAGTTTGGAAAGGCAGGTTATCAAGGCGGTGAGGCTACTTTAACAGGGCAACAGAACATAGGCAATCTAACAAATATAACAGATTATAGCAGTGCGCCAATTTCAGCATTTTTAAGAAACACAAAAGATACGGGGATGAGTCCGTCCCAAGTAGTGGCTGCGACAATACCTTCAGCTTTGGGCACTACTGCCGCAACAAACATGACCTTGATCGGATTATCGGCTCTAAGAGATATTGCTAACTCCACAGATAATGGGGCAAATTATACTTTGACAAATCAATATCAGGGGACATACGCAAACCCTACTTCATCAGCTGTGACTGCTGTAATGTCAGTGGGTACAACAGATGGGACTAACGGAATAACTAACCCCATGACAAATGCGGTTGACCACTATCTATGGAATTGTTATCTATCTAATCTTGCGGTATTCAATCACGCCCTTACAGCTACTGAAGCAGCCGCAATATGGGCAGCAAAGGGGGAGTGGTAATGGTACGATATGAAAAACAACTTTACCCTGCTAAGGTCCAACCATTGGCTAGTTCATCGGGTTATCCTAAAAGTGGATTCTTTGCGATGCACATTACCTACCCTGATACTGAATACAATGATGATGTCACCGATTGGACGTATGGTGCTAATTCAAGTGGTTGGAAACAAGGATTGACTGTTATTGTTAGAACGCCTCTTGCTACGGCAGCTGCACCTTCTGAAGCTGATAACGTCATAGTCGTTGATCTGAAAACTATTGGCGCAGCGCACAGTGGATATACTTACAATTTAGGGACTGAGGAAGCTACTAGATATATTGCTGCTAAGATAAATAGCCGGAGGGTAAAACAGGTAGGAGACCACAGTGAAACTCGTTATCTAAAAGCTAGATATGTTAGAATGTCAGGCAAACCGACATACAGCGGCACCGCTAAGTGGGCTAGCAGTGCAAACTTACTAACCGTTGATTTTGCGGGTGCATTTGGCAAAGGTTTCCCGTCAGATTTACCTACTACTGGGACCTTAACATACACTGATGGCGACCATTCAAGCGGTATAACATTAAATTATACTAATGTATCAGGAGTGGTCTATGGCCCTAAAAGAATAATAAATATCGCCACAGGACAGACTTCTAGGGCGATTTTTACCATTACTGAAAATATGTCAAGCGATATAACGCAGGTAGGAACCGACTTTACCAACCCCGATGTGCTGAGTGGCGCAACTTTCACCATAACTGGAGAACCTGAGAAACATACGATAGTTCTAGGTTGGGAAGAAACTACTCCGAATACAGCTGGTGGCTACTGGGCTGGTGCTAACGCTGGCCCGATCATTCAAGGATTAGGTCAAAGCGTACCTACTTGGCTATTAGCTGCAAAGCCGATGGATGGAGGGAACATGGGGCTACCAGCCACGAATTACGATTCAAGAGGTTCGACAGCTGTCGCACATACGTCAGGACATGGGTATGTTCGTTTCAGCATAGAAGGTCTCAATTCTTGCGACCTACCTGAAATACCCCCTCCCGACTTTACAGTCACGTCTCCTTCATTTCGTGGAATTACAAAAGCCCAAGAAGATACTACTGGTTCATCCAATGTGAAATTAGCGTCTTTAGAATATGGTACGAAGGTCCCAATGACTAGCGGAGATGTGCTACATTTGAAAAACGGCTACAAAGCAACAACCGGAACTACTTCAAATATGGTCAAACATTCTCTTGACGAAATTAGCTCTATCTCATATGTTGGAGATTTCGTGGCTCAAGGTGTGAAATATGATAACGACAAGTATGTACCCCGCCCCATATTCTCAGCTAAGTCTCTAAACTCAACTAACAAAGTCAAAGGTTTGCAGATACCTAACGAACATATGGTCTTTGAAGATTTGTTGACAAAAGATGATCAAGGAAATGTGCTTACTATATCCGGGGGTTCACCGTGGGGGGTAGTAATCAAAGACATGAAGACAAAGAATGTCCGAGAAGACCCCATTACTGGTGAAGAAATAACAGGCCCTTCGACTACTGATGGTAAATTAACCCCTAATTTGGAGATTCAGCTGCCCGACCCCCAAGACATACCGGGAGAAATATTCGTAAGAAGTGGGCACGATAGAGTTCAAGCCTATTCTAACATGACTTGGGGGCTTGGTGGTCTTTCAGCACCTGACCCTCGTACACCCGGTATCGCGGAGGCAGCAAATAAGGCTTCACAGTTTGATACACATGACCGCACGTTAGTATTTCATTGTCAAAGGCTATTGCATCCCGATCTAGCCACGAAACAAGGTCTAGTGCCGCATACTACTGCTGGGGCCGTTCCAAGCGGCACTACACGCCTCTATACGGCTCATAGGATAACAGACCACGCTGAGAGGGGTTCAGTGCTTACACAGGCTGCTAACGGTGTTCAATCAGGCTACCCCTACCCCCACCATAGAATACGTTTTGGTAGGCAAGGGCATAGCTTTGTGTCTCCTTTAATGCACAGGGGTACACCAATGGCTCTTAGAAAGCAATTGCACCGTTCACACGGTTCCTCTTATTCTCTTTTGTTTGAAGCTGAGAGCGAACATAAACATCATGGTTTTGGTTCGGGCAAAGCAGGTCAAACTAATCAGATTTACGAATTAGACACTCTTGACACAAAAGGACAAACAAATTATGATTACTCCACAGGGTCATTTTCAGCAGATGGTATGCCTTTAGACGAAATAAAGGGGTATAGACTTCCTGATGTCAAAACAACTTACAGCAGCATCGTACCTAGAGACAAGATAGACTATCTGATCGCACCCGGTCAAGAACATACTGAAAAAATGGGCGTGGGGCACGTTGTAAGGAGGGCGGTTCCAAGTCGAGATACGGCTTTGACGGTAGCTGGGCCTACCAAGCTAACTTTTGACAATACCCTACCTTCTGCTGAATATAACGTAGCCAATGAGTTCGTTATAAACGGATTTATTCTTGGAGATTATCTTCTTGCAGGAGGCAAACCAATTCCTCCTATAATTTACGCTGGCTCTTCTAATTATTTTGTCTCAGGAAGAGAAGAAGGGGTAGCAGTAGGGCGAATAGGTACTGAGTTAGCAACGGTTCCCCCATTAATTTGTCACGACCCTGAATACCTCAATTTAGCCGCTAGAACTTCAGCTGGTGGTGGTATAACGGCCACAAATGCAGACAGAGGATTGTTGAAGGCAGCAGACACCGGAACGGGTGCAACGCCTGACGCATTTTTGTGTAATTGGTTGGCTGAGTATAGCCATCCAGCAGTGTTCGGCACTTCAAGAGAACATTTTATGACTTTTAGGTATAGAGAAGCTGGGATGCCACGGGCATTACAATATCCACCAGTCAGGGGTTTGTATCTGAGAAACTTTTCACATCACCCCACCGCAGCACAAGCTGAAAACGCAGACCCGATAGAAAGACTATATGTCACTCAATGGCTTCAGAATTATGGCTACAATGGTTTGAACGCTGGGGGGCATGGGGCTACATTAGGTCTTAGAAGTGCGAACTCGGTATTGATGGGGCATACTACAATTAGAGAACCGCAGGGGACTTTGAGATTACAGACCATATATGATAACGTAAGGCATTCAAGAGGTGAAGGTATAGGGGATGGAGTGAACCCTGAAAGAACTGCGGGTACCATATCTTACGATGTCGATGCTGATGGAGTCTCATATTCTAAATATGTGTCAGTAATTGATTCAATGGTCGCATATGATATGAGTAGGAGATTGCCTATACGTGCTTGGGGAATTAGAACAGCTTCAGATGCTTTAGATATGTTGGCGGGAGACCCGAATGAATCAACGTCAAACAATCAGCCAATATATGGTAAAGGACGTTTTGATGGGGGGGTGCATGATTCAGTTCAAGTATTGCCAAACCAAACAGACCACGGTGCTTCGTGGTTTTTCGATAAAGATTACAATGGCGTTGAAAGATCAACACCTATTGGGTTGATAATGAGTGGCCATACATCTGAAGCTACGCCCTTTTCAAATAATGTGAGAAGATCGAATCTGCCTTTGAGTAAATCTGAAACTCCTATTGGGATAGGTGCTACTCTCAAACTAGAGTCAGGAGGTATGACGCTGCCCACTTCATTCCCTGCTGGGTTATGGGACACTGATTACTTAGAAGCCCCGTTGAAAGCACAGCCCCAAAACAAGGGTTCAGACCCGCTTATAGACTTGTATCAATATACTGGCTCGGCCTCTTACAATCAATCTCAATCTAATGCCGCAGTGACTACGACAGCTAATAATGCGGCAACTAATTTTGGCAATAGCAGCGCAGCATTTTTCCATCTAAAAGGAAATGCTTTGCATACAAATGCTTCAGCAATCGACCATTCAGCTATGAGGATATTAGCAGCAAGCGGTGGTGAAAAACAAACACATTATCCCACGACTGGTTGGGGTAGTGCAAAATATAATTCATCAAACAATGCAACTACTGAGCTAAAACCTATTCCTCTTTCAGAAATTGCAGAACATAGACAAGTGCAATCAAGAACCGAACCAAGATTGGGTTTGATCATAGATACACAAAACGAGATACTAGAAAATAAAAGTGTTGAGTATCAAGTTATAGGAACGAAAGCAGCATCATTACACTCTGATTTAATTGTGGGGCAACATTACCCTGTGGCACCTTCTTGGGTGAATAAAGCACAATTGTCAAAGTCAGGGTACACACTTGATGGTGGTGCGGGTAGTAATACTACTTTCGCAAATGAATACACTCAACCTACATGGTCTCCCGATAGTGATGATGCTAAAGGGAGTGGAGGCGTTGCGGTAGCTTCACTGGCTATTTCCGCTGCTGGTACTGGTTATTCTGATGGCAATCTAACCGCAACAGGAGGGGGCGGTAGTGGTTTTGCGGGTACCTATCTAGTAGGCCGAACAATAACTGGATTCACTTTGAATAGCCTTCGTATGTCGAATGCCGAAACCACAACTTATAGAGTCAGAATCAATAGTAATGCGGTTGGTGGAATCACAGCAACACAAGCCATAATTGCTTTAACCGTCAACGGTCAATTGACTGTCACGGGGATTAGTATAACAAGTGCAGGTGCTAATTTCTTAGCTGCACATACGCTTTCTTTAACATATGAAGTTCAGGATTTAGGAGGGAATTACGTGGAAACCAGCCCCTCTAACGGTTCCGGTGTTGCAGTAGTAGGCACAACTGGCCCCGTAATATCTCTAACAATGACCAATGGGGGGTTAGGTTTCACAAGCAATCCTACAATTGTCCTCAGCAATGCAGGAAGCAGTGCGGTTATAGCCCCTACATTAGCCACAATAGATTATGTCCCGTTAGTATATGCAAAGACTCATGCTCTTGATTCTTGGACGGTAAGAGGTTCTGCCGATCTGCCAGCTTGGGGTGGTGTCTATATTCTTCGTAAATCATATTTGAATAGAGAAAAAGATGGAGTCATGTCCACTGAGGTACATGGGACTAGCGGAAATGCTATGTCATCACATCCAAGACGCAAAGCAGTTGATTACATAGTTAGACCAGTAAGGCCATTGAAGCTATTTGGTTTTGCATCTGACTTACTTCAAGATGGTTGGCTAAATGGGGCTAGATGTAAAACCACTAACACCGAAAAATTAGCTCATCAGCCATTTACTAGAGATGGCCGCTATGGTGTGTTTGAAGCTAATGTGTCTAAAGGCTTAGGAAATAATAGATTCGTGAGTACGGCTGAAGGCACGTTAAGCATTGACTGGCCTGATGCTAATGAATATGATGCTGCATACCACCTTATACCGTCTTCATCAATGCTACAATTTTTCAAATCAGATGCAGCTAGGAAAACTATTGACGGTGGTTTTAATCCTGAAATCGAGCCTAGATATTCTCAAACCCCTCACCCCGGTGGCGGCGAGAAACTTCATCAAACACAAGTTAGATACTATGTTGATGGTACAGGCATAGGGGGCGACTTTGCTAAACAAGGGTTAGAAGACCAAGCCACGCATACAACATTAGATTCTATGATGAGGACATACCCCACATTTTTGGTTAAATCACAATATACAATAAGTAGCAATAACTACATCGTGATCGATGATGCTTCTTTGCTACCTAACAGTGGTACATTGTTTGTAGTCTCAAAAGGTAAACTTACTTACTCCGCTAAATCAGGGAATAGATTGACACTATCTGCAAACAATACAGGCATCACCGACTTAACAGGACAGACTCTTCACTACACAACCGAGTCAAGTCCTACTTCATTATCCGACAGGCGGGCATTAACATTACCATATGTCACTATACCCACATTAGCAGATAACGCATTGGTTTTGGGTAAAATAGAAACTGATACTTGGAAAAGATTTGATGCTACGCTTTCAGTGGTAAAACAAACTTCGCTTTCATACAGAGGGCTGTTAGAATACGACCCTTCAGATTTCATAATGGTCAGTCAGAGAATATTTAATATTTCTAATGGAAAAAACATATCTGCAATTACCAATCAGAACAAAGGTATTCAAAAAATTAGAGTTGACGGTAGGGAACTTAGTGAGACATTTTCCCCGCCATATCTATTCGATAGTCAAGGTGTTAGGTTAAGAATCGCAGACATTACTACTGAAGAAAACACCACTTCACTACGATTTAAGAATATCAAAGGAGATAGTTTGGGCGATAATGGAATTGATTTAGAGAGTGGGGTAGTCTTAGGGCAATATGGTTTTGTGGGTGTCAGAACATCAGATGCAGCTTTGATGCTATTAGATGATGCTGGGTCCGAATTAGCTGGTTATAACGTGACACCTACATCTGCATTAACAGCAAATGATAAGGAGGTTTCTTCTTCCTTAAATGCTCATCCATCACTTAGATTAATCAATGACCATTCTAATACTTTTGTTGCTAGAAAAACAAAAGGAATTAACATCATGGAGGCTATAAGAAATCTTTCACAATTGGATGGGAGGCAACTTGTCAATGAAAGAAATGGAGGGTTAATTTATTCAAGAGCTACTTTCAACAACAAGGGTTCAACGATCAATGTCAGTAATCCGGTTAGAGCTGTTGGTGTAAGTAAAATGATTGACTCTCCAAATGAAGTAATTGTTGCTGGAGATACACTAGCGAACAATGAACGAGTATATGTTGCCATAAAAGACCCTGAAAGAATGAGGGACGAAGCGGGGAGAGGTGCTACAACAGGTTTAGCAAAAACATTACGTCAAGAGATACCGGGATTGAAAACAAAACAGGAAGCGATGAAATTAGCTAAGGCTATATTGGCGAGAACTGAAAATAAAAGCCCTGTTATAGAATTGAAGGGTGTTATGTCTAGCACAAATATTGCCCCCGGTGAGATCATAAATCTTAATTTACCGATACATGAAGTTAGAGGTGAATATGCCGTCTTTGAGGCTGAACACGATTATACTAACCTAGAAAGTAATTTTGTCATAGGGCAATATGATAAGGGGATTGAAGGATTATTATCAGACTTACAAGCATTCACAAGTAATACAGCACCAGCAGATGATTCAGCCTCTGAAACAATAGATTTGATAGAGCTAGCAATATCGGGTAGTGTTAAAATAAAGGCAGTCCATCGTATATCAATACGTTCAACAAACAACCGTGGATTCTTAATTGGTGCGAAACACACTAATGGGATGGGTAAGGTAGGAGTGCGTGATGGTGGCAAGCGGGCTTTACCGATGGGCGAATCCAAATCAATATATTATGTGGTGAAATAATGCCTATTCTCGATACATTAAAATCTGCTCTTACAGACCACTTAGCCACTTTAGTATCTCAAATAACATTGGGTTCTAGTGGTGGCGATTCGTCTAGTAGGGACGGCGGTGCGGGTAATCCTCAGATGAGTGTGACACCAAACGTAAGAAGAATAGATGACCGCACTTTGGCTATTTCCGCTACGTTTGATAACCAACTTGTATCTTCTCAATCAATTAAGGAATTAGTTTTGACGGGAGATACGGCATTGGACACCCCTGCATACAGGGCTACATTTATGCCAATAACCAAAGACGCAACTAATGAGATTAAGGTTGATGTGTTGATCGAGGTGAGATGATGGCGAGTTTAGGTGAAGGACATGAGAAGAAAACGGGGTCTGACCAAGAAGATGGTTTGCTCGATGGAGATGTATTGACAAGCCCCACACTAACTAATTTTAATGAAAGGGCTTTGATGAACGGGGTAGTACCAATCACCGTAAATGATTATCACAGCTCTAATTCTAATAGGTTGTCCTATGTTAATGGCAATTGTGCCACCTCATTTAGCGGCACCACTATTACAGTTGCAGCTGGTACTGTTTTACTAGATGGTATGTTTTACGAAGTATCTAGTATTGCTAAAGATATTACAGCTGGAGGCACTGCATCTTTTTTCCCGTATAACGGCAATTCGGTTCCTACCTTGACTGGTAGTGGCTACGAAAGAATGTTGTTAGTTTATGTTGACCCTACCAAAGCAGGTTTCATAGGTTATATTTACGGAGACGAAGTGAATACTGCAACTGGTGTTTATCCACAAAGCCCATCAGGTCATCTAGCTAAACACACTATCGTATTAGCTTCATGCAGATTAACTTACAACAGCGGCGTTGCTATTGCGAAGTGTAATGACAAAAGAGTATTCATTCGCCCCGGCCCTTATCCAATCTCGGCTTTAAGTAATCATGCAAGCAACGGTTCCAACCCAGCCAACGATTTCATAGCAGGTAGTCAAAACGGCACCCTGCCTGTTTCAGATTTAGGTTTCTTATTTGCTAGAAACCCTAGAGGGTTATCAGGAACGCCAAACGGCATTGATCAGACACACCTTTTCTTCCAATCAGATAAAGGTGTAGGAGAATATGCAGGAGGGGGTGGAGTGTACCAACTAACTCCTACACACCGTACTTCAAAAAAGATATTTGATTGGAATCCGGCTGCTGCAAAAACTATTACATTCGGAACGGACATTCTTTTTAAGCCGCTGCAATCACAAGATGACTCCACTTTGTATCTTATTGAGATTCATTCTTATGATGCTTCGGACACAGGGGCAGGAGAAAAATTGCGTGATGGTATTTTAATCCAATCAGCTCAAGGTGGTGGCGCACCCGTTGGTGATTTCTATGTCAATACTGCGGGCACTGCGATAACCATACCTGACGACAATGGTGGTGGTTTTGAGACTGGCGGGGCTGATAAAATATTAGTCACCTACACTCATGCGGGGCATACCTGATGGTCAATCACTATCAGGATAAGATAAGTCAAGACTGCCCTGAGTGTTCTAATCGAGTATTGGCTATCCGTATAAACGGATTTTATGCAGGATCGAGAGACCGGATTTTCTTATGGGAATGTCCTATTTGTGATGCGGTGTGGAAAAAAATAAACCCCAAACTCAAAAAAGGATTGAAAACAAAGGCGCATACATGAGCGATGCCTTTCAACATGGTTGGGCATTAGTCAAAATGGCTACATACAAAGTCGGCCCTACGGAGTTTTGGGATAAAGAAGAAAACGACAAGGGCAGAAGCTGGCGAGAACCCGGCATAGATGGAGAAACGAATTATTATCCGATGGGGGGGAGTCCGGTTTTTGGAAGCTACCATACTAAGACCATGATGAAGCCACAGGACTATCTCAGGCTCACCTCTCCAATAAAAGGGAATCATAAAGGTGAACAAATGTACGGCAGCGTATTACAGGACTATATGTGGTGGGATAAGAAGAAGAAACAAAAAAACCCTCGTACAGAAAATATTATACAGGGAATGAAAGAGGGCAAGCCTACTTATATCCCCAATCTAAGAATTGCATCAAATAACGATACTACTTTGGGCAAAGTGTCTCAATCAAGAGATATTGTGGGGCATGAAGGCAGACACAGGATGATGGCTATACTTCAACTCTTAGGAAACGTCCCTGTCCCTATTGAACTATCATCAAATTACTTCCCTGATATGCAAAGACAGCTTATTTTACAAGGTATGCCCTTAAGAGGGCAGTACGATCAAGAACAGCTGCTAGACATTGACCCTGAATTGATGTTAAATGTAGGTGATGTCCAGTGACTGATCCTTTTGATGAGGCTTGGGAGATGACCAAGAATGAGGACAAGGGTAAGTTCACTGGTTATTCACGCAATACAATAAGTGGCCGAGCTGAGAGACAAGCTAAAGCTAGAGCTTGGAATAAGAGCCGTAAGAATAAACGAGCAAAGACTCAAAGAAGATACTCAAGAAACAAATCAAGGGGTAATGTTAGACCTACAATGCGTAGGCAGCTGGGCGCGGGAGGTAGCCGCAAACATATTGCGAAAGCATCTGAAGAAGAATTGAGTGTAGCAGTGTTAGCACCTGAGCGTCCTAATATGTCCCCTAAACAAAAGGAACTTATGTCAATGGAATTGTTTTCAGGAGTAGGTGGAGAAAAGGTTTTGCCGGGTGGCTGGGGTTCTGATATGTATCGAAGAGGACATACAGGGGCAACGTCTGATTGGGGTAAAACGGGTGGCCCTGACAGTAAGCAAATGGGTATAACCCCTACGTTCTTATCTGATATACAGGACTTATCTGTAAATGAAATCGAAGATCATTTTGGTGGTCGTATGCCTGATGTGTTATTCGGTAGTCCTACCTGTGTTGATATGAGTGTTGCTGCCGTAGGTAGTAAATGGCACGAACCGGAGGGATATAATAAAGAAGGGAAAAGAGAAGCACTAGAGGCTAGAGGCACTACAAATGAAGCCCCAGCGTGGATGGGAGAATCGACTGATGAAAATCCAGCTGGTAATTGGAAACCAAAAATGCCTGATTGGAGGACCGACCCTATTACTGGTAAAAAGAAAAACTTTGGAGGGTCTAATAAAGGAACTGCAAAATTATTCCGTGATACTTTCAAATTAGTTGAAGAGATGACACGCCGTAATCCCGATATGTTTAGTATTCTTGAAAACCCTACGGGGATGGCTAGATTTATGCCGATGACATACAGTAAAATATTACCTGATTTTGCTTCGGTCAATCACGCATCTTATTCTGACCCAGTAGCCTCTCTCTTCGGTATAGCCCAAAATCGATCACCTATTACTGGGACTGGTTTAGACCCCTTAGAGACATCAATAAAATATGCAGGGAATACAGGTGAACAATTGAGGTATGGTGCTGCGAATCTTCCACCGTTAAAGAGAACAGATTTTTTTGGTAGGTTTCCTAAAGGGTGGGTGCCTAGACCAAGAATAGGACAAATATCTAAAGACCCTAGAAAAGACGTGTTGTTTAATACTAAAGCAAAATACAGTGATTTCTCTAGCGTCCCTCAACTTAGAAGTTCATCTGTTCCTGTGCCTAGAGCTTTCTTAGATGAAATATTATTAGAGGGTATGAGAAAGTTTTCAAAAAAAGGCATGAAAAGTAATTCATTAACTAGACAACCTAGAGACGCATTATTGGATAGCTTTCAATTTGGGAATCGTGAAGGAAAAGTAAGGACGATGGGCAGCATACTTTCGGGTGCTGGATATGCCTTTGCACCTAAAGGGTCAAACCGTGGTACACAACAAACAAGAGGTTTCAGCTACATTAATCCAATCACTGGGAAAAAAGTATCAGTACCCGCATATCACGCTAAATCAATTATACCGTTCCAAATGGGTACAGACTTTGGTAGGGCTACTGAAGAAGCACTGGGGGCATTACCTCCTGTGCAACCGGAAACAGCGTTCCATTTAGAAAACCCTAACCATAACGTGCAACGATTCTTAGACAAAGGTGGCGTGACTACTATCGATCAATTAAGCAACATCGTGCATCCTGATACTATTCGCTACCTTCAAGAGATGGGTCATCTTTAGCCCCTTTGAAAAAACCTCTAGGTATGATTTGACCATAGAAGTCCATAGGTATCGCAACACCTTTTCCTGACACCCTATCTAGCCAGCGTACTTGTTTTCTCTTCCTGATACGGTGTGCTAGCTTTGCTATCATTTCGCATTCAGCTGCTAGATTCTTAGCAACACTACGAAATCTTTCACTATACCATTCATCGAACAATTCAATTGTAGTGAACATCCAAGTGTAGTGAGGCAATATACTTTGTTTGACACTATTCCACCGAGAACATTCTCTAAGTGTAAAGCGTGGTTTAGAAGTGTCATAGTAAGAGGCAGCAGCGAGTCCTATTGAATCCATCAAGTCAATTGTTTTGAATTGTATATCGTATGCTTTGAGTAGTAGCTGGTATTGTAGCTTGTTAGAATTAAAACCTACTAATGTAGTTTCATGATCCAAAGCTTTTATCCAAGCACCCATTTCTTTTCTTGATCTGACTTGAGTTTTATACCCCTTATGTATTAATTCATTCACAACATCAGTGAATACATAGAATGTTCTGCCATCGAAGAAAACAGCAGCATCAATATGAAACTTATCAAGGTCGGTGTAATCCTTGTCATCATCATATGAGCTAAAAACTCTAAATGAGATTATCTTTTCTGTTTGCATAAATGTTGCTAATCTGTTTCCTAACATAGAATCACCAATTCATAGCAACATAAGCCACACGGCCTTTCATGAATCTCTCGGCTGTCTTATTGCCGATCAACTTATCCAAACGCCTCTTGGCTGTCTTGACACTTACTTGATTAGCCTGAGCATATCTTTGTTCTAATTCTGCTTTCTTCACAACTTCTCTAGCTGTCTTAGGGTGCAACGCCTTTACACATTTGTTGAATGATTCTCTCCATGAATGTTGTTCTGCCTGTGTTCTCTTCTTAGTGGCTACACTTTGTTTCTGTTCTAACCATATTATGAGGTTGTGAAGATTATCATAGATTATTTCATGAGCCATGTTGATGTGTTCTGCCGTTATAACGGTGGACTTCATACTAGCTGCAATAAGATTACTCAAAATAATAGTATAGTTTTCAGTGTTAGGTAAAAAGCTCATTGCAGTTTCTCTAATGTCATCATTCGCAACAGATTTGATTAAGGCATAGTAGTTATCATCAGCATTCAACAAAGCCGCATGATAAGACGGTCCTACTGTGAACAGGTCGTAAGAATGGCGTATTGCTATGTCCTCTCTTTCACCGTCTGATAGCTGCCCCCATTCTTCTTCTGTTATACCTGCTGCCTCAAACAACCTACCTTTTATTTCGTCTCTGATGTCTAAAAAGTATTTTGCTAGGTCTTCATATTTCCAAAGACGGTCAGGCACTGGGACATAAGCCCCACTCAATCGGTGTTCACTTGTGGTCTGTCTTGTTTCAACAGTGACATCATTCTGATACAAGAATACACGTTGAAAGAAACCCTTCTCAAGAACGTGGTGCATAATATCTTTTGGAGGATAAGTAGTCATCCATAGTGATACCCCCGAAGGTGTCCTTACTGTCCCTGAGACTAGATGCTTTACCAGCACATTTGTCTCAGAACCGATTGGGGCCATTGCTTGCTGTAAGTAAAGAATCTTATCGCTGAAGTAAGCTTTCTGATCGTTGAGAAGAACACTAGCCTCATCGAATAAAAGCGTCTTGTAGCCGTTCAATATTCCCGGTACGGTTTCATATTCTGTTTTGCCAGTGGCTACACCCTTCTCATCAAAAACTGCCTTTTCGATAACAGAACCGATTAACTTTGCGTCTGAACCAGCACTAAATTGTTCTGTATCAATTTCACAAAGCTTCAGAATCTTAGATATAAACTCGTAAGCTACTGATTTACCTGACCTAGATGGTTGAATCCAATACAAGTGAAAACGGCAATCAATAAAGATACCATGAATAGGCATTCTCATGTATGGTGCAAGTATCTGACCCATAACAAAAAAGTATGACATCAGTCCTGCATATTCATTGAAGAATGATACGGTATTGAATCGGTCTATGTATTGCCGAATGAACTTGCTGCCATCATAAGGTGATGAAACAAGGGAATAATCACTCCATTTTCGTGTTGTGTCTTGTTCGTTTCTGAGTAGCATAGTATCACCGGAGACTTGGGTAATAGTTATCACTCTTAACCTCTTACATTATGAACGAGACATTTTCACCTTTTCACTGACGACTTTTTCTTCGCTGTTCAATACACGACTTATTTTTTCAGACCGTATTTTACCTAAACCAGCAAGCGTAGTCATTTCATTTATTGGCAACGAAGAGATTTCAGCTATTGACCCAAACTCATCTAATAGATTTTTAGCGATAGTAGCACTAGCCCCTGCCGCCCTAAGAACATCCACTCTCATATCTTCAGAAGATGTTTTTCTTAATACCCTGTAAGTCGATGAAGACCTTAATGTTCCGTCTTTCTCAAATCTCTTACAAATATATCTAGCTGCACTTGATCGGTCAGGTAAAGTAATAATATTCACGTCAAAATCTATACTATAACGTGCTAAAGAACCAATCCACGATGACCACGCCCTACCATATGGTATCTTGCGGCCACTTTTAACAGCTTGAGCTAGATACTGGTCAAGAGTCCCCCAAATTAATAATATCCCTTGATTGTAATTGTCATCAAGATTTTGTAGCTGTTGCTCTAAATGCCCTGACATCATACTACTCATGTAATCTTGGACACTCTTAGCTTCTATACCTACACTATTGAAAGCATAGTCCGTGATTAGATTTTGTTTGGTTTGGTGCATTAAACCTTTTTTGTCGCAATACTTTTTGACCAAATCTTCTAACCCCGATTTCTCACGGTTATCAATAAACAATATCTTAGCCATCAATCTCGATCTCCGTCCATCCGTAAGCCCTAGCGTAGCCGTTATACCACTCCGCATAATGATGCTCACACATACCATGTATGCCTGAATTGACTGAAACCTCTCTCTTACATTCAGGGTGAATACAAGTTATATCCTCTTCGTTTTCAACATCAACCCATTCATACTCTTCTTCGCTCATCAGAATATCTCCGGTTGTTGGTGTCCTTCATCGGGGGCGGTTAAGAAAAATGCTGATGCCCCACAATCACTGCATTGTAAATTGGCTATTACCCCATCCCCCTTGCCAGTTTCTTCGTCCACTAATACCCCATAGTCTTCAAACGAATGGTCGCCGCCCCATATCAGATTACCATTACAGAACCAACAAGCGTGAGGTGTTATCACCCCTTTACTTTGATTCAATGTTTCTTTAATAAAATTAACAAATTGATAATCATTAGGGGGATGTTTTGCACATCGTTTTTCCAACCATTCAATCGCTTTGTCGATTTTACTCATCTTCATCACCTGCCCATTGCGAAGTGACTTTTGCAGCCTCGGCTGTGTCCATTTCTTTAGTAGTAAAAATAGTCCCACCAATCATATGAATATCCATTTTTACCATAGCTGTTCTGCCCATCACTTTGATCAGTGGGTCGCTAGTCACTATGGTGGTAATCGCCATGACTTTGTGCAAATCAATAGTAGTGTAGCCGCTATCGGTATTGAGCCTAATCTTATTCATCGTTTTCAACTCCTAAATGTTCAGGGTTAGCTTGCTGGAATAACCAAGCTCGGTTTAACATTTCAGTCACCATGTCTGCAAAGGCTGGGTCAACAGTTATACAGACAACATTAGGCTCTTCGTCATCATCATGAAAGTTGTGTAGCACTTCAGTAAATCCATTTTCTATATTGACCCTGAATGACCACGGCATCATAGCCTTCAATTCTGCCATTTTTTCCTCGTCTTCTTGACTGTTCTCGGTCTTCTCAAGAAGCCCCATCAATTCTCTAGCTTTTTTCATTCTAATCTCATTTAATTCGTCTGACATATTCATTCACGTCCCTTTCCCATCATAAAACGGGCAGCGTCCTACACATAAACTCTCAGCAAAGAGTTTCGGGCAGGAGGGTGTTTGATAATAACGTGCGGCACCGTGGTTTAACATCTGTCTTGTGATTTTAGGATTGTAATCAGACCACTCTAAAGATTCGATAAATGCGTGTGCTTTAAGCACAGCATCGTTATTTGTTATGTTGCTAGTATGAGCAGGTCTAGCGAACCTTCTGAAATAATCTAAGAGATACATCATAAGATAAACACGGGATTGATGCGGAGGGTTAGACCCCTGTTCACAGCAAGCCGCTTTGAGACAGGGCAACATGGGAATCCCTTCGACATTCTTCATCTCAACCCGTATCGCCGCAGCGTCAAACTTTCCAAAAAAACCTGTCAGCCCTGACATCTTATATTGTTGGTCTTCCGTGTCCACTATCTCCAACGGCATACCCTCATTTCCCATAGGTATCATGCCGTGAGAGGGTTTTTCTGCTAATTCGGTAATGTGGTCCCAACCCATTGAGAGTGAACCTAAACTTAGAGGAATACTCCACAGCTTTCTTTTTACATTGTAGCTATTTGGTATTCTTATGTGTCGATCAGGTCTGAAGGAGACTACTGGATCAAGAGAAACCAAGTCCATTTCCTTAACCCATTTGTTGATTTGCATACGCCCTGAAAATAACAATTTACTTAGCTCATCAGGGGGTAAACGATATGTCTTATCTAAAAGACACCATATGTGAAAGCCACCACCACTAAAGAATACACAGTGTTTCCAATTATTTTTTAATAGGTGCGAAGATAATTTCCAAGTGTCCTCGGCACATCGCTGTCCTGCTTCTTCATCAGTCATTCCTAACATATCAATAGCACGACCTTTATCGAGGTCAATAACAAAATGGGGTATTATGGCGGTATTGTATTCACAGCGGTTTCCCTTTGGTTTTGTCTCTCTAAAAGGATAAACGGTTATTGTCATGTTAGCTTTACCGTTTGTTTTAGACACGTATCTTTGAAACTCTTCTTTTGAATGAATGACCTTCCTGACACGCATATCCACTTCACGGGGGAAACCATCAAACATACTGGCCATAATTATTCTTCCTCATACATAGCAACACGGTTGTATCGTGAGCAATAGCCCTTCAAACGACACCACGGTTCGCAAATATATTGCACAGCCCCGATGTCTTTCAATGGGAATGATATGTCATCCCGTTCCAATCCGTTATATCTTTTATGGGATTTAACTAAATCCCTCAAGTCATTCATCATTTCTCTAATTGCGTCAGCTTGAACTATTTCTATAAACCGATATACTCTATCATCGTACTGGTTCAATAATCCAGCAGTATGGTCCCAGCCCCAGTAAGCCGCATTAATACCTCCCAACTTTTCATGATCGGTTTGAGTCATAAGATAAACGTAATACGCCATTTCTTTCTGCATACCAAGTAATTTTGAGGGTTTGTGTTTCCAAACTCCTGTCTTCAATTCGTGAATATGTATGTCGTTATTCTCATCCATAAAGATACGGTCCACTATACCAGTTAAATGAACCAATACCCCTTCTATTTCGACCACCGCATCTAAAGTGACTTCATTTCCCACTGGAAGAAAATGCAATGGGTCGCAGGTCATAAATCGTTTAGCTTCAGCTTCAAAGAGTATCTCTAGGTGTTTTTGTTCACCCAACTCAAAAAGTCCTCTTTCGGGATTAGAGTCAGGTATGAATCCTTTGAAGTATTCTAAAACTCGATCATACCCATAAGAACGCATAGAAGCTGCATAACTTACATTAACGTCATTGTAAAAGTCCTCAGTCGCATCGTGGACATTACTACCTCTAACCATGTTATCGTTTTGTGGTTCTTTAACTCCTAAAATATATTTAATAAAATATTGTTGAGGGCAAAAATTGTAAGCCCCTAATGATGACTTCGATACTCTCAAAATTACCCTGTCTGTCATAGCTGGGTTCCAATTGTAAGAAGATGTCAAACCTTCACGATTTGGGACAGGGTATGCTCTTGGCGGCCTACGCTGAAGCTTCATCCTCTTTACCCCATACAATATCACACGCTGGTGTTTCTTCATCTATCAGTCCCATTCTTTCATGTGCGTTATCATCGTTAAAATCTTCTAACGACATCTGCCCTTCTGCAACAAAGCGCACAGCATCACATGAATTACAATCAAACTTAGTCCTACTCTTAGGCACCCAGCCATCTTTGAAACGGACTTCCATTTCTTCTAAAGACCAACCATCACCTACTTTCATAGACCTCAAACCGTGTCCTGTAATCTTTATACTCTCTTTGTCCCAATGCTTCGCTATCTCCCATAGATCGGGATAACCACGATAAACCCCCCACCATGATTCGGCTGGTTGTTTGATACAATGGAAACACCCCAGTCTTGTAAAATTAACATAAAGCTCATTCATAATACCTAAGTCATCGAGATAGTCAAAACAATCCTGCTCAGTCCACCCCCATTCGACCAAAGGATAACGATTACGTGCGTTTCTAGGGTCTTCTGTATGTGATTTACCCGATTTGCCGTGTTTCCCACTATTCCTTGTCCTGTGTTCTTCATCCTTAGCTATACCCACATAAACAATGTCGGCATCTTTTGTGGCTCTTTGTAAGGGCTGAACCTTAGACTCTCTAGCCCACCAACAAGGGTAGGCACGTAATGGTGCCCCTCGTTGTTTGCCTTTATTGTGCCCTCTAGTTATTTCACCATAGAACCAATCCTCCCATGTTCTAGGAGATTTGACAAACTCCACTTTGAGTTCAGGATCGAATCTCTCTTGAATATAAACCTCTATTTTCTTCAAATACGCTATCAATTCGGGAAACTCAAAACCAGTATCTGCAAATATAATGCGTGTCACAGGCAGCTCAGTGTCCCCTTCTTCGTAATACCTCTTGAGCAATTCAATCATCATAGCAGTGCTATCTTTGCCCCCTGAAAAACAGACGACACCAGTCTCAGCTGACATTACGATCATTCCGAAGAAGTTTCGCTATCGTCTTTTACATCTTCGGGATGTTCAAATGTTCCATCTCGTAAGCCCTTCCAACCATACCATTCGCCACCTTCGTTGTCCTTACGGAATAGTTTGACCCTACCGTAAGATTTCAAGCTAGTGCGGTTCTGTGTAAGGATAGCTGAAGCTTCAGTGACACCCGTCAATTCGCCTCTTTCATTTCGTTCCTCTTCTAACTCCACGACAGCCATTTGCTGCAACCAGCCTTCGGTGTCCTTGAGCCAATTAGGGGTATCAGCACCTATTAACTCATTACCCTGTGAATCGTAAGCCGACTTCATGTGCGTGATCAAATAACAATGAATACCTCTTCTGCATAATTCCTGCAACGCTGTCAAAGCGGAGTTATATCTGTTTTTACGAATGTTCCAATTGAATCTGCCTATTTTAGTGGTTGTCGCTTTTCCTGAAGTAGCAATTCCATCCACACCTAATTGAAGGTCATCCACTTTCATTGTAGTCTCACATATATTCAACCAGTGGTCAGCCCCATCGAAACAAACTGTTTTCAGATAAGGAGTTGGCATTTTACCATGCTCTTCAAAATAAGCCATTTGGTAATCAGCTTGTTCAATAGCTGCCTTCAGATAATCAATCGTCATCTGATAAGTAGCAGGGAAATCATAAGGAACACGGCTGGGCTTATCATTCATAACCCACGGATTCAATACGACTATGTTTTTTGAACCACTGTGATGTGCTGCCTTTGTGCTTTCGCCTCCTGCATCGAAGTCAATATGGTGTATTTCAGCACCATTTTCTTTTTCCTGATCGGTTAAAGAATCTAATACCATACCTGATTTACCCGATTTTGGGGGACCAGCTATCCCTAGAAGGATATGTTTGTGGCTACTAGAAGCCCTGCCTCTAGCCGCATCTATCTGTTGCCATGCTGGGTTATTACTGCGTGTCCTCTTACTAGGAGGGACTGGCTGTTGTTGCATTATTCCGGTTGGCTGGTTTGTATTACCTAAAGCCCCCTTACTCGGTAATGGTGGGGGCGTTGGAGGCATTAGATGTTCATCGGGAGTTTTCCTTTGAGGCGTTGGGTTAGGCTTGAAACCTTTTGATAAAACAGTAGGTGCTGGAACCTTTTTCTTATTCAATGCACCTTCTTCACTGTTGGTATCAACAGGCTCAAATGAGTCAAAAAATCCTGTTCCACTCACTCCCATTCCCCCTCATGGAAGCCATCAAATTGTGATACATCGTTTGTTGCTACTGTTGGCGTAGCTGAAACAATAGAACGTAGTGGTAAAGCATAAACATTTAACCCTTCCATATTGTAGCCAATAGAACCATCATTTCCGATCCATGTCCTTGTTTGGACAACGCACCATACTCTTGACCCCTGTTGGTAATCATGCCAGCCATCGGCTTTCTTAACTTTGTGAGCTTGATGGTCATTTACATGAGCCGCTGTTAAATTAATCCATATGCCTGAATTAGAAGGGTTCTCTCTTTTTAGATTCTGATTAGATAACACAATAGGGTGTTTGAAACCACCTTCTGCGTAAGGGTCATCACGTCCATCAGACTGTATATAATCCACTTCACCCATAACCGCAAAGATAGGCCCAATCTCTCCGCCATTTCTTAGCTGTATCTTATCTTGAGCGTTATCGTGGTAATCCATGTAATCCTCTAAAGGAACCACTGGTAGGAATTGTGCGATATATTGATCGGGCGAAAACATTGCTTGTGCTTTACCTAATTGTTCATCAGGAATCCAGTCAAGGCCGTAATTCGGGTCTATCATATTCGCTTCAAGATTCATCACCTTCTCATTATTCCACGCAGCCTTCTCTTCGGCTTTGAAAAGTATAGGCACATTCATCTTTAGTTTAACCTTAGCTGCATCAAAAGAACATTCTAATGACATAGGCTTTAGTGGGCCATTTGTCATGAAATCGTCTAACTTATTGCCCACGAAAATCCACGACCTTTTCCAAATGTAAGCAGTTTTTGGTTTGCGGTCCTCTCTAAGAAGACATATATTAGACATACCATTGTTAATAGGGATTACCCAATCAGGCAACGGTTCTTGCACACCTTCTTCAGTATGAATACGATGATCATCTGCATTTACAGCAACCCAGCTACCTGAGTCATAGAACACCCTACCTACTCCAATATTCTTACTATTATGCACAAAGCCATGTTTTAGTGTAGCACTTAAATTAGTCTCAGCCGCATCAATAGCCGCCTGACGCTGGACTCTCATATTGTCTCTTACTCCGTTGTAGCCTACTACCATTCCAACCCATGTGTCGCCTTTCCCGCCACCGCTTGAACCTGACCTTCTTGATGATGCTGAGTAATATTGTTGGAATACATCTGCTAAATCCACAGCTGGCCAGTTTTCTAATGACCCGCCATTTGCTGCCCATAACTCACCTAAATGAGTTTTAAGCCAGTCTGTAAAAGAGGCTTCAACCTCTTCTGCATTCTGTCCACGTTCTTGTGCTGTCAATTCTAATTCATCTTTGTAAGTCATTCTTGATACCTCGGTTTTTTTGTTCGGGAGATTGTGGGAGATAGGTCTTACCTTTAACCTCTCACTTCCAAATGTGTTTGTATTAGCGATAAAGCTAGTATGACTTCATCATGGGTTTCAGGCTGTTTTAGCACACCATTAAGGCGATTCACCATTTTCAAGCCGTGTGTTGTATCGGAAAGTCCTTCTAACCCCTCGATCAGTTTCATTATTTTATCTATTTCATCTGAATTAGTGTAAGTTTTTCTATGTTTTACACCTAAACCATCTAATACCTTAGCGACAATGTTTCTGTCAGAGGTGTTTTTAATATTTAATTCGACTCTAATTTCATAACCACATCGTCTTTTACTGCTTCTTCGGGAAACAATACCCCCTCTTATGCTAGAGGCAAAGACAATCAAATCTTTTTGGTCATTGCTTAAATCCATCCCAATTCCTCAATACCTACTACATTCGATATACCTGAAGTGGGGCTACCTTTGACTATACGGCCTACAATATAAGGACCATAATCCCCCCACCCAGCTGACATAACTTCGACTTCGACAAAACAAGGGACATCAATCCTTATCAATTCGCCTTCTAACATCTTGAAACTAGACGTTATGTGTCTTTTGATATATCGGTCTGCAATTTGGTTTTCGGTTTCCATGTCGCCCACCGTGTAATAGCCCAGCCCATCTCTAGCTGATATTGCCCATATTATAGTAGGTGGTGAGCCTGTCTGAGATTGTATTACTTTGCCTGATATGACCCTGAATATTTTAGGAGTTTCTTCTGTTTTGATTAATACAACCTCATCAGGCGTGTTCTCATAAGAAATAATGCCCCTTGCATTTCTTATTATTATCGGCCTTTTATTACCTGTGATAGCTATCGAATCTAAAGGGTCGTCTAATGGCACTAACTTTTTCATTGCCCATGAATCCACATGATCGAGCAAATATTCATGTCTCTTATTGAAGGGCATCTTTGGGTCGCTGGGGGTTAGCCAGTCAATTACCATAACTTGCGTTTCTCTCATTTCAGCGTAATCACATAGGAATATGCCAGTAGGCAAACCAGCCGCCTCAGCCCATGCGTTAAGTGAAGATTGGTTGTCCTCATCAGGAAGCTCTTCACCGGACGAAGTATAGCCAAAAGTAGTCCCTGCGGCTGTTTTGTGGATAGACACCCATGCCCCCTCAACTTCTTCGGCATAACATTTAGTAAAAGATATTGAAGAGGGGTCTTTTTCGTAAGATGGACTTGGTATTATCATAGGAACGCCTAGGCGTGGCCTGACAGCGTTGTAATCAAAAGACCCTGATGAAATGAGAGACACGGTGCGTTTTAAGCCGGACAGATTAACAGAAGACCTGACATGATGGAACCTTTCATCGTTAGCTAAGGCCAACCCTGAAATTATATCTCTTCGTTTAGTAGCACCCCCCTTAACACTTAATCGGGCTAAAAAGACCCACAAGTCCCTTTCGTTAATTGCGCTAAACATAGGGACTAATAACTCAGCTCTAACTTCATTGTCCTTGTTCTGTATTATTCTTTCAATACGCATATACGCTGACAACACTGAAACAGTAGTGATTTGTGTCTCTGATAATTTACTAATCAATCGTATTAAGTCAGGATTTTCCATTACTTCTGAGGGATATGCCCCTGTTAGTAGGTAATAAATCTCTCTGAAATCTTCGTCTGATAACCTTTTTTCAGAAATCGGTGAATAGAATAAATATATTACAGGCCATTGATTAGACATGGTTGCCTTTAGGTTATTTGCGATCAAGACATCTTTATTGCGAGCATTTCCCAAACTTGGGTGAAGCACCCTCCACGATTCAGCAAAGCCCCTGAAAGATAACATTGTATCACCTTTCAATTAAATCCTCATACAGCTCTAGTATGAATGAGGGGTGTGAGCTATCACCATCTGACAACACATTCAGAATAGCTTGTTTGCCCTTTTCTGATTCAAACCATCTTTCTTTACGCCATTTAAGAGCCGACACTGGATTGCCTACGGCTTCTAACCCTACCATTTCTAATTCAGTTATTGAAACCTTGTTGCCTGTTGCTTTCATGATCAAATAACAACAATCAAAACACAAAGGGAATACTTGTCTATTACTAAAGACACGACTTTGTTTCCATAATTCAAAAGATAACCGAGTTATGCTGTCAATGTCTAATTTTTTTCTTTCAGTTTCAATTTCCTTTGTGTTTTTATTATAGTATTTGTCTCTTAGATAAGTTTCTCTAAAACAGCCCTCGGTCAATTTCCTAATTATGTCGTGGTGATATTCTAAAAAATCATCAATTGTGTTCCATTTCATTCCATTCATCCTCCCCTTCATCCCACGCTATATCATCAGCTAGCAAATCAATCAAAGCATCCCTTAACTGAGTAGCTTCTTTTCTTGTCATAAATACACCAACCTTTGTGTAGCCAGTATAACCTGTTTTACTAGGCACCACTCTATTCATCCTAAGATTCAAGACACGACTACCATAAGCATTAGATGTAGTCAAATGTAATTCCTGACCCATGTGGCAAGAAGTTTGCACAACTTCATGTATTTTGCTTTTGTAATCGTGTTTATTGACCATATTTATTCCTCTTCTTTTATCCAGCTGTTTTCTATCTTCAATCTCGCAGCTCGATCATCGACCACTACCCAACAATTAAACCACTGACTTTCAAAACCTATTTGATCGCAACAAGGACAAACACCTTTGTCGTCAATCTGTGTGTAATGGTTTCCTGCAACATAAGGTTCAATTCGTATTACCGCACCACACTTTTTAGAACATACATCAACTTCACCTACCCTCGATGAGTCCCACATTTCAACTTCGTTCCCATCCCAGTCATGGGCTTTTACAATCTCGGTTTTTACATTCCAATTCAAAAGTCCTGCCACGTAAATAACCCAATCGTGCGTATCAAATGCGTTCATGCCAAAAGCGTCAGGCGTTGGTTTTGAAAAGAATAATTCATTCAAGGTTAATTCGTAGGTTCCTGTTTTGATATAGATGCCAACACTAGGTAATGTCCAGCTAGCGTCTATCTTTAGTGATGTCCAAAGTCTATCGCACCACTCAATTTGATGATTGGACACATCTTCAAACTCTTTCAAATGTCCACCCCCTACAAGCAGGGCACACTAAAGTTGGTGCTTTTCTTGATTCTATAACCATCCACTTTTCAGGACCACGAATCATATAAATTGGTTTACCTCTTGGATCGAGACACCTGCTACTACACTTAACTTTAGATTTCATGGTGCCCTGCCTCCAATTCATTATCAGTCATGGTCTTTATCTCATTGATGAGCTTTCGTGCATTCCATTTCAGTTTCCTGTAATTATCCTCTCTCTCATTTTGGTATCTTGTCATCCATGTTTCAGCGTCTTGTATTCTTTGGTCGATCAAATCTAAGCTAACAGCCTTCTGCATAGCTAATTGGTCATCATATTCACTGCTGCCTAACAAAGCCCCTCTTTCAGCTCTAAGCTCTCTCAGTATATCTGTCCATGCCGAATGAAACACCCTGTATCTTCTCTCTATGCTTATTGCCTTGAGCCTTTTATCGTTCATCTTAAGCGATCTGAATGTAGTGCTGCCTTTAATCACTCACACTAAATCATTTAGATTAATGAAGTTATCACTAGATACGTTATCCTCTCCGACTGTTTTACAAGCAACACACCCTCTTTCGCCTAAGAACGGAGGTGTTAGGGATGATGAGCCACACCATTTACAACGGGAACCCACCCAAAATGCAAAGGTTTTCTGATCAAAATGGCCGTCATCGACTCTTGGGAAATATTTCAAATCGTGATGACCTGATAAATTAGCCCTGATTACTGGAGGGTCGTTTAATAGATGGGTTTCATACTCTATACACTGCCAGCCTGATGTTAAAGCTGCAATCTTGAAGTCATCTAAACAGGTGTCATCAAAGTCTATCATAACATAAGAATCACGCACAGAACGACAGACAACCCCCAGCTCGCCATTCATATTAACCGCTGCATACATCTGCCCCCTGTTGAAGAAAAGAGGGGGTATTTCGACTTCGGGTAATAAAGCAATTATCTCCCCTTCATCCCAAACATTATGAATAGGATATTCTGATTCTATCCATCCTAATACTTCTTTATTAGTATAATGTATTGGTTCCTTTGGCTCTTCAAGATATTCAACCCCGCCTACAAAAAACGGGTTAGAAGAAACTGTATGTTGCCCATAATCATACATTGATTCAATGCCTTCTTTAGACCACATAGGGAACCTTGCGTCTTTGTATGGAAATCTTGAGACTTTCGATTCACCAGCTACACTTACTAAGTCGCCCCCAACTCTGATCGTGTTTCTTACACGATAAAATTGAGTTAATAATTCAGTAGGTAGCGAGCTAGGGAATGACCTTACTATCTTCATCATATCATCTCCATCAGCTTCTGATAAGCCGCTTTACTGTCTCCTGACAACTCTATCTTTTTATCATTCTTTCTTATTATCCATTCAGTGCTTCTGCCTTGACCAGCTTTTATGATAGTCATAGAATCAGGAGGCGAACCAAATACCATTCTAGCCCCACTCCAAACTAAGTTTGCTCTTCTTTGCGACCTTGAACGTGGTTTTCTATTATACTCTATACGAGTCCTACCCATAGATAACCTCTCCAAAGACAGTGTATTGTAGCAATACATCACTGGTTGTTGAGTCGAATGTTTCCTCGATCAAATCTTTCATGTGTCTTGGTGATTTTTCAGCCATTTTTTTTAGGCCAGCTAGGATATTTTCTGCATTGACCACTTTCGGGTTGTGGTCATAACCTCTCTCTATAACTGTAAATGAACCACCTAATAACGGCAGCTGACTTGTATATGAATAGGTTTGATTCTTAGTGTGGTAATCTATTTCTTGATTACTATAAGGCACTTCAGATGAGCTTACATGGGTGAAATCTTTAGGAACTTGTTCTTCAACATAATCGATCCAATAATTACTCCCTCCTTCTAAAGCCCCAACAAGCTGACCCCAAATGTCCTCCTTTGACAATTCAACTTCTATCATAAACTTCATTCTGATTCCTCCTGATACACCTTCTCGTATTCTTCATTAAGATATTTAGTCATCATAGTGATTTGAGAGTTATCTAACTTAAATTGAATATGTTTTCTAGGCTGACTCAATTCAATGCGTCCATCACCACTAGGCGTTATTACGAATCTTAAATCTCCTGCACCAGCAAACAAGTAAAGAGCCGCACCGTGTTCATTACTCATGTAATAATCTTCTTTGCTCATTCATCATCATCTCCTTCAATCGCCCATGACATTAGACAGTTAGAACTAGACATGAACCCATGTGTTTTGTATTCGTAATAGTGATGTAGTTCCTTAGCAAACACATCCGTTAAACCTTCATAGATTTTGTTTGCCTCATCAAGAGTGTCCACGTTGAACTCCCTGTCTATACAACCGAGAAAGGGGTAATCTTCGGGCTTCACATCCCATACTAATATTGCATATTCTGTTGCCTTGCTCATTACCAAAACCCCCCATCAGCAGGTTGCTCATTCCAACCATCTTTACAATCCTTACAAATCGTCTCCCCTCTAATGCGTCTCTCATCTTTTTTAGATGAGATAGTTTCACTACACCATTCACAACAAGTCTTTTCTGTGTCGCTCATTCTTCACCACATCCACATGGTTGTCCGTCATCATCAGCCCATATATGACCACAACATGAACATTCGTAATTATTCATTCCTCTTCCTCCTTTACATCGAACCATTCTTTTGTTTGTATTTCCATTGATGCGATCAGTAGGTCTATGTTATTTCTAACATCAGCATTCATGCCTTTTCTCATCAAGACAACATTACCTCTAAACACTGTGTTTCCGAAAGGCTGTCGGTCAAATAATGACATAGCTAAAAGATTAGGTTGGAGTCCTAAAGGTATGCCTTCTTCATTTACATACATTTCACCTATGTGTTCTCTAACATAATTTACAGGCTCAACCATTCCTCCTAATATGATTGAAACCTCTTCAAACCAATCCTCTTCAGACAAGAGAGTATAATCTAGCTCGCCTGAAGCTCTCAAAATGTATGCCTCTTTGACAGGAATACCATTTGCCTTCATTCGATCACCTCCAAATCAGGAATAGGTGAAACCACCACATATTTTGTGCTTCTAGGCCCACCACTAGCGTCCTTGATTATGATACCCTCTTTGACCAGCTTATCTAATTCAGCCACCCACATCGGCTCAGGGACGTTATCAGCTATCGCCTTTCTGATCATGCCCTTAGTTAGTGGGTCATTACCCAGCACATTGAACAAGTGGTCGGAAACAGACATACCACCTTCGTCTGCCTCCTTGTCCTCCGTTGCTTCTGACTGTAAAGTGTGCGGCCTTGAAGTCATTGGTGGCGCAACTGGAGTTTCTATGATATTAGGGGATATGAATCCCGTTAATCGTGGTGGTATTCTAAGTGGCTGGTCGTCTTGAATATCTTCAATACTACAAGTCAGATTGAATACTGTTGAACCTTTGGTTTTTGATTTGAACATTCTTTTGTGAGACTCCACTAAACCTTGTGTAAACACAGTAGCTGAAGGAGTCGGTAGTTTCTTCTTGTTGATCGAAAGCCTACCCTCTTCACTAATCTCAGTAGCTGCGTCAATACATTTATTCAGATAATCTGCAACATCCTGTGCAAAGGTAGTGTCTCCTTCATATACATCGACTAAGTGTTGGTATAGAGCCATAGGCAACCAATCTTTAGGCATTGCTGCTGTATTGATTCTATCACTCATGCCGTAAGGTATAGTCATAGCTGGTTTGTCAGGTTTAGCATTGCCAAATGATAATACTTTACCATTGCCTAATTTGATTTCAATATGGCTGACTGAATCGACTACCGCCAATACATCATTTGTTTGCTGCTTGACCTTACGGTCATCGGCATCAAGATAGACACCATTTTTTTCATGCCATATCTCCTTACATAGCGATCCGGCCACTTCTAATAATGGCCCTATTTCGGGTGTTAGCATTCCTTCTAGCTGTGCTTCAAGTTTCTCTTTCAATATCTTTCTCGTCATCTCAATCATTACTCCCACTCGTAGTGGTAATCCTCTCAGGGGTAGGTTCCCTATATTAATACAGCAGTTTGATACTCTAACTTACTGCCTAATTAATTCATATAGGGTATTCACCCAATACCTCTATGCAAACAATGACGCTAGACCATCAAGTGATCGGACAGAACTGTAATGCTCGCTATCAACAACGTCCCATTCACAATCACAACCAGCCTCGCATCGTTCTAGCTCATCACCTGTGTATCGTCCCTTGTCTTTGTCATACGTGCCTAGGTAGGAATACGCCTCTTTGATTGTATTAACTTCTTTGTAATGGGCACCACACCAATTGAATCCGTTTGGTGCTTCAATCTCATAACAAGTATAGCCGTAGCCACCAACATTGGTAATTTCAATATCACCACAATTAGTTTCGTATGTCCCTTCACCTGTTTGTCTTGTAATTCGTTGTTTCTTTGGTTTAGCCGCCTTGATTTGTTTTGCTTCTTCTCGATCATCCAACCAATCAAAGTTTTCTCTTGTGATGAATGGCTTCATCCTGTCTGTATCAAGATTAATCATTCCTTTTACCTTTGATGTTGGCGCATAGCCATTACCAACAGAATAACCCATGTAAATGGGGTCAGTGCATGATTTAGTCAAACCAAACGCTGCGTCCATAGCAGTCAGCATAATCCTATTGTAAAATATATCGTGTGGCCTAGCCCGTCCATTAATCACTGCTTTATGATAACGTCCTAGATGAGCTATATGCGCCAGCTCATGGATTATTGTATCAACACCTGCCTTTGTCGATACCCAATTAGTCCCAAGTGTGCAACCGTAATGAGGGCCAGCTCTTGACCCATTACCACTAAATCGCACAATGAATCCACCGCCTACTTTTACTGGCTGTCTTCTAAGTATTGCTTGACTTCTTAATGAGGATTCAGTATTAGACCATAGGTCGGCCATTCTTTTATTTGAGCTATATTCTGTCTGCTTTACTTTAGGCAATTCATCCATAAGTGTAGGCTGCTGACCTAAGTAATGATTCTCTTTACACCAGTCATACGCTTGATCGACAATCGAATCCCAGTCTATATTTAGACAGAAGTGTTTTACTAACTCCATTTTATTAACTGCTTTGTTGTCCAATCTGATCATCCATGATTCATGTTTCATGTGGCTCATACAATCCCTCCACAATCAAGACACCAGCTGTGTCCCTGTCCAATAGGCACTATCATCTCACCTGATGATTTAGTGCCGCACATACATTCTTTACCATTACATTCCGTTTTATCTGTTGTCATTCTCTTCATCTCCATTCTCAGTGGCCCCGTGTCCACTACATTACCTATGAGGGGGGGCACCCCTTATAATACTTAGGTCAGCTAAACGTGATACTGCGAGGCATTTTTTGTTTTATCGTGCGTTCCATTTTGGGGGGCAATTTTCACACCTATATTTCCTATCATGGTTGTGATCGACCTTGCCTCCACACCACCTGCAAGCTCTTCTATTTCTCATGAATATGACCTACCACATAACCTACACTTAGTTTCTCTTCTGACTCTCAAATGATGCACGTTGCACAACGTATCACTCTTCTTCTTCTTCTTCACCTGAAAGACCCCACACTAGCATAGAGTATTTACCTGAAAACTTTGATACTTTGGTATGTCCTACTATTTTGAATCTAGGGTCTTTTGCTAGCACGTTTGTCATGCTATTCATGGTTGAGCCTTGTCTTGTCGTTGAGTTGAAGTGATCGAGCAATTGCCTTGAAGAAGCAGTGCCTCGCACCTTTAAGAATGCAATTAATTTGTTTCTTAATCTTAATGTTTTATTTGCACGTATAGGCATTAGCCCATACCACCCATACTAGGCATACCACCCATAGGCCCACCAGCTGGCTTCATACTCAAAACATCGTCAATCCTCAGAATAGACACAGCTGCTTCAGTAGCCGATTTAACTGCTGATTCGATGACTATCGCTGGCTCTATGACCTTCTCGGTTAGAATATTACTTACTTTACCACTCATGTCAATACCGTGAACTGAACGGGGATTATTAGCGACAACGTGCCTCAACTGAATCATAACATCAACGGCATCAGCACCAGCATTCTCGGCTAATGTTATTGGGACACTCTCTAATGCTCTAGCAAACGCTTCAACGGCCATTTGTTCACGTCCACCAACAGACTTTGCATAGCTATTCAATTCCTTTGACAAACCCATGTATGATGCCCCGCCACCCACTAAAAATTGATTATTAATATAAGCAACGGAAACAACCCCCACAGTATCATCAAAAGCTCGTTCTAACTCTTCGGCTGTATGAGAGCTAACACCTCGTAAAACAGCTGAAACAGGTGAAGGATTGTTGGCGTTTTCGCCATATATGTGTAGGCATTTATGATCACCATACTCCACTACATCGGTAGCACCATCTCCTAAATCCTTCTGACTAATATCTTTCAAAGAATTGACTAGCTTTGCCCCTGTGGATTTACAAACTAATTGAAGGTCTGACATTTTCACACGGTTCACAGCTATAATTCCTGCATTCTGTAAGTAGTGCTGGGCCAACTCATCAATAGCCCCTTTACACAGCACAATTTTACTCTTTGACGCTTTTATAGCATCAACCATCTCTAACAAGGCCGCCTCTTCTTTAGCTAGAAATTGTTCTAGTGCGTTTGGGTCTGTGATCGAAAGGGTAGTCTCTTGTTTTAATTCTCTAACTTCAATATCAGATGTTAGACACAATATTTTACCACTCGCTGATGTGGGCATCTGACTATGCACTGGCTCTTTTTCAAGAAGCACTCCATCTAAAATATGTGAGTCTTCAAAGCTAGCACCTGAAAATGTCAATATCTTAATGTCATCCAAATCCGCTTTACCCTCTCCACCTACTCTCATGACTGAATCAATAGCTAATCCTGCTATTTGGTCAATCTCACTCTCTGCGGATTTACCAGTTAATGCGGTTTTAGCAATCATAGACAGAGCCGCCTCTTTTTCAAGGTCTGAAGCCTCCATCATCATTTCAACATCTTTAGCCTGACTCTTAATTTTTTCTAACGCAACCTTAGAAGCACTCTTGAAACCTTTACAAATAGTAGTGGGATGTATGCCTTTGGATATTAATTGTTCAGCTTCAGCTAATAGACTACCTGCTACTATAACCGAGCTTGTGGTGCCGTCATAAGCTACTTCTTCTTGGACTTCAGCGACACTAATCATAAGCTGTCCCGCTGGGTGTTGGCAATCTATCTCTCTCAGTATTGTAGCACCATCATTAGTTATTATGACGCTTTTACCCTCTCCTGATACCAACATCTTATCAGAACCGCTTGGCCCTAATGTTGATCGAACAGCTTCAGCTACTGCTTTGGCCGCAGCTATATTACTGCGCTGTGCTGTCCTGCCTTGTTTGCGGTCTATGTTTTGATTCAATACATATATTGGTTGTTCATCTCGTCCCATGTAGGCTGACCGATTGTCGTGTTATTATTAACCTCTCACATTGATTCGATCAAAACTATTTCAAAATAGTCCACCAGCCACAACCATCACATTGTAGCAAACTATCCTTTTTTAGCCCTAGTTTTAGGTCTTGAGGGTGCCTTAATCTTCGTTCACACACAGGACACAAGTGAATAGACATTACATCTTCATCCTGCGGTTCTCTTGGCGGCTGTGGCATAGGCGACCAAAACCTAGTCCCCCACTCATTATCTTTCATTTAATCACCTCAGTCATAGATTTGAAGAACTGGAAATGTCAAATCAGCACCGCCATTCTTGCTTGTTCTGCCGAACATTGTCCCAGCACCGTTGCCTTCATCATCTCTTGAAGGGAATAACACCGTTCCATCGTTTAGCGTGATCACAAGGCATTGAGCTGTCCAATACATACCCTTTGCTTCTTCTTTGGTCAGGTATCTAACTGAAACGATTGTTTTGCCCGTTAAATGCTCTTGTGCATACTTTACCCAGCGTTTTTCTGTATCATTCATTTTCATCACCTTCAATACCTTCAATTCCATCTTCAAAGAACTTTTCACCACAACCACCATACTTAGGGCTGCAAAAACGAAAACATCTGTCCACGCCCCTCCAATCGGGATTATGTTTCACTAAGACCTTGAGGGCTAAACCTTGTTTGTTATTACAAGTAGGGCATTTACTCCACGGGTCAAAAGAGGGTGTCCGTTCAGGATAGCGGTAATCCCATATAGAGCTGCCACTATGTCCACAAGCTGGACATTGACCCTTTTCCAAAAGGTCATTGTGCATAGGCTCGCCTCGCAACAAAACAGTTTCATTACAAGCTAAACAAGTGTATTCATACCGAGTCATTTTTTCATCTCCTGATCGAAGAAGCTGTGCCCAGCTGGAAACACAACCCTTGCGCCCTTTTCAACACGCCAGCATTCTGTCGTCCCGCCGTCAGGCATCCCACAGTTTGCACATATTTTCCATATAGGCATATCACTCATCCTCCTTTTTGACTAATTTAACTTGTAATGTATAACCACCCAACGCTTCTTTGAAAGCTGGGCTGAAAGCATATTCTTCAACAGTATTCAATGAAAAGGCAATACCCGATAAAAACTCCAAAGGAGTCATCACTGGCTCGCCTTCTAAGGATTCAAAGATAGCCTTACATTGAACCATGGCTTCTTCTAACGCATTTTCCATTATCCTGTCCATAGCGTCAGCAACCGCATCACCCCACATCATATCATGTGGTGGGGTTTTACCCCACTTGATGTTGCCTGTTTCTAAGTCTAATGGCCACCATCCCATTACGCCACCACCTCTTCATGAGGCCACCAATCAGGTTGCGGGGTGCTATGTTTCCATTTAGCAAATCCAGCTTTATCATTGATGTAAAAATCACGATAAGCTGCTACCGCATCACCCTTGACTTTGTATTCATCGGGCATACATTGAGCAAAGTCGGTCATTTCACCTTCTTTGATCAGATGACTTTGATTTATGTCTAATCTTATGATATTCATCAAAGGTTTTTCACAGCCGTGTGTTTTGTCGTAGCGAAAATGATATTCGATCAATAGCCAATAACCTAAGTCCGATAACCAATCAAAATTATCTCTAGTTTCAGAAGCCCACTTCACAGCTGGGTGATGTTGGTGCGTCTTTTTGTATGGCGTTCCTGCTTTGGTAGTAATGCCTCTTTCTATCATCCACTCATCATCAGCACCATTCAATCTTAAACACGTTGATAACATCTGTGTTGTTTCTAATATCATTTTATTGACGTGAATATCACAGTGATATTTTGCCGCCATTCTTGGTATTTCATCTAAGATAAATATATTCATTTGTCATCACCCCTGCTGTGTTCCAACAACACATCACCATCATCACCTGCATACTCTATGAGTATCTTGTATGCACAATCTAATTTGTGATATGCTTCTATCGCTTCGTTAGCATTTTCATACTTTACAAACTCATCGAACTCACCTAATGGTGGTTCTGTTTTATCATACCAAATGTGTAATTCATACACAGGTTTTGTTTCGCTTAAGTCTATTTTCATTGTAATACCTCCTGCAATATTACGGGTTCAGTATATTTACATGGATCGGGATTACTCAATTGATAATTAGAACAACCCATGAAGCTACCCTTTTTACCCCAACGTGTCCTTAGCAATCCGTTCTTACACTTAGGACAACAGTATTCCTCAGCCCACGTATAATTCCATGGCTCATGCAACACAGGCTCGTATCTTCTTAACAGGTTAAGCCTCCAGCCTTTGACTCTATGCACACGCTTGAAAGCTTTACAGAAGGGATAGCCTTTAGGGTCTGTCAATACTACTCTTATTGCATCCGAACCTTTAGCTCTTGATTCACCATTACGGTCTATACTTGAATAGATTCTAATCTTACAGTTTGGGGCATATCTATGATTCATCTCTTGTTCATAGACCCACTCATAACAAGTATGCCCCACTTGGTCAGGCTCTAATCTAGTAAAGAATTGAGCCTCCATAAAAGCATCCATCTCTTCAAGACTGATCGACACAGCTTTACTCATACATATCGCCCCCCGTTCCTTCTTTCGTAATACTCATTGCTCAATTCTCTTCTATTCTCTTCAAACATCTCTATGTCCCCTCGTATGGCACATTCTATCGCTTGTTGCATTAAGCTAAACGGCTTCATGTGTTTAATTGCCCAGCTACTATTCATATGTGTGTTATTCTTCACTAGGTTAGATGCGTAAGCAAACTCTCTTTCATGTATAAACGATAAAGCTGGTTTTACAGAACCTTTCAACCAGTTTATGTATTCTTCATAAATCTCTTCATCATCCTCATCTTGACATCTTGTCTCTATGTAGTTTTCAGTGTGAAACCATAAGTAATTCCATAGGACTTCGGTGGTTATCCCTACACCTAGTAGTCTTATCTTGCCGAAAGTAGCCGCCATAAAATCAGTCATTGCTACTTTACCATCCTCACGATTACGGTGGACATGGGGTCCATGCGACCATTTTGTGTCATCATAGTAGCTGGCAATATTCTTGATACTGAAAAACTTGGTAAAATATTCAGCATTTACGAATGAATCTAAAGCCACATAATCTTCTCGATCATAACCAATAAAACTCCCTATTACTTCTTCTAAAGGCTCACACCAATTACTAATCAATTGGTTTACTTTTGTCGCTTGTATTATCAGGTCAGCACAGTCGTCTGTAATCTCATCATGTCTCTCATCCTGCTCTAAGTGCGTCCAAATGACTTCACCGTAAAACTCGGTGGATTTACCACATGACGTGCAAATCATCCTTCTAGCATATTCACTAGGCATTAAGCTAGTGTCATCACAGTATTCAAGCGACTTATAGCCGCAAGCTATACACAAGTTTTCATCGTATTGTTGTTGTTCTATATTTTGTTCATTAATCATATCTCATCATACTCCTGTCCACGTAGGACATCAATCTCTAGGGAATACACCCTATTTAATCATTCACACCATAGTCGGCCACAAGAAGCACATCTCTCTTCATCCTTTGTGGGGCTACCATGTAGTAATTGATTGCATTTTAAGCACACTTCACTCTCATTAAGTCGCCATACGACTTGATCATGAGGGTGGTGGCAAACGCCTGATTGACCACAAGAATCACACCTACCATCCCAGTCTTCGGGGGTAGGGGTTCCAACCCCTACTCCTTTGACCTTTAGAGCTGCTTTAGCCCATGCAGGTGTGTCCTGTGTCCCCTCACTCATCGTGCTTGTTCGCCTCCACTATTTGGTCGAATGATACATCGGTAGCTAAACCGCTTTCAAATCTAACGCAAGGAAAACCATCCTCAGCTACATGGATAACCTCTCCTGAATCGCCAGTGTTAGCTATGACCCCATATTCGTTATCTTGGTCAATTATCTTCTGTGTTGCTACAACCTTCTGACCTTCTTCTATCTCTTGATTCCATACTAAGCTGAATGATTCCCATGTTGGATATTTATCAGCTAGTGCTTGAGAGAAGGAAACAAAGACCACTCTATCAATGGCTCTCGTTGCTGCTACATAAGCTGCATTTATTTCCTGCACGACCTCGGCTGCATTATTCATGCAATGTGGCAACATAAACGTGGGTTTCAATTGACCTTCGTGGTTTATTCGATCAGTTATTACGAATGCCTGTTTGCCTTGTGCGCCTTTTGTCCTATGAACCGATGCAAATCTGATAGTATTATCATGACCTGACCTGCCTTCTGTTTCACCGCATAAAGTGTTCAACCAACCCTCAAACTTAGCCATTGGTGCTGTCCCACTTTCGCCTCTTCTGTCAATATAACCATGAAGCAACGTCTGAGCTGCATCAGCAATATCGGCCAGCTTTACATAAGTAGCCTCACTTTTAGCCGCTGTCAAATCACCACCACACCTCTTTACCGCCGCTTCATAGTTAGTGTCCATGTATGAATCATATCTCTTTTCTATTGTATCATGATCGAGATATTCTCTAGCTTCATCACCATTTAACAAACCGAATCCTTGATGCGCCCCATTATATCTCAAGCCACCCTTGACTATTGACATAACCTCTTCACCTATTCCCTTTTTACCAGCGGGTAATGTAATACTCTTTTCACCATCCACTAGCGTCCTCAAAGCTAATTTAGCCAATGGCGCATTTATCCTACACGACACTATATCTCCTAATTGAGCCGCATAAGGTAGCAAATGCGCTGGCATAACAACAGACCTTTTACCATCAGGCCAGTAATCCGCATCAGGACATTTATGTGCTGAATAATCACCCATACCAGCATTCAATAACTTGTATTTATCATAACCATCAACCCCCGCCTCAGCAATACATTGATTGACAAATTGATGAACATCATAGACTACATTCTTACTGTTTCGCCAGCAAATAGTCATAGGCATCACATCACAATTGAAATCATTTATGATCATCTTGGTCGCTTTACTGTTAGCAAAATTGAATAGATACAAGCTTTGTCTAACATCACCCACACAAATCATAGAAGTATTAGAACTAGAAAAGCACTGTAAGAACCTACCTTGTAATTGAGAAAAGTCTTGCACCTCATCAATCATTATCATAGCCGCTGGTGCTGGGTCGGTTAGATTATGATAAACACAACCATACACAAAGTCCTGCATCGACACAGGCACAGTGGCATTGCTGCCTGATGTAGCGACTCCTGTCGTAAGAACCTCTTCACTGCTATATTCGACATTCTTTGCACCTAATACTTCGTTAATAATAGCCTTCAATATTTGTGCCCTGTCCTTAGATACAATGTATCTGTATTGACATTCAGGCACTGGTGCTTGGTTGTCTTCTGAGGCTGTCCTGATTAAATTACGAAGAACAACCTGATTATTGCGAGGGACATATTGAAACGAAACTCCCAGCCTTGTTTCTATGTCCTGAACACTACCCATGACAATATTAGATGCTGCATAGCTAGCTGACCTAAAACAAGCTGACCCATCATCAACATCTTCGATCAATACTTTGTAAGTGCCTGATACACCACCACGATTCTGAACTTTAGCTAAACTACCAAGCTCATGATTCATTACCTGTTTAGGCACTTCTTTCCTGTATGGAAAGTCCACACCTAACTGCCTGTGTATTTGGTGTCCATTGGGCTGGGCTAGTAATTCGGCCACTGATACTAATGACCTGCGTGAATAGTAGCCTGAGACTGAATCAGGCACTACTGCATCCTTGTCTGCTCTATACACTATGTCTGACACCAAAGTGTCCATAGCCCTCTCTATGACTTGTTCAACAGCATTAGCCACTGCATCAACACCGAGGAAACTAATTAGAAATACTACATCATCACGTTGTCCGTGTTCACTTGTAATCAATTTCTTGATCGAATCAATACTACCTTCTGTCTCTGTAATTATCCCACTGGCCATTGATGCACTTACTAGGTGTTCAATAGCCCTAGTGCCACTCATCCATCCAGCCACTGGATTCTTAATCTCTTCATGCTGACTTGTTATGCCTATCAACATCTCTTTCATTCCTGCTATCTCAGAAAACACTTGGCGACTGAGACTCCTGTATTTGTATTGGTCATCCTGAATAGGTGTCATACCATTAGCCCTTATCATTTTGAATAACAGCTCACGACCACCAGCTGAGGCTGTGTTGCTATAACCCATTGATTTGAAGCCTGTTAGACCACTCTTCTTGAGAGACTTAGCCACATCACCTAATGCCTTTGCTATGTGGGTGTTAAAGGCTGTCATGATTATCTTCTGATTGCCTAGCCCCATATTACAAATCAATTTGGCAATCCCTTCAATCAGTGTAGTTTTACCACTACCTGCAACACTATTGATCGAAACACGACAAGGTATTCCGTAGTGTGTCCATTTAACTAAATCGACTTGAGTCTTAGTTAATATCTCAGCTTGTTCAATGGACCACATGAAGCCGTCTTTGTTTGTTGAAGGACACCATGCGCCCAGCTTGACCGCACGTTCGTATAGACTTGTATGTGCATAACCCCCCATAGTGTCAAAGGATTCATCACCATCCATAGCAGGTGCTGGTGTTGAGTCGGCTAGCTCAATTACTTTCCAGCTCATTCGATCACCTCATGACTCAGAGTTTCCATGGCTTTTGTAGCCCAAAACATTCCATCTTCATTGAGTTCCCCCCATGAGTCATTGATACGGGGATGGTTAAAACCATTAACCATAGCCTCAATCAATTCTAATTCTCCCTCTTGAAGCGGAATCCTGTTTGTATCAAGATTAATCATTGCTTTTACCTTTTCAAAGCGAGTCATATTCTCTGCCCCTTGAGCCTGATGAATAACAGGCAACCACGCCCATCCTAAAGCTCTGCAACTGTGATACACCCAGCCGTCTGTAAGTCGGTAGGCTATCACGTCATTCATACTCATTGATGTATGTCCCAGTCCGTTGTCCCCCATCCAATTCTGCATGGTTCTATCTCCGTCTATACCATGCTTATGGAAACTGACTGACAATGGATTCCTATTGTCGTGGTTCATTATGTGAAATATCTGATCAGACACAGTATCAAGATTGCCTACTACCTTTGACCAATGATAACCCCATACTGGTTGTAATTGCTCTATCACATCAAGAACGACTGAATTAGGTAATGGGACATACAAAGCGTCAATTTGTTCTTTGGTGCTAGGCTCAAGCAATTCATATTCACCTTCCTCATTCTTGTGTCTGAAACCATCCAACCATGCTTGACGGGTCTGATAAAGAATCGCTATTTCTTTGACCTCTTCTTCTGTCTCGACAGCCATTAATTGATTCTTTACAGCATCACCTAAGTCATAGACCCCATCGTTAGCATTAGGGATGTTTGATACATCTATAATGTCGCACTCAAGGACACGGTAGTCTATGTCCTCTAACCATGACTTAATTTCGCCTTCAATATGCTCTTCATCGAAGTGTGTTTCATCAGCTAATCTATGTCTCGCATCTCTAGCTAGAGTCAATGACACCTTCCATACACCATCTTTAGAATTAGGTAGTATATGTCCCTCCAGTAAATTACCATGCTTATTGTAAAACATTGGTTCTAATACGATCAATAATTCTTCACTATCTTCATAATCATATAGGTCTTCATGGTTCTCAACGGGGTATGAATAGTGTCTGCTGTCCTCCCCTCCATAGTTATCTTGAGATTCATTAGCCAACCACACTAATCCTCCTGCTTTACATACATTAATCGCATCAGCAAGAGATATTCTGTAAAGTGGATTCTTAAGAACATCAAATCCACAATGCAATTGACCTCTATCAAAGAAAGGATTGACTGTCTCGACACTATCCAAAGCCTCACGTATTCTGTCCCTCTCAGACGGCTCTATTGCCATTGTTTCAGTATCTAGTAGTAATGTCTCCATCAGTGTGTCCCAATGCTCATCAGGTATGTCCAATCTAACCTCATGGACTACTGTGTCATCTAGCGAGAGCTGTGCGGCTGATCGAAGGTCAGCCAAATCCTTCTTGACTATCTTTAACTGGTGGTCTGAAACAAGATATGTGTTTTCTTTACTTGTGGCTTTGACTAACACATCAGACTTTACCTGTCCTGTGGTTAGTAAGCGACCACTGTCTTTTCGTGTTAATATGTGGTCGCACAAATCTCTAATTGATTTGTCAATAACGTAATGGTTGCTAATCTCTATTCTAGGCGACTCATTAGTCATATCATCATAACTACCAGTAATAGCCCATGAAAGACTCCAGCGACCTCCATCTAATGAAATAAAGGTATTTTTAGCCTCACGATAACCAATGAGTGGTACTGAATGACTCATCTCTAACAGACTTACATCGGTCATTGGGAGATTATACCCAGCCGCTTGAGACATAATCTGATCGCCAAACTCATCTTTCAAATTATACACACGCAACACCTGTTCTGCTTTGTATTCGGCACATAGAACATTGACCATTACTGAACCGCCATAATCATCATCTTCTGCTTTAGTCAGAAGCTGGCCAATTAAGCTAGAAGCAGCCCTCGCACCAGTTATCGAATAAGGAAAGAATCTTGAGTCTGAATCTAAACCATCTAACTCTCTATTCCATTGCTCTCTAAGTCTGTTAATGTCTGAATTAGTCAAAGTCCTCCTGTCCCATACATGGCTAGTTTTTACTGTCGTGTGATCGAATCTTTCATCGTCTCGACTTAATTGAACATGAACGCTCTGTCCGTCTCTAACTTCTTTGACTGCTTGATATGTCCCATGCAATAACTCATCTCCTGAATGTGGAGTTTCCATAGGTATGTCGAAGGCTTCATCTGCATATGTGTTGGCCACAACGATAGCAATAGGTGTGCCGTCCCCCGAAGCATGAGCAATCATATGAACAAGCATTTTGTGAGCTTGAGATTTATTTGCCACTGAGACTGGATATTCATCTCCTTCTTTGAACATATATGACATTCTAGTTCTTGATTCCTGCACTACTGTATCGCTCAAGTCATCTTTTGGTGTATGATAATCATTGTAATATTCCGAAGCCAACGCACAAACCGCACTAGCGAAGGCATCCTTATGCAACGCAAGAAATTGTTTCCAAGCCGCTTCGGTTATTTCACCCTCTTCTAAGCCACAATTAGCCTCCACATCTTCTCGGTCAAGAATCTGCCACAGGCATTCATCTAATGGTGTCTCATAGTATAGACCATCAGTAGCCTGATGTGTTGCACCCATGCGATAGTCTTGAAAGCCTCTAAGTTCTTCATCATTAACACGGGATTCCTGCACCACTGTCGTGTTCAAATCTAGGTCGCTAGGCATACAACCAATAACAAAATCCACGGCTCTAAAGACAGATGGTTTTAGGTTGTCTTTCAGATAGCTGTGTAATTGCTTCTGTTTTAGCTCAACAAGCATTTCAGCCGCCTCCACTCGATCAGATGCGTTTGTGCTATCACGGATAATAATATAGAGCATCTCTTGTGTCCAGCCCTCCACTTCTTTCATTGACTTAACTACTGGCTGAACATCGTGTATTGTCCTATCCCTATCGAGGTTATACCCATTTGCAGTTCTAGCCTCATTCACTACTACCATTGAAGCATTCATTCGATTCTTTTCTCTATCATATTCTGAATCGAAATTATAGTTAGCCTCAACCCAATCGTGTTCTGCATCACTGCCACCACCAACATAGGTCGGTTCATATCCAGCCGCAGGATAAGACGCTTTACGCAAATCTTCGATCAATTCAGCAGCATTCATTTTGTGTTGCCATACGAAGGTTGACCGTATTACACCGTTCCACTTCTTCATGTGATACCTAATTTCATCTTCTGTAATAGGCACATCTAATTCTAGTGCTGGGTCAGGTGTAATGGCCTCTTCGACCATACCTGTCCCTGTCCATGTGAATGAGGACACTGGTGTCCCTAATACTACATTCTTTAGGCTAGGCATCTCCTTTGCTACTACAAACTTACATTCGATACATTCACAGCCATTTGCGTATGTCTCTAGTGTTGCTGACGCTTTGATTAATCTGTCCACTTTCATTTGTGCTTCAAGACCATGTGTCATATCGGTTCTCTTTGGGTGTTCACCAGTCCACTCATTGGTGATAACAACGTGCGATAATGTGCGTAGTTCTTGTTGTATTAGCACTAAATCGGTGTGGTATAATTGATCGGCAGCTTCACCGATTCTAGCCTCACTCATTACAGTCATCTCTAATCCAGCCTTTTGGCCGAATACGCTAGGCAATAGACTGCCTAGTATCATTCTCATTACATTCATTATTTCTGTCATACTCATATTTTACACTTCCATTTAATCGTAGCCACATCGGACTACATACCCCTACGGGGTTGAACACCCTACTTAAGCACTGTTGGTCAAACCAGCCTAAACACCCCTTTCTAGGCTGTTTCTAACAGACATCGATAACATAGGACAAAACCCACGTTGGACACTGGACAGCCTCTCTATAATACTCTAAATCAGAGTATAATTAAATCGTTCTTTGTAAAAGTAGTATATTGTGTCTGTCCATCGTGTCATACGTGTCTCGATAAGCCCGCAGTATGCTCTTTTCGTCCAGCCAACCTAAGACACCTATCCCAATAACCCACTTTCATTATATCACGAACATCTGCGCTTTGGCTGGGCATTGGTCAATGGGATTGGCGAATGGGTGAATGGCGTGTCAATGTGGCCTCATTGACCAATGCAACCAGCCCGAATGATATACGGTGGGCTGGATGGGCGTGAATGGCCTCAGATAGCCGTCAATAGCCCTAGATTTAGGCTTGAATGGGTGTGTTGCTGGGCGTTTCAGCCCAGCCATTCACCAATGTGTTCTCAAGCTGGTCTGATCGAATGGGTTTAGCTATTGAATGGGGCTGGGCAATGGCATTGGTGAATGGTGGTTAGCCCGCCACACCCATTGAGCAATGGCTAGGCTTCGGTGCCGATATTTTTTTTTTTTTTGGCGGGCTGCGCCCGCCTCACCGCATACGCAGCTCGGCGATTTTTCTGATATTTTTTTGTCAGGGCTGTCATGGTGGCATTTTGATCGAAAAAACCTGTGTTTTTGGAGTATATTCGGGTATTTTTTTTCGGGGTATTTTTTTTCGACAATTCTATTAACGATGGTACCGTGGCGTGTGATATGTCGGATGCCGAAGATTTTGTTTTTGAGCAAAGCTGGAATGTCGTTAATAAAGAGTTAAGCAGAACAGATGAAGATGTTTTTGCAGATCAACAATCAATAGCCCAAGACATAGAAGGAGGGATGGTGACTATGGAAGTACCAGCTAGTATGGTTCCTATGATTGAAATGTTGATGTCAGACCCTGAAGTTTATCGAGATATAGGATATGATGGGACCGAAGCGGGTCCTTACGCTCAATATACGAAAGACCGTCCTGATATGTCTGAATTATTCGACCGACATTATGAAGGCGGTCCATACGAACCACTAGCCCCTGATTTCATGGGTGATTACGAAGGTGAAGACATTTATGGGACTCTTGACAAAATTAAGCTCATGGATATGCTACGAGGCTTGATGTAAGTGGGCTGCTGTTGCGGGGCCACCAAGTCTAACCCTTGTGCTTGTATGAAGCAGGGCATCATGAAATGCTCTAAGACTGAGCCTAAGTGTCCTTGTTATGCTGCGAAAGACGTAAAGAAATCTTTTGACCGAGCTTGGAACATTGTCAAGATGGGTCCGGGCGGCTATGCAGGTAATGAATGCCAGCTGTGCGGTAAAGAGTTTAACGATGAAAACATAAGCTACGAATCAAAGCAAGGTAATGCCTTTTGTAAAGGGTGCTACAAGGATCGAGGAAGGATTGAGTAAGATGACCGCATTTGATGAAGCATGGGATTTGGTGAAAAACACAATCGAAGGGAGGACTCACGATGATGAGGGTGGTCCCCTGCCGTGGAATCAAAAAACACCATCATGGTTCAAAATTGACAGTAATGATTATGATGACGAGGATTATCCCATGTGTGAGCATCCCGGTTGTGGCGATATAGCCTCATGGGAAGGGCTTTTTGGTAGCGACACAGGATATTATTGTGCAGATCACGGGCCTTCATTATCAGAACAAGAAACGGGTATCTCAGAATTGAATAATGAATACCAAGATGACGATGCTGCTGCTGATACCTACCTTCAGAACATATTACAGGGATTTTTCAATAATGGTATGCCGGAGGACATGGAATGACCGCATTCGACAAGGCTTGGGGTGTCTTGAAAGAATGGCCGTATGAGGGAGAAGGCCCTGATTGTCATTATTGTGGCGACCCTGCTCACGGTATGGATGATTTGGGTAAACACAGTTGTTATACTTGTGTTTCAGCAAATCAGGAGGATGAAATCGAAAAGAGTATGACTTACATGGATAAAGGCAAACGTGGTCTTTGGGATAATGTTCACGCCAAAAAGAAAAGAGGCGAGAAGGCAGCTAAACCCGGAGACAAGGACTACCCTGACAAGAAGAACTGGGACAAGCTGACTAAAACCTGTAATTGTGGTATTTGTGTTTCGATCAATAATATTCTTGAGAAAAAGGATGACAAACCGTTTCATGGCTACAATCCTAACAAACACAGCAAAGAAGGTGGATTGAATGCTAAGGGTCGAGCTAAAGCAAAGCGTGAAGAAGGTGCTAACCTGAAACCACCAGTGACCGAGAAGCCATCAACCCTCAACCCTGACAGTAAGAAGGCAAAGAGGCGTAAATCATTCTGCGCTAGAATGGGTGGGGTTAAGGGTCCAACCAGCAAAGAAGGCAAGAAAACACCAAAGGGCGCAGCTCTTGATAGATGGAATTGCTAATTATACCTCTAAATAGGGGGTATATGCCCTTATTTCACAACAATTGTTATAACTAACAGGATTCGCACCCGTGTCATGTCTGTTGCAGATATGATCAAAGGAATGATGACAAAACTAGAAAACGCCCTCGCAGATGCTGAGAAGCACGATAGAGGTAATGGCGCAGCTGGAACAAGAGTTCGTGTGGCTATGCAATCTATCAAGGGAACCGCACAAGATGTGCGAGTTCAAGTTCAAAGCGACAAAAAAAGCCGTTAAGTTAAATAATTAACACTTTTTATTCGATTTATGTCTTCGGCCCGCCGATGTCCGACCTGTGGAGAGTTTAATCGCAGGGCAAATGGGATCGGTGAACAGACCAGTGAGCTTCAGCGTATGTGTGGTAAATGTTATCTCAAGGAAAAGAGCCAGCGTAGGAGAGACGGTACTGCTGGCAGGGGTCGTGCAAAGGCCGCAGCAAGGAAGCGGTTAAGAGAGAAAAGGCAATTAGAGGATAGATTTTGGAAAAAATAACCAAAAAAGATTAATACAATCGGTGTAATTTTTACACCATGTTGGAGACCGTGATACTAGAAAGCATAGTTTCTCAACCAATAAAATTGGAAATGGCGATGTTTTATGTCAATACATTCTTTGTAATTGTCGCCACGCAAATATGCCACCTCACCCTTACTTTGATCGATGAGGCAAACAATGAGCAAGCTAGATAAGTGGTTTTGGTCGGTTTCTCATACCTTTTGGTTTTGGGTAGCAACTAGAAAAGGAGGAATACAATGAAAGATAGAAAACATCACAATGGTGCTTGTAAAATGTGGCAAGCATTTATGACAGAATCATTTGAAGATTGGGAAGAGTAATATGAGTATGACCGAAGAGTATTGGGATATTCAATTAGAGGAAATGGAGAAGTCTAATCGGAAACCGATATGGCGTGATTATTTAGAAACACAACGTAAGCTGATGGACGATTTACATAGTCATGCTTGGACCGAGATAATGGTAAAGCAAAAGAAGGATGGTAAAGAGTGAACATACATGGCGGATGCCTTTGATAGCTCTTGGGAGTTGGTAAAGGCAAGGATTTCATATCCTAGAACACCGACAAGATTTGGCTTTCCTGCACCCAGCACGTTGACGACTAGCAATTGGGAAACGTCAACAAGAGACCCTTCAGAAGAAGAACTTGAATCAAGAATAGGGACTTCTGATTACTTAGATGATTGGGGCGAAGAGGCACCTCATGGGGGTGCTTTAGGTCAAACAACAAGTGCTGGCCCGCTTAGACGGTTAAAAGAAACCGGAATTGCGACAAATGAGCGTGGCGATAATTATGCCCCCCTCAAGTGGAGAGGCCCTTATTCAGCTAGAAACCATCCTGAAAAGGTATTAGCTCAGATATTAGGAATGGAAAATATTGATGACTTAGACCGAGATTTGACTGAGGATGAGGACATTAGTTGGGGTAGCCGGATGAATGAGATAGCTTCTCATGAGGCAATACATCAGGCATTATCTTCTTCGGGAATATCTCAAGAAGAGAGGTTAGATGATTACCAAGAGGAATATGCAGCGACTTTGGGTGAGATTGACCCTATAACGGATTCTTCAGGAAAACGAGACAGGAAATTGGAACAGGACCAGCATTTAGCAAGAATGGGCATAAATGCAGCTGTGGATGATAGACGTTTGATGCCGAACCCGAATCCTTTAGCAAGGGCGCAGTGGCATCCCGCTTTGGCTAGATACCATCAAATGATGGATAATAAAAGAAAACTTCGTAAATCATTTTCCATAATTTCCAAAAGGCAGCAAAAAACTTGTCCATATTGCGATGGCAATCTAAATCTAGCAAGAGGGGAATGGAATGACAAATATTGTACGACTTGTGAAAAATGGGTAAAACCCTATGGGAAACCACAGTGGTGATCATGGCTAGTCTTCGCAAATCCCATCCTGCTATGCAGCAGATTCTAAACGCGCTGAAGTATAACACAGCTGCGCCTCCAGCCTACAAAGTAGCTGGCAACAAAGACGACCCGATGTATCGTGCGATCAATGCTTATCTGTATGGTAAGTCAAGAAGAGGCGGCGGGGGTACCACTGGCCGCAGATTGGTTGAACCGTTTATGGGTAGCTTGGCTGTCCCCTTAGCGGTTAGAGCTGAAGAGGGTTATTTTGGTAATGATAAGGACCAGCTTTTAGTTGATATGAATGAAATGATGAGAGATAACCCCGAAGCATTAGCATTCGATCCAAAAGATATTTTGTATAGAGTAGGTGATGAGCCTCGTTTGTTTTCTTCGCCGAATCAAGGTTCTGAGTTGTTGCACACGCTACCTGAAATTACAGCTGCGGATATAGAAGAGGCTAGAAAACTAAATCCTAATTCTGTATTTGAAGATGGGGTATATATGCCCCAAAGGGTCAATGAATTAAGAGCAACGGTAAATCAAAAATTACCCGATTATCGTTCAGGAAATCTTAGTACCCAAGAAAAACAGGAATTGATGAGAAATATTTTGGGGTTAAGTAGGGGAGTCTATAACAGTATTTGGAGGACAAATAGTAGGGGTCTTGTTAATTCGGCACCGGGGGCAAAACAGTCCTATGCTGGGGGTAAATTGACTCCCTCCTATGCACAAAGAGCTGCTGATTTTCTTGAAGCCGAAACCGGGGACAGGAAGTTTGGTAGGTCTGATCTTGAAACAGGTCCTATCTTTTCAGCTCAGGGTCTGAATCTTTTCTCAGGTGGAGGGAACTTAGAGATGGACCCGTGGGATGTTAGTCCGTGGTCTAAGATAATGGAAAACTGGGCATTTACAAACGATGACTTTAGTGATTTTTATGACAGGGCTGATATTGCAGCTGACAAAGATATAGTAGGCCAAGACCCCCCTTATGGCGGAGGCGAAAAAGGTCAGCACGTATGGTCAGATGAATTGACTGGTGATGTTTATGACAAACACAAAGAGTTGGCTGAACAGGGGACACCCACATTTACTTACAATAGCGCAACAAAACCAGTTATAGATGCAATAAATGAGCGTGGTTTGCCCCTGAGTATATTGATGGCTCGACACGACAAGCTTCAGAACGCTCAGGTAAATAGAGCTGGGAGTCAGAAAACAGCGGGCAAAGCAATCAAGCCTGAATCTTTAGTAGTGTCAAATGTCCCCGGAGTCACATCTAATTTTATGGAACAATTTATCGCTGACAAAGGGTACGAGGGGGTTGAAAGAGGGTCTAATTTGGCTAGGAACTTAGCAAACAAAAACAATCTCCATCAATTTAGAGGTCAGGGTGGAGAAGGCGACATGACACGCTGGGTAGTTCCTCCAAGTGAATTAGAACAAATGCCGTGGTATGCGAGGATGATTGCCTCATGAGTAAATCTTATTGCCCTAATTGTGGGAATGCTTTGGGTAATCTTAGGGTGATCGATGGTTCATGTTGTAGGATAGTGGTGACGAAATGACCGCATTTGACCGAGCATGGGATTTGGTGAAAAACTCACCACACTATGAGATGCAGATTAACTTCCTCAGAAAACGAAACGCGGATAATGCTTCCATGCTTTCTATCATCAATGAATCAGATATGTATGCAAAGAGATTAGGAGATATGCAACAATTTTTCAATTTCATAAAAACGATGTCGCCTTCGATAGCGAATGAGTTTGCCAAACAATTGACTGAATGGTGGGAAAATCCTGATGCTATGGTTGAATTGAATCTGAACGATGAATTGGAGGGCATGGAATGACCGCCTTTGATACCGCATGGGCTATCGTGAAGATGCCATATCACGGAACAACATCAGATCGTGTTGAAAACATAATGCGTGAAGGATTGAAGCCCGGAACGTATGAGGATAGCAACAAGTTCATCGGAGGAAAAGACACATACGGATCTGGGCCAAAGGTGTTCGCATCATCATATCCCAACATTGCCAATCTTTACGGTATGATGGCAGCAAATATGCCACAACGCAAAAGAGCGCATGAGCAAGGGCTTCATCTTCTGCGTGACCCAAACCTTAGCGTTCCCTACATTCAAGACGATGTGGCTACACCTGCAATGATACGAATTGATCCATCATTCCCTATGCGTGAAGGATATGACGGCAGGGGTTCACCGCACCTATTCTCAAACGTCACCATACCACCGGAGTTCTTAGAATTGGTGCATCAAAGTGATTTTGAAGTGAATGAACCTACAAATTGGCCGACTTATGAAAGAGGACACCTTGATTCATTGGCAAGAGCAAACCTGCCTGTGGATAGACCAAAAAGAAGATTGGCTTGGTTTGATGATGATCCCGATGAAACAGGGCATTCGCCCGAATTGAGCCTTGAAGAAATGCAAAGGAGGGCGGAACAATGACCGCATTTGACCGAGCATGGGATATTGTGAAGTCCGTATATCATCGGTTGTTTTCCGATGAAGAAATACAAAGAATTGCGAATGAGAACCAATTATTGCTTCAAGAACCGCTTGACCCCGACCCAAGTGTAAACTGGCCGAGTGAATGTGAGCGATGTTTTAGCGACATCAACAACATAGTTGAGGGTATTCCAAAATTATGTAGCAAATGTATTCATCCGTGGGTTGATAAACGAATGTCTGATTCAATGGAGATTGAAGGTTTCTTTGGAGATGGCAAGCCATTCGATCTTAATCAGGCAATTGAAAACGGTAGTACGGTTGGCCCTAAAAGAACATATGGTATTGACTATGAGGCATACCGAGATAGAATGGAGGATTATGAATGACCGCCTTTGATCGAGCTTGGAATCTTGTAAAAGAGGACTTTTCCATATCTATCGACCCTAATCGTGATAGGTCGAAGGATGATGACGTTTACAATGAAAATACCCCTTGTCCGTTGTGCGGTATGAATAGTATGGCTGAACACGCCTGTGGGACACCGGGAAATTACATCTGTAATGATTGCTGTGCGAAAATGGGTGGTTGTGGGGTGTGTGACACGGATTGGGAAAATACAGAGACTGATTCAGGACTTACCCCCGAAGAGGTAATGATGCGATACAATAGGATGGAGGACCATCAATGACCGCATTTGACCAAGCTTGGGAGATAGTTAAGTTTGACGATACGACCCCATTAGAAAGAGAGACCGAGCTTTCTCGGATAGCTACGGAAAAGTTGGGCTTAGGAGACGCATTTGATCAAGGAGGCCAAAGAAGGGTCTTCGACATTCGGGACGACCCCGGCTCTGTGGCTAAAGTACCTAATTTGGATGCTGGAGGGAGGCGATTATTAGAACAGCTTAATGATGAATCTCCGGGTAAAAAAGACGATTTTTGGGAGGCTTTCACATATGACAGGATGAAGAACGTCCTGCCGGACGTTGCTGAGAAATACCTTCTTCCAGCCGAACAGATGACTGTGGATGGCCTTCCTGTGAATGCTATGAAAATGCCTAGAGTCGATATGAGCTGGTTAAAGGGACAAGATTCACAATACACACAAGGGGCAGGGACTGGACATGAATGGGACCGAACTGCATACGTGGGAAAGTGGCCGAATCGTGAAAGAGTCATATTACAAGGGCCTCTTACAAGAAGACAAGCAAATGCGAGTGCCTTTGATGACAAGCTTGAAAATTGGTGGGACCAGCTTGCGAGGGATGCGTATGAGGAAGCCAAGAGCAACCCAAAGACTAGCTTTGAGTTTGGAGGAAAAAGAGGGGTCAATGCCCAGCTTTTGGACGAGCTGGAATATTATTTTGGGTCTGATAACACAAATGACATAGGCCCCGGTAATTACCATGCACCCAACTATCCTTCAACGGAAGGCATGAGAATGCTCGATTACTATGCAGACGGCTCATTCCTCGGCGATTTCACGACCCCCTCAACCCCTAATATGGCAGATAAAACGATTCGGCGTTATCCTTCCAAAAGAATATAATATTAACAGATCACTTATTTATGATCGAAAACACCAACCAGCTAATGAGCTACGAGTTTGAAACTGCTTGGCAGCTAGTCAAAGAGATGGGAATTAACATAAATGACAAAGATGTCCCTTACACTGATATGATATTATCAGGTAAAAAGAAGGTTGAAACACGTAAAAAACCCACACTTGACTCCTATGTCGGCCAAAAAGTCGGCATAATAAGGACTGGTAAAGGTCCAGCTGAGTTAGTAGGACACGCAAAGGTGGGTAAACCTAAGAAATACAAAAGCAAACAAGATTTTGATAGGGACAGAAAGAACCACCGGGTTCCTTCTAAATCTAAAGAAGATAAAACCACGGGGTATGGTTATCCCTTAACTGAGGTATCAAGGTCAAAACCCAAAAAAATCAAATCAAGAGGCATTGTTTCACGGAAAATATAGTGAAAGGTAAAAAAGGATAGTAATATTACAGACTAACATGGTCTCAGGGGCAGCACGTAAATTGTTTAGCAAACTGGAACGCAAACTACTATTCAGGAGGAAAAAATAATGTCCTCATTTGATAAAGCTTGGAACATAACAAAAGAGTCAGGTGGGTATGACCCAGCAACACTTGAGCAGTATGGTATTGATATAGATGAATTAGATGAGTTTAGTGGTTCAATAAACGGACAACTCAGCGATGGCTCTCCTATGGAAGACATGGGCAAAAAAGTGCAGGAATTACACAGACTACTTAGCCAAGCAACTACATTAGCAGAACAATGCTGCGGTGAAATGTCAGAGGTTGAAGATATGATTGTTGGGGCACAAGCCGCATTAAACGAAATGCACCCCGGTTCAGAAGAAGAATACTACGGTAGGTCATAGAATGACAACATTTGATCAAGCATGGAATGTGGTTAAGGCTGACTTCGGTGAGAAGTTTAATAGTAAGCTGGATTCACTCAAAGAAGGCGGCAGACCTGTTCCTAAAAGATTTGCAGATATGAAATCAACAACTGACGGTGAAAGTCATAATCGAAAGGTTATGGCTAACATATTAGAAACAGATAATGATGGTATTGAAGATGAGTATGAAAGGCTCAAGGATATGTTTGACAATGAACCAGCTTCTGAATATGCACGTACTGATACAATGCAGGGACCATCAATTCCTGATAGCACATCCCAAGCTCTTGGTTCAAAAGGACTCATTGATCGCTTTAGAAGAGCTGGACGCACACCCTGAAAAAATCGCCACGCCCAATTTTTCAGAAAAACCTGTCAGGACTGACAACTACTGTTCCCAGCTACCATCGAAACATCTTCGACAAGCATTACAGGCACCTTCTATGTCTTTACCTTCACTTCTCATCTTATTGAGTGGACACAACGCATCCCATCTAGCCCCTTTTTCTTCTTTTACTGCCCAATATGTACCTAAAGGCACCCTATAATTATCAAAAAAGAACAATTTTACCCCCTCTTTAATCAATTTTGTCATATCAGGCTCTTCACCTGCTGCGGTTTGATACGAAAAGAATACTCTTTTACGCATTTCAGGGGTTAATAATGGCAGTACGGTTTTTCTTCTAGTCATAGATTCTCGATCAAGACTGAAATGGACATAGAGATTCGGATGGTTCTCTATTCTTTTTGCCATATCGGGCCTTCTAGTGACTATCCAAATTACTATGTCGGGTCTAGTTTGACCGATGTAATTCAATGCTTCAGTCGATTCAAAAAACAAATCTCCGCCCCCGTTCCATCTTAAGAAATCTGTTTTACCTTTTATTTTCTTATCATATTCAGATATTATGTTTTCAGCAAAGGCAATTGGGTCTTCGACACAAGACTCGTAATTCCATAGCTGTTTCCTTAACGAGTTTGTCCATGTCGTCATGCCTGAAGCGAAGTAGCAGGTTTCTATGCACAGCTTAGACGGCTGACAGGTCTTTTGTATAGGGAAGTTCAAAGACCAACCAGTGACCTTATTTGCACTTAAAACCGTGGCTGGTTCGTTATTTGAAGGGTCTAATGTTTTGGTTTTTTGTATTAGTTTAGTGACCCTCGCAGGTTTTTTCATACTTTGTCTGAGCTTACGATCAGTATTAACTATGATCATAAAAACTAGAATCAAAAGTTGTATTGCTGGCGTTATAATCCTCAGCAAAGAATAAAAATGCTATTGTATGCGCTTTGTTTATGTCTTCTAAATCCATGTTGAAAGAATTATTATTATTATTCATAGTGGGCACCTTCTTGTTTGTGTTGTACGTTCCCTTGAAGGTTTTTGATATTTTGGGAAAAATTGCTGATGAAATCAACAAACTGCACTAGAAGGTGCAGGGGGGGGTTGGTTTAGGTTGCAGCCTACCAATAGGGGTGTGTCAAAAAAATGGGACGAGACAAATGAATAGCCCCCCCTGCAAAGAATATTATGTTCTGCAATCGTCTATAAATGTCCGGCAGACTTTTGATGAATGGTATGCCCTAGTATCACTATGGGCAGTGACGACAGTCTCTTTGAAAAGAGCTGGAAAACTGCATTAGACTTTGACGGGGCTACAATTGATGGGTTCAATACTAGGGCGTTAATGGGGCAGCAGCGTACCCCAGTGGACCGTATAGAATCAACAATAAATCCACTTAGAGAAGTTATTTATCCTTTATTAGATGATAAAAGGTCGCATAGGAGTATGAGCCGATTATTGAGAGACAGATTAGCTATACCACGGTTTGCTAAAGACCGTTTTGGGGACTACAACACTCGTTTGTTTAGGAATAATCAATTTACGGGACGTAATACGCTTCCGTCACCTACTTTAATTGGTGGTGAATATTTTCCAGCTTTAGGCGGTATGCACTCATTACAAAGAAGGTTTGATGAAGACCCTCAAAAACAAGGGCGTTTTACAACATTAGCGGCTTCTAATGCTACCCCTTTAGACGACCCTAGATTTAATGTATCGAGAGGCGCACAGTCTAGGTCTCATAGAATTGATGGTCAAAGAAAAGCCGATGGTAAGAAAAATGAACATATGTGGGTTCACGGCAATCTAGGCCGCGGGGAATTATCTGATATTTTGGGTGAAGGTTTAGACCAATCCCGGTTGCTACAAGATTGGGGGGACGATGTTGACCTTTTCAGGGATAAGAAAGGGGCGATGCAGGGCTGGGATAAAGAAACGGGCAGACCTCTAATAATGGTGGGTTATGATTTCTCAACACCAAAAAACCCCAATTTGACCCCAAAAGAAGGTAAATATTCTGTTGATAACAGGGAATATAGAGAAGATGTTGATGATTATGACTGGCGTGATCGTATTGGTTCTTTAGATACAGATGTTCACACTGATGGTGTCCCTTACAGTAGTAAAGTGACAGGCTCAATAGACCCTATAATGAGAATATTAGACGAGTTAGGGAGAATGCCGTCATATAGAGATTCATCAGGTTTCAAGCATCAGGGAGTTCCTGTGCCTATGAATATAGGCAGCAATCCTGATAAACTCGGTTTGAAACGGGGTCTTGTGACCCCAACTCATGGTATTCTAGCTAGAGAAAGCGATTTTACCAATACAGGCCGAGACGTATTAGAAAATGCAATGCTCGGTCAGATCATTAATCTATCAGAAGACAATACCTTTGAAGATGCGTGGGGGCTGGTTAAAGCAGTATTTGATTCAGAACACTGGGGGCAACCCGGTGAAATGTTCTTTTGGGAAGAGCTGTTCGGTGGTAAGTTGCCGGATGCGGTGCCATATCCGTGGAATAAAGACAAAAAAGGAAATTACGGCCCACCACGCCCTGAAGGTCAGATGTATGGGGGGGGTAATAGAGATATAATTGATTTCATAAATCTATACCCCGAAAAGGTTCAACAGCTCACTGGTCCCAAAGATAACCCTAATCTAGTGGATTATCCCTTAGAAGGGATGGAAATACCAACATGGGAGGGCAGCGACAAACAATCGAAGTTAATGGCTGGCTTTGGTAATCCCGGTAAAATGCCCGGAATATCATTGGGGGATATGCCCGTTCATGCTTGTACGATGAAAACTGGGGCCTGTAAAATATGTTATGCTGCTCAAAATAAAATGGCGTTTAATGGCCCACAAAGAAAATATCACCGTAATCTATACAATTCTCTTAATGATATGCCTAAATATCTTTCAGCCATGCAAAATGAAATGTATTCTGAAGCGATGAAAACCGCAAATAATAAAAGAAATGCGCCTAAACACCTTGCAGGTAAGGGTTATGTTAGAGGAAAGGCTTCAGGAGATTTTAGAGGCCCCGGTGAAGTTTCAGCTTATTTCGATCTCCTACAACAACAAACCCCAAGAGAATTACGAGACTTAGAACATTGGATTTCTTCACGCCAAGCTCAATACATAAGAGAGGCTATGGAGGCTAGAGGGGGGACACAAGAGTCTCATTTGCCCGATAATGCAACAATGAGGATTTCTATTGACAAGGAACCTGAGTGGTATAAGGGCAAAGAAGGACGAAATGACAGGGTTGGTGACATCGCTTCGATTTTAGAATCCCCCGGAATTACAACAAGCACGATAACACCGAAAGGTTTTGGCGGTAATAGTCGGCAGCAGGTTTGTCCGGCATCACTCCCCGGTGCAGATACAAAATGCGACATGAATATTGACCCAATGACTGGTGAAATGGGATGCCGGATGTGTTTCAGAAGAGAAAACGAAAACACATCTTACATGGAACATGGTCAAGCATTAGATGACATATTCCGAGTAATACAACAAAACTCTATCCGAGAATCGCAAAGCGGCAGAAAAATCGCTTAATTAACCTTGTTATATATGACAACTGTCTTAAACCTAACACGTATCACACACTATAATGAGCCAACACGTTTCAGTGGTGATGAGGGACGATCTTTACCGGAAAATGGAAAAAACTAGAGGGCGTGAGTCCAAATCTTCCTTTGTCAATCATGCACTTGAGATGTATTTCAAGCACATTAGAGACAAGGAGAACATGATATAATGAATCAGGGACAAAGAACACCAATGTGGCAGCCGCCAACAGACGCAGCAGCATCGAATAGAGTCGATGTTAATTTAATAGCAATGTTGCTATGGCAATCCCTGTTGACAGGTATGGCTGTGGGTTTGTCGCATCAAGGTTGGTATTTACCTGATGCTGGGGCCGGAGAGATGGGTATTCAGTATGGTTTGATCTCATTCGGATTTTTGTGTATAGCTATGGTTTTATTCCAAGTAGGTGGTGTAAGAGACAGTATGGCCATGAGAGCCGAGTTTTCAAAAGAAGCCAGCTACGACAAATGGTTTAGAAATCAAATGCAAATGCAGAATAGAAGAATGCAAAAACAACAATATTATGGGGAAATGCAACAACAAATGGCGCAAATGCAAGCACAGGCTGAAGGCCAACAGCTTTTTGGCCTCCCTAATGCACCCGCTAACACTGAAGACAACCAACCCCCTCAGTGATTGGAGTGATAGAAAATGTGGCCATTTACAACACGGCAGGAACGACAAGCTGCTGAAATGGCGCAAATATTAGCTGAAAACTCATATGAACGAAAAATGGAACGTATGGCCGGATGGGTCAGAACAACGGTGGCACTTATCGGTGGTGTGGCTGGGACCTTTGCCGTGTTGATAATTTTAGATGAATTGGGGACTTCACCATTACAATTGTGGGAATACCTCAAAGGTCGTCTTTGAGAGGCTAAGGCATGAGTGCGGTTATCGCAGGGCATCTTCTATTAGCTTCAGTTAATGCCTTACAGAAGATATACAGGATAATGAGGCCATTCAGGGTGGGCATATATGGCCCTAGTATGACGGGTAAGACTACACTAGACCAATATCTGACAGTCCCCGGTGATATAGACCCAATACCCCTTGAAATGAGAACATCGCACCCGATAATAAACGGCAAACCCGTTCAGCCCAAAGCACACCGGAAATTGATTAGATGGAAAAAAGAAAGGATTCCAATTTCTAATTCTGACATAGCGGGACAAGCACAGTTCCGTAATTTATGGATCGAAGATATGTTTGGAAGAAAAGTCGAAATTGTTGTGTTTATGATTGATCATAGAGTAGTCACTTCGCCAGCATTTCTAAAAGATGCTTTAGCATCCTTTACTTATTTAGTGGACAATATAACACGTAAAGATGTATCATCTGAAATATCTCGTAAGGCAAAGAAAACTGCTAAGTCAGTATATATGCCCAAATTAGTGTTAATTGTTGCTAATAAAATGGATTTATGGTGGTCCCCTCAAGCACAGGTACTTTGGGATAATGGTTTAGCGAGAGAACACCCTATAATCTCGCCCTTTAGAGGCGAATTGAAAAGACTCCGTAAGGCGGGAGTTAGGGCTGAAATAGACGCTATGTCGGCACAACATGGCGTAAATGTCGAGAAAGTGCTATTATCTATTGTTGAACTCCTGTAATCAGCAGTATGTTTATTTGGCTGACAGGGGTGGCAGGGTTAATATGAACTTCATGCCGAGCTTTATGCCGTCCATGCCTTCATGGAATAGTAATACTAGATTATCGGGTCTAAATGATGAACAATTAAAGGCGTTAGCAGCGACTACTGGAGTAAATTATCAATTGTTGAAAACACAACAAAGGGCCGAAATTGCGAGTGCGGGTTCAGTGGGTAATTTTGAAGAAGCTGTCGTACCAACAGTCGAGATACAATTAGTGACTAATGCGAAGAACCCTAAAAAGGCCCGCAAAAAGAATCTAAAAAAGTTAAGGAGAGCTTTGAGGCCACCAAGCTACAATCTAGGGCTTTACAGGATTTATAGATACAATGCAGCATTTGAGTGCGCTTGTTGTGGAGTCGATGTTAGAAGGTTCCTTGAGGGGGACAACGACTATGCTCAGATTGTTGATTACGACATAAATCTGTCTTTAGCTGATTTGTATTGGTTTGATGAAACTACGAAAGAGGCGGTAAAACCTCATGCAAGGACTAGAGGCGATCACGGCGACCAAATGAATAGTACGCTGTGCCCTGCCCATTTACACATATATCACACATTAAAGAAAATGGTTCAGGAGGACCAAATGGCCGAAGATGGTTTCAAACCAGTCAGCAAAGGCACTAAGTTTCTCAAAGTTCCGGGTTTGTCCACCTTAACAGCTGGAATGGTTGGTTCAAGCAATTCAAACCGTTCAACAACTGAATCGCTCAAAAAGTATGAGCCGTTTTTTAACTTGATACAACAAGATGCTAAACACAAGAAGGGTATTACTTTGACGCAATACCCCAATCCAATTACAGGCATATCTGATCTTGTGACTGTGACTTTTGACCTGCGAGCTTTACAAATTGAAGACGCAATGGCGCAGCGAAATATGATTGGCCTTGCAGGTCAGCAACAACAAAATCCAGTTCCCCCAGTAGTAAATACTGCGAAAGGGTTAGAAACACAATAGAAGGAGACATGAGTAAATGGGCTGGTTCAGTAAAGACACAACGACACCAACACAGCAATTCGGGGCACCTAGCACATATGGTGCTGGTGCAGCAGCGGGAGGCTTTGGAGGAATGATGACTAACAATATGATGGGCGGTATGGACCCAATGATGATGCAACAGCAGATGCAAAATCCGTTTATGCAACAGATGGCGAATGACCCTGTAATGGCTACATCACGCCTATTACAGTATTATGACCCTGTTTCATCATTCATGGTTTCATCCAACATGGGTACTTTTATGGATTTATTTACTGAAATAATAATGCTTTCAATGAAAGATTTCTTTAGTAATGTGACTTTTTTGACAGATGCAGAAGGCAAAATTACACTCGATCTTTCATCCATGCCTCAAAATATGGTCACTATGTCGCCTGAGAACCTTAGTCTGACTTTACAAAGACTACAAACGTCTTGTAATAACCAGCTACAAATGAACCAACAACAAACATCTATGCTATTACAAGCCCACAACCCTTTGATGAATGGTCAGAACCAACCCGGTTTCTTCGGTAGTCTTCTAGGAAACGTCTTAGGTCAACAAATGAATCAGCAGGGTGGCATGGGTGCTATGGGTGCAGGTGCAGCCGCATTACTTTGAGGTGTTAGAATGCAGGACAAAACAAATGAAAGAAATCAATACAACAGTAGGCCGTATGGGACTACAATGACTGACACTACAATGGAAATGTTTGCACCAAATAAGATGTTAGTCGAAAGTGCAACGATGATTTTTATTATATCATTCATGCTTTTGATCACCTCAGTGATGATATGGAAAGGTCCTACGATGGACCCAACATGGTCTATGATTGCCATAATGGGTGTTTTCCTAACATTCTTCTTAGCTGTTAGACAATATGCGGCTTTTCGGTAGCCCCATCCCCTTCAATGGGATTCGGGGCACAAAGAAATCCCTATTACTCTAATACCCAACAAGTTTATTCCCCGTTTGATTACAATAAAGATGGTAAAGTTAATTTTCAAGACGTAAAACACTTGGCCAAAAACACATTGGATAGAAACAATGATGGAAAAATTACTCTTGACGATTTACATGGTTTAGCTGATTCGTTTTTACCTACCCCTCCTAAAGACGGGAAACCAACAATGAGGGTATGCAGCAGGTGTGGAATACATTTGAAAAAGAAATCTAAATACAAAACTGGAGTATGTGTTGAATGTTATCGGAATCCTACCGATGAAGAGAGGTGTATAGGGACAATCGCTGACGGCAGCAGGTGTAAAAGAAGAATGTCGGCAGAGTCGTCTAAAGGCTATTGTGGCATACATATGAACAAATATAAAGAAAAGACACAATAACTATGGTATAACGTGGTTAGACTATGGGTGGTCGGAGGACTCGTAATAATTGCGACTTTTGTAATCATCCTGAACGGGACCATTTAGAGTTGCAGATAAGAGCTGGGACGCTGGTGTCTAGTGATTTGGATAAAGATCAAGGGTGGGCTTCAGGTTCCGCACATAGGCACATGAGAAGACACGCTGGGGATTTTTCTAACGACAGTAATGATGATTGCCCGATATGCACGAATGTTGATCGAGCAGATATAGAGTCGGCTATTCTTGACCATAGAGCATCAATAATTGATTTTGCAGAAGAATTGGGTGTCAGTGAAGAAGCAGTTAGTACCCATATGGAGTCTCACATAAAACCATTGATACAAAAACAAGCAGATATAGAACTTATACCAACGGCATTGAAAACAGCTCATGATTCCCTTGACCGAATAGAGAGAAATATGAATCGTTTCGATAGGATATTTTCTTTACACCTTGACCGCCTTGACGAAGAAATGCACAATCATCCCGATATGGTTTCGACTAAAGACCTAGACTTAGCTATCAAAATGCACCGAGAAGTAAGAGAAACATTAAGTGAATTGGCGAAATGGATGGACCGTCTAAAGGAGATTGACAAAAGTGAAAGCATATCTGTCATATCGATTATGCAGGAATACTTTTCAGAAAAAGCACCCGATGAATGGCGTGTGATTAGAACAATGTTGGCAGAAGCAGGGGTGATGGAATGACGGGACACAAAAACTTAGTCCAGCTTCAGCTTCGTGATACGCCTTACGAATCGTACCTACATGGGGATTTCCCTAAAACGTGGGATGACTTTTTCATAATGGTTGAAGGACTTGATTTTGTAGTCAAAGAATGGGCCGAATCAATGATACCCTTCGGGTTAGAAGAACAGGCTGAGAAATTATCTCAGGATTTGTATTTTGAAAATATGTCCACTCGTTTTGCAGTGTATTCTTATTTGGACGATAATGATAATTCTATGTCCTTTACTAAGGTTATGAAACATTTTGGCGACTTAAAAAATGCTTATATCGGTTTAGCAAAGTCATATGCAAGGACACCGATCATTTCAAGTTGGTATCTTAACCTACCATTGAGAGTATCAGGTTCTTTCAAGACGATTAGAAGTAATGAGCGATTAAGGTCTCAAAGAGAACAGGAGGTCTAATTATGGGTATGGCTAATCCAAGAGGTAATGGGGACATATATCACCCTAGAACACAAGAGTTCACCGGAGGCCACAACCCCCGTGAAGTATTAGACCTCGATATTAATCCCAATGAGGACAATGACGGCCTGTCTCATCATGGTAGGCACACTACTGAGGACACCGAAAGCAGGGAACAAAGAGACCCTGATAAAAGAAGAAGGCGAGCTTTATTGGAATTGGCCCCTGCAATCACTCACATTAGTATTAAGCCTGAAGACATGGATAGCATGATCGACAATTCACCAAGATTTGAAGAAGAGAATAAATTGCTTGAAACTGGTTTAGGTGTTGATTTAGGGGCGAATGGGTTATCGTTGTCGGCTGGTGCAAACAGGGGTTCTGTTCGTAGCACTACCCCTTACGTCACATACGGTAGGAGTCCCACTTTTGGAAAAACAATAGAGACCGCATTGTCTGATTTATCAAAAGCACGAAGAAAATACAAGGGTCGCAAGTATAGCGATGACGAAGAAGACGATGAAGAAGAGCAAAAGAGCAAACGCAAAAACAAACGTAAGAAGAAACGTAGCGGTTTGAGAGGTAGGAAAAAGGCAGGAGGGAGATTAAAAGGCTCTAATAGTCGTAATCCTAAGAGGACAACAGCAACAGTAGCTGGTGCAGCTAGACGACAAATCAATCGTGGTGAAAGAGACCAAGTTATGGACCGAGGTAAACAAGGAAGAAGAACAACCGGGTCCCATTCTGAGTTATCATTGAAGTATAGAGACCCAATAGCATATGCACGTAAGCTAGCAAATGAAAAACTGCGTAGGCAATCAGGGGCAATGCCTAGATCAATGACTCATCACCGTTCAGCATCTGCTGGCGTTTCTTCAGATACAACCCGTGGTTCGACTATTGGAGGCACTAAAGCAGGAGGCACAAGATTACCCTCTAGCCCCAATCTAGGGACTCGCATGGATAGTGGGAGACAGTATGACCAAAAGGTCGAACCGGGGTCAGGAGACCCTTTAGGGACAGAAGACCCGTTGAAGTTGGCTATGGAAATCTCAAAAGCTGGCGGTCTCAAAACATTGTCTCGTACTGAGATAATAGGTCTAAAGGCTAAAATTGAAAAGTTGCTAAGACAGCTTGAAAAAATTACAAAAGCAACTCCTGAATTAGAAGAAAACGCAAAAAGAGGGGCTAGAGCAAGTGAAGATGTGGCTACGGCACCTACTGGGGGCACAAAGTTAGATGACGGCCATGAGGCTTGGATGTTTGAAGACCCTACTGCACTTCAAGCAGCAGGTGTCGTGGGGAAGAGATAATGTCAAGAGCTTGGATGTTTGACACTGATTATTTTACTGTTCAAAAGGGCTACGGCGTTTATGACATGACACAGTTGTTTCAGGCAATGCTTGGTAATGATGACCCTATGTCGGCTGTAATGTCTTTACAACAAGACCATTACGACTTACGACAAAGTGAATTGTCAGGCCCTGAAATTGATGCTGTTGAGTTGGCGTATAAGAACAAATTAATAGACGAAAAGGTGTATGAAGCAATACACAATGGACCTCAAGACCCCGACTATAAGCAAGCATTTGCTACCGCATTACAAAGAGGGTCAGAAGTAGTTAATCAAGCAGTTGACGGACAAAATAAGCTTAACTCTCAAAGAGGCTTTCAAGCGATGCCGCTTCCATTTGAAGTCAATCGTAATGGGCAGGTTCGACTGAATCCAATATGGAAACAAGGGGCGACAGCACAAAAAGCACAGCTACAAGTTCCGGGCAACAAAAAAGTAGTCAATCCGTTTTACAACGGACAACTTGTGACGCATATTGCTAGTTCAATATACACTGCTGGCGGGAATGTCGAGGGCTGGGCTAGGCCATACGAAGAAGCATTACAGGCACAGGGTTTAGCATCAACAAAGAGAAATGATAGAGTGATCAGGGGACATAAGGACTTTTCTAATCGTAATTTGATAAGTATAAACGACCACGATCAATTAGTCCCTATGTTTAACGAATTGAAAAGACATTATAGTGAGGCTACAACTTCGGGTTTGGGACATCAAGAGGCTATCGACCATGCTAGTGAACAATGGATGGCTGACAAGCGTTCCTTTTCTATGACTGGACATCACAATCATGCCCCCGAATCCAGCTATGGTCGAAATGTAAGAGATGACTCCGCTGATGATTTACCAGTGCCTGATGAAGTAATCGATCAAGAAGAAGCCATGAATAACGGTGTTGCGCCGGGTGCGGGAACACAAGCACCTCAAACAGACCCTATGGCTGTTATACATCCTGACCACAGGGAGGCAAACTGGTTCAAGAATATGAATAATAATATTAGACATTCGTTATACGATGAGTTATCTGATAAGCCAAATGCTAATGTTATGAATTACCTAAAAGAAAATCACCATATGGATGACGAATCGGCAAAAGAGTTTGTTCGTAATGTCAGGATGTCCAAAGGCGGTAGGACACGTAAAAGATTTGTTGACCAGTTATTAGACCATCATGTTAGAACAACACAAGATGTCCCGCAGTGGTTTGATTCTGAGAAGCCACCGTCAGTAGCAGAACAGTTGACAACATCAGGCAGTATGCTGACTGACCCCGCCCCTGTTATACCCGAACAAGAAGTCAAGCCAAGAGAAATAGCCACGGTTCCTCCCCCACCGCCTCGTATTGAAGCAGCACCTCCACCACCTCCAATTCAATCAATGGGGCCTCCTGCGAAAACCGTGGCTCACCCGTCATCAACAAGGGAATTAATAATGCCGCCAAATATGCAAGATTTCATGCGTCAGCGAGGAAACGGTATAAACAGCAATATACCATTGCCGAATGCACCTAATCAAAGCGAGGGGGGCGGAGGCGTAATGAGTCAAATAGCAGATTTACTAGGTCGCTTATCGGGCGGAGGACAAATCTTACGTTCCGAAGACGCTAATCAATTAGAGTCATATCTTGAAAATGTCCAATTAGAAATCGCAAAGGCGACTCTTGAAGATTTAACCCCTGTCCCTTCTTTTGACATTAATTCACCTACTGACATTGCTATGATGGGCGCACATATTCAAAGACCAACGGCTGATGTAATTAGTATCTTATTCACAAAAGGAGATTGGCGTAATATTGCTCATACAATTGGAGTCGATCACGAAAAGGTACAAATGGTAAAGGTGGCGTTTTCATGAGTTTTGAAGAAGCTTGGAATGTTGTTAAGTTTTCACCGCAGACCACAAGTCAAATGGGCACAGGGTTAAGAAATAGAAAAATAGACGCTATGCCCAAACCAGCAAAAGGCGAAGCTGATGGACTCAATCAAGAAACTAAAACAAACCAATCCAGCTACAAACAAAGATTAAACGATGCTGCTGGTATTGAACCAGCCGTTGAACCTACTACTTCTATACCTCCTAAAAATGAAAGCACTACGCCGGGTTTAGATAATCTAGCGGGACAACCAGCTACGCCGGGTTTAGATAATCTAGCGGGACAACCAACGGGCACACCGGGGCTGGATAGGCTTCGGGAGGATATGGATCAAGCTCGGACAAACGTACAAGATTTTATGCGAAAACCGGGAGAACCCACGCCTCAAAGAGTGAAGACTGGTATTTTTAGCGGTATAGGAGACCGTGTAGGTGCAGCTATGGATTTCAAAATGCCTACTGCCGCAAATGCGGCTAGATTTCAGCAAAAAAATCTAAATATGACACCTGAAGAACAAGCGGGATATAGAGAAAACCAAGATAAAGATCAAGCAAATCGAAAACTCACAGCGGCGAATCGAAGAAAAATGAAGGCTCTTGGAACGGGCGGAAGCCCTGAAGGTCAAGGACCGCTTAGAACTTTAGCAGACCCCGAAAGCCAACAGGCATTTGACGCTGCTAGCGGCTATCAAGACCCATTCAATATTACAGATGATATAAGGAACGAGGGAGGCCAAACCCCTAACCCCCCTCAAGAAAATGTGACGGTCAATAAACCAGCAGGAAATAAGTTAGGGAATTGGAAAGACCAAGCTTTGGGCGGAACAGATTCAGGCGGTATAAAAATACCGGGCTGGAGGGGTTTAGTTCCGGGTAAAGATGTATCAGAAACATCCACGACTAACCCCGATGGTAGTATCAAAACAACTCGTAATGAATCAGTAAACAATGCAGCTAAAACATTTGGTAGGACATTGGGGCTATCAGGGGCAGTGGCCGGGGTCGGTGCTGCTACGGAATACGGGGCAAATAAAATAGCTCAGGGTGCAGCTAATATAGGAAACAGATTATTAAGGTCTGATACCGAATATGAAATGGAAATGAGTATGACACTCGCTAAACATTATGAGTACCGTGGTGATTTAATGTCAATTCGTGAACAGAATACTACGGGGGCAATTAGAGATGCCTTCAGATGATATATTCGATCAGGCTTGGGATTTAGCCAAACAAGACGTTGGCGAATCAGACTTTGAAAAGGGACTGATAGAAGATTTTAGGAATGCTCGTAGGCAAGCTCAGTTGAGAGAGGCTTATCGTGATGAAGTGGCTAATACTCTTATGGGTCAAATAAATCCGAGGGACAAGTTTCGTTTGCCTGAACCCGTAATCGAGGAACCCGCAATTGAAGAACCCGCAATTGAAGAACCCGCAATTGAAGAACCGAAGGTTGAGCCTGAGACTAAGCCCGATACATTAGCGGATATTCCCGAAGAAAAAGTCGAAGAATCGGTGGTCGAGCCTGAGACTAAACCTGATACTCTAGCGGAAATACCAAAACCAAAAAAAACCCCTAAAAAAACAAAGGCGGGGGACGGCATGAAAACACCCGAAGCTGAGGAAGACGAGCCTAAGATAGAATATGCCGATGACCGTGGCGATGACAGATTCAATCAAGGGTATGAACCTGATCAACATGGCGATGAAACAAATCACCATTTTATGCCGCAGCCGGATGATGCAGAAAAGGTCGAAGAACTTGGTTCACCAATAGTTGATGCTAAGACACAGGGTATGGAGGACGGCAGGAATGGGGTTTCGACACCTAATATGACTGTGCCTCAAGATGATGAAAAAGAATATGCTGAAAACAAAATCAACGCTTTGACTTTGATAGATATGATGAATGGAGATAACCCTGAAGATGTGGGTAGGTCCTTTGCTACGTTGTGCAAACTCGCAGCCGGGGGTTCGGATGCACATATAGACCAATTAAATCAATTTAATCGAACATCCGAGGTTAAGCTGTTAGCAGATAAAATGAACACTACGCCAAAGGAAATTAACCAAATGAGGAAAAAGTCGGTCATTGAAGGAAAAGAAAATCAACTTTTAGAACTTCAAGCAAAGCAGGATCGAGCGACATTAGAAGAAAACCCTGATATGGATTACACCGATACTGCGGCCTTCAAACTTCCTGAATCAGTAAATAAACTCAATAGGGGTAAAGCTCAGACCAGTATGACTGATAATCCCGAACAAGCACTTGAGGCTTGGGGCGAAGGCAAACCAATACCAGTATTAGACGTAAGAGGCAATCCAGTAAAACTAAACGGGAAAACAGGGTGGACTGTTGGCCGAGGTAAAGACAAAGATGGTAAAGCGATAACTGTTGCTTTTCACCCTGACCGCCCTGAAGGTGTTCCTTTAGACAGTCTAAAAAGACCAAATAAAGCATTAGGGCAAACCACTTCAAGGTCTATATCATCCATCGCTTCACCATATACCACAGTTGACCAAGTTAAGCGTCAAAGTGAAGGTACGAAAAATAGGACAGTACCTTTACCATTGTATTTCCCTATGCCCGGAAGTAAAGCGATAAATCAAAAAACAGGTAAAGTAATTAAATCGGAAACATGGACCCCAGTTGCTAACCCGTTTGCTAATCCATTCCATAATCCTGAAGCATTCCGAGTGAATAATACTCCGCCTCCGGTATCGACTGAGCAAGCAGTTGAAGCTGGGGCTTGGGCCGATACAACCGATGGCCCAGTTTTTGTTTCTAATCCTGCTCATGATATTTTAGCAAAATCGGGATTTGACACACGGGAGGGAGACGACCTTAGTATGCTACCTTCAATGATGCCAAAAGAAGATACAAGCTTCAGCAATACCAGCTTACTACCGAGGGGGTGGGATTCTGAGTGAAGCGGTTCAGAAATTAGCCAGTAAAGTTGATTTTGAAATGGGGCGTAAAGATTTCAGATTCTTTTTTGAAGATATTTGCGGTTTTCAATTGGCGGATTTTCATAAAGAATGGTATGAGATGTCAGAAGGCCACACTAAAACTTGTGTAATAGCCAGTCGTGATCATGGTAAATCAGTATTTTTCAGATGTTATCTTTTATGGAAAATGGCTTACAGGCCAAATACAGAAGTTTTATTTTTCAGCCACAGTCAGCATCAGTCCATTGACCACATGGGTAAAATGAATGAATTAATAGAAACAACCCCCGCATTACAGCATCTAAAACCCAAAAGAGGATGGGCAAAGCAATTGTTCAAGATGACAAATAAATCCTCCATACGTGCTATGTCAGTCGGCAAAGCAGTGAGAGGGGCGCACCCTGACATAGTGGTTTTAGATGACATATTGTCAAGTGAAGCGCAAACGCAGCTGAAAGCAATATCGACTTGGTTTTATACCGCATTACTACCAGTTCTTCACCATACAGCTAGATTATGTATAGTCGGGACTCCGTTTTCATTTACTGATTTGTATTCTGAATTGAAGGCTTTGGACGGTTATGTCGTTGGAGAGTACCCTGCGATTAATGAAGCAACAGGAGACCCCTTGTGGCCTGAAAGATGGTCTCTTGAAGCTTTGAATGCTAGAAGGGGGGAAATGACTTCAATAGCATTTACCCGTGAGTACCTGTGTAAACCAATCGCCAGTGAAGCCAGTCTTTTTCCTGAAGATATGCTTGAACGTGTAAAGGACCAAAGTTTAGCTTTGTCATATTATCCTGAATCTGAAGAAGAGCTAAATTATTACATTGGTTGGGACCCGGCGATTAGTGCTAACCGATCTGCTGATTACACTTGTATGATGGTTATAGGAATGGATGAAAATAGACATAAGAGAATAATTCATGTTCATCACGAAAAAGGTATGGACTTTAGTCATCAGATAGATAAAATAATTGAATTGAATGCTAGATTTAACCCTGTTATAATTGAATTGGAGACAAACAATTTTGCTATGGCATTTAATCAGGTGCTAAAAGAAATAAGCGATTTACCCATTAAACCATTCAATATGTCTCGTATGAAAAAAGAGGCTATAATGCACACCTTACAACTTCATTTTGAACAGCAACACCTGATTATACCTTACAAGAATCATGAAGGGACAAGAAGGCATATGAACGCACTACTCACTGAGTTGTCTAATTTTACTATGTTAGAAAATGGTCGCATGGAGAGTTTAGGTTCTCATGACGATATGGTTTTAGCTTTGGGTTTGGCGGTTCAAGCTACAAAGGAATATCGTGAAAATATTATGATATTAGATGGTCCCACATGGCAGAAGAGATTAGGGTGGATGGATGCGTAAATACTTAGAAACCCAAATTGGCGTGGAAACGCTTGCTGATTCGATAAGAAAAAATCCAATGTTAGCAGCCGCTGGAACAGCAGCAGCAGGGGTTGTAGGCGGTAAGCTAACTGAAATGGCGATGAATAAGGTGACACAAGCTCAGGCGGAATTAGCGGAGGCCCAAAAAACAGATGCTCAAGCTATGAAGAAACCAAAGACTGAAGAAGGTCAAGGGGCCGACATTGAAGGAATGGACAGTTCTCATACGAGTGCGCCGGAGATGGACGGAGACCTGACAGCACCGTCTGAAGATGGTTTTCTAAGATCAGATATAGACATAAACAGAACTTGGTTCGTGGATAATTTTGGAATGACAGGTTCTGAAATGGCTTCAATATTTATCAAATCCAATGAACTCAAAGCATTAGACGCATTATACCCTTTGTTGATTGCTGAAAAGAAAGCGATTCTATCCTCATTCCCCGGAGTTTCACCTGAACTTGTAAAACATTTACCTTTGACTGATGTTGATTACGATAGCTTGAATAAATATTCAAACAGGTTGGGAATACCGTTTAGAAGATTTGTAAAGGTTTGGGAGGCTGCTGATGACTCTCTAGCAAAGCAGGAATCATACACAGCATGGAAATCAGTAATAGATGCAAATCTAAGATTATCTCCTAGAGAGAGGACAATATTAAGTGAATGTGCTGGACACTTGTTCAAGAAAGGGGCTTTGAATGCTCAGACTTTGAAAATAAATGGTGTCTCAGCCAGCACAGGAGAAATATCCTCCTTGATTAAATCGCATGGTTTTCTCTATGACATTATATCAGTGGGAGAGGTTAGTAAAACTTTAGGAAGAGGATTGTTCTATGATATAAAACGAAGAGATGTTATTCTAAAAGATGCGGGCAGGTTCTTAGCTGGCCTGATCGAAACTAATTCTTCGGTAAGGTTTGATAGTAGGATGAAACCACGTATTGAAATGAGGTTTAATGCCCCTACTGCGCCGTGGTATGCCGATGCGTTGAATAACGAAATGGATATGAATTGTGTAAAATCAACGTCTTCGGGTTTATGTATTGAAGGAGAGAAAGGAGTTATTAAGGCAGTTGAGATGGCTTCACCATACATCACGGACTCTTCGCATGAGGCATTTATGTTATCTAAAGCACTTGTTGGTGATAAAGACGCTTTGATTGTTATGGTTCATGATTCATTAAATAGGAAGGAACAAGTCACATTTCTAAAAAGCAAGAATGTTTCTATTGAAAGATTTGATAAGATGAAAGAAAAGGTGTTGATGAATGGTCGATAAAAAAAGAATGGAACGATTATTCTCAGCAGTGGGAATGGACATGGAGAGGCATTCTAGTCCTAAACCCTCAATGCCCTTATTTACATCAGGTATTCAAGAACCTGCCTTACTTCAGGGTATTACTATCCCTGCTTTGTATGCAGCATCTTACGAGTGCATGGTTTTAAGGTCAATATTGAATCATTTATGTGTTGAAACATTTCGTAAAGGCTGGGCATGGAAACCAAAGTTTGTTGTAAAAAGTATAGACACTGATCAAGAGTTCGGACAACAATATGAAAGCGACCCTGAAACGGGGGGCGAAATGAGAAAAGCTGACCGTTCACAAATAGAATATGCAGACATGGTATTCAGGAGTACGAATGAAATGGGGCAGACGTTTATTGATGTTTTAAGAGAATTAGAAATGGATTTGAATATTGTCGATGATGCCTATCTCGTAGTGACAAAGGAATATTTTATTGACCCTAAAACAAAGGCGGCCACGTTTTTTAGGATTAAGGAAATATCGAGAGCAGACCCTATATTTATGCGTATTTTGTCCGATAAAAGAGGGGTAAGAGGGGGTAATCAATACACCAGCCTTGTTGACAGGTCGTTCCGCACTTCGGACCCTAATGATAAATGTCCAACTACTGGTATGAATGTAGTGCCAATACATTACATGAACTTAGCTGGAGTGGGCAACGGGCAATGTTATACTGAAGGTGAAATTATTCATCTTAGTAAATGGTCCCCTTCAAAATTGTATGGGCGTAGTCCAGTTGCTACTATGTGGAGACAAGTCAATACATTGATTGCTATGGATAACTATGTCTATTCCGCATATCAAAAGAGAAGAATGCCAAGAGGTATTATGGTCATTAAATCATCAAACATGGAAACTGTTGAGAGAACAGCAAGGAATATCCAAGAACATCTTGAACGTGACCCTAACTATGTGCCAACCATAGGTGTTGAGACGGAATCAGGTAGGGGAGGAATAGAGTATGTTCGTATGATGGACACATTAGAAGAGCTACAATACATACCAATTAAAGATGACATCAGACAACGTATATCCGCCTTTTATGGTGTATCTAATGTATTTATGAATGATGTGACCGGAGGCGGATTAAATAACGAAGGTATGCAAATTGTTGTCAGCAACCGATCAGTGTCCTTTTCACAATCAATATACAACCGTCTTTTATTCCCTGCATTGTTAGAAGCATTCGGTATAACTGAATGGGAAATAACATTAACGCCTCACGAAGAAGAGGATGAGATAATGCAATTACGCCGAGATGAGATGGCTATCCGCAATATGATGCAAATGAAGCAAGCAGGATTTGATGCTAAATTGAGGGACACAGTTGATGACGCATATTTGACTTTCGATTATGCGGAACCGGACCCCGAAGAAGTGGCAGCACAGGAGGCTGCGATGGCCGAACAACAAGCTGCTGGCGGGGGTGCTGGAGTGCAAAAGCAGGATATGGGTGCTTTTGGATTATTCAAAAGAGATGTTAATGACCCTATTCACGGCAGTGTCCCTGATGCTGCTGCTGCTGTCACAACAAGAGGTACTGATATACGCCCAGCTAGAGAAGGGGGAATATCCCAAACACGGTCTTCGGTAAAGGGCAATGCAGGTGATAGAGTAATTCATAACGAAGGCTCACCAATATCATCTAAAGGCAATAAAAATACTGATGACCCCCCTGCATTAAAAAGAGCCAATGCAAAATTAAAAAGATTAAATATTGATGGTCAAAGAGGCAAAGAAGAGGACAAGTCTTGAATAGGATTGTAATTCGTAGGGAGTTTGATACATATGGGCGAGGGCTTTGATATACTAGCAAAAATGGACCCAATGGCTCGCAGATGTTTAGCGGCTGTTGAGGCAATGCAAAAAGGAATAGACACTAATGATAGAAACTTAATTGAGCAACAATTACTCATTGCTAAAAACGCTCTTTCAATGGTCGAAGACGATTTACAATTGCATGACCGTTTGTCGAAAGCAGCACCAGCACCCTCAGATTCTTTGATCCAAAAAGGTACGGCTTTTATTCCCAACAACCATGAGAATACATTCAATGGTGGAGAAGACGCAGAAGTGTTTGGCGTTGTAAGACCGGGCCGAACCAGTAAATTGTATCGAGAACACATAGTTTATTGAGGTGGCTTAGTTGTATGAATCAAATCGTGGGTCGATAGCTCAAAGGATGCGAGCCTTAGAAATACAGAACATGGCCATAAGCAAAGCAGCGGCTGACCCTGAAGCTGCTATGAATGCGGCTAACCCCGAAACTCCAGCAGGTGCTGGTCTGTCAAATACCCAACCCGTACAAAATCAGGCGTTTGGTGATATGATGGGCGCACCAGTTGTCCCAGCGCAAGCCGAAGGCGGAAATTATGTTGATTCATTGTTAGATTCTGTCGGTGCGTTAGGCCAACAATTAGGGCAAAGACACGGTTTGATGGCCATGTTTCGTAAAAACGGTATGCCGGAAGAAGCTGTCATGCAATTTGACATGAGCATGAAGATGATCGAGGAACAACTTACAGCCGCTGGTAGTGCATTAGCTCAAGCAAAACAACTCAATGCGACTTTGATGCAATACGATGCACCTGTGCAATCACCTAAGATGGATGTTGGCGAAGGCGTTGCTATGCCTCCAATAGACGGTCAAGCAGGAGGCTTTAGGATATGAGCGATGACCAAATGAACTTGGATGTTCTAAAACAAGTAGTGGGTGAGCTAAGAGCTTTGAATGAAAGATTAGCTTTTGTTGAAAGCGAAAACAATGACCTTCGTAAAGCTATGGAGGACCCTGAGATTCTTATGCGTAAAGCGGGGTATCTTAGATATTCAACACCACATCCAGCAGAAACTTTCGACCCATTAAATAGAGAGATGTCCAATAATAGCGATACAGTAGGACCATTTGCGGGCACTGGTGAAACATTCCAAAAATCTAAATCTCGTTATGATGAATTACAAGAATGGATTGAAGCAGAAGAGGCGATGAGATGAGTTTAAGATATACGGACCCAATGAAAGATACACCGACTGGTCAATTATTAGGGATGGTTAGAAGATTAGAAAAAGCAGTCACTAAAAACTACAATTGTATGAATTGTAGCGATGACGATGATGGCTGCGAGGATTGCTATCCAGTGAAAAAATCGAAAACAGCTATGTATAATTCTATGGCTTACATGGATGAGGATAAAGGATATAAATCGGATAGAGGCGATAAAAAAATGCCGGACCTGCCGTCTCCTAAAGGTAATAAAAATAAGATCGGTAAAGGCAAAAAACCTTTAATCGGTGGGCAAAAAGAACTCGATAAAGACAAAGATGGCGACATAGATGGCGATGATTTTAAGCAAATGAAGGTAAAAAAGGCTGACATGAGTGAAAAGAATAGTTATTGTCAAAAACACTTTGGATGCAAATATTCTGAATGTTCAGATACACAAAAGGCTCAATGCGACAAGGAATGTGGCAAAGTTGAGAAAGAAGATGCAACCACGGCATTCCTAAGAGAACGTGGGATTTTTGTAAAATACGAAGTTGAGCCAAAAGAATCTAGGCCGCAGTTTGTCGAGGTTTCAGGTTCAGCACAAATAAGGTCTCAAGGGTATGGTACTAATGGAGTGTTGCCATACACTGAGGATGCTACTGCGAAAAAGGGTATTAGTGAAGTGTATAAAATGCCATCAGCAGCTCAAACAGGATATGGCCCCGATGGTTCGACCCTTCATATGCACTACACTGATGGTGGCGGCACAGCAGATAACCTAGACTCATTTGAAGACAAGCTGGCGCAGATCAAGAAATCAACCGTAGGTAAAGAAGGTATTATTGAAGAGATTGCGAGTCTCATTGAAAAAGTGTATGCTCGCCTGTGAGGTGAGTATATGACGGAAGAAATTGTAAGACAACGCACTGACGTATTACTTTCTTCTTTAACAGGTGGCAAACCCGCTTTAGAAGATTATATGTCTAATTTACAAGTTGTTAAATCTAACATGGATGCAGCTACATTAGCCGTTGCATCATCACCGCCCCCTTATTCTATGAGAGATTTGGACAAACCAATGAAACCTTCAACAATGGTAATTCCTGAATCAATGAGTGAGTTCCTTTCAGGGCACACTAAGGTTTCAACATCTTATGCGGGGGACTGGCCGTTAGCCGAAAAAGACAATCGTTTTGGAGAGCATCATCCATTTCACCCTCAATCAAATTGTTGTCCTCTATTGCATGGGGCGGCCCACGGTGAACCCGAATATACCAAACACGTTATGAGGTTTACAGGGGAATTGATGAATGCACATAGAGAGGCTGAAAGAAGAATCCGTGTTGATTTGAAAGAACAACGCTTGGTAATGGGAGACCCCTCAGATACAATGTTAGACCTGTATAATATTGATAGAGGCAGATATGGTGAGTTTTCAGACGAAGAATATATCCAAAATAAAACTGAAGAATTAAATTATGACTATGGGCTTCTATCTTATTTATTTGGTTTAGAATATCAGACTACTACCCAAAGAGACGAGTTTATGGATTTGTTAGGGAGATTGTCTAATGCTGAAGAAGGTTCACCGGATGTTGACTTTGCTACTAATCAAATAAAAGAAAAAGGCGGGTTAAGTTGGGACAGAGCATTGCGAAATTGGAGGGACAGATTTACACCGTTGGCCGCTTGGTGGGCTAGGCCAGCCGACAAATCAGGCCCTACTCGACCCCACCCCGATCAGGCATCATTTGACAGACATCATTCTTCACCGTGGGTAATGACTGAAGAAGGTATTACACAAAGCCACAATTATCATTGGTGGGAACCTTTTCAGTATTGGGGTGGTGTCGGTAGGGATTTTAATTCATTGAGACAATTATTTAATCAATCTTATTCTAATGTTTTTAACGGCTCATGGTTAGAAAGTTTGTTATTTGATGGGTTGGTTTTAGACGGCAAACATTCTATTGCAGGTTCTCATTTTCCTAAGTCTGCTAATACCGAATTAGGTAGCGGAGAATTATCTTCAATATTGTCAAGTCATTCAGAGGGTGATTTAGACTTTGAGAGAAAGAGGGCCTTATGGACCTCAGCTTCTAATCATCATCATTTGCATCCCTCAGAAATTGAAGGTCAGGGGAGTATTATGGAAATACCTCACGATGCGTATATGTTAAGCCCCTTTGGTATGACTATGATGAATATAGGTGAACACGGGGCACCATTTCTAGGTTCACAACATCCTAACTCAAATGAAAAATATCATCAATTACATAATCGTTTTTCAATTCTTTCTAGTAATGCGATAACAAGAGAAGCGATGAGACTATCGCAACGTGCGATGAAAGAATTAGGGTCAGAAATTATTACAGGACCAATTGATGATGAGCCGGGATTCACTGACGTTGAGGGTAATACTTTGGCTAGAGGCAATATTCAGCAATTCCTCGCAGCTGCAAATTACAATTTGATGCGTCAAGGCGATGTGGCTAGACATTCTCCTATGGCTTTACCTAATCTTGAATCAGGGCAGCTTGAAAGCTTTGAAGAAACATTAGGTGCGGTTTCTCCTGAATCACATGGGGTAGTGGCCCCTATATTTAATACAGGAAATAATGATGCTTGGGGTCATCCTATGCCCACAAACATAGCATGGACATTTAATCCTGACACTTTAGATATAGAAATATCTCAAACTGAAGAACCTTTTATTATACTTCAAAGAACAGCACATGAAGGACACGTTAAACAATTAGACCCAGCTTTTAGTTTGAAAACTATAATGACAAAAGACAAGGATATTAACCTACTAACGTCTAATTATCAGAATTATCCTTCTTTAATTGCTGATTTGCATAAATCAGATGATTATGAGCCAACAGGTGTCTTTAATAAAAATCTAATTTCACCAGCACATACCGTCAAAGCTTTTGACGATCTTACAGAATTAAAAGGGTTTAGCGGAGATTGGGTCATACAAACTAAACCATTAGGGAGTCGTATGCTTATTGAAAAGAAAGGCAAATCAATAGAGCCAAGACTACCGAACAACATCCAAAAAGACTTGAAAGGTATGAAAGGAGACTTCACAATTGATGGTTATTTGAATGATAAAAAATTATCAGTTGTTGATTTGTTAGTCCACAAAGGTTCCGATTTATCGTTTGAACCGTTATCTGACCGAATAAATGTATTACGCACATTATACCATTCAACGGACAATATTCATTTCCCAGCACCTTCTAATTGTGTATTTTCAGATGATGAAGGACTTGTTAAATCAATAGCTGGTTTTGATAAAGGCGAGTTTTTAGTTAGAGATTCTTATTCCACTTTTATTAAAGATAAAGAATTACATCCAAAATGGGTATTATTCGTTAATGATGATATATCTAAAACTAAGATTTATCCTCCTTTGCCTGAGTTATTAGTGAAAGGAACTGATATTATACTTGAATATCCTGAGATTGTTTCGCCAGTTATTGTTAAGACCAATACTGATGAAAACGGCATATTCGTTGAATCTTACGAAGGATTGTCATATTTGGTAAAACAAGCTCAATCTCAATTTGACCTTTGGTCTGCCCCAGCCGCATTGGTTTTGAAAGAAGGTGCAGCTGCGGGAGTAGGTGGTGGAGGCGAAGGTACGGGAATGGTGTCCTCGACAACCGAGGGGACATTACAGGCCATTCATTCTGTTAATCCCCGCCGTAAAAAGAAAAAGAAGATTATTCAAAAGGCCCCGGCTATCCTTGAACCAAATGGTGAAGAAGACGAAATTGCACATATGATGAGGCACGTATCTAAAGTTATTACTGAGGAAGAGATTTCTTTGACCTCTGATCAGCTGGAAGAAAAAATAGATGGACTCAAAGAAGACCACCTATTGAGATTTGGAAATGAATATGGGATCGAAAGAACTGAAGATAATAAATGGACAGTAAATCAAGCAGTGGATGACGATATTGCAGATACTCCAATTGAGAAGTTTGCTTTTCCTAGAATGAATAGAGCATCCAGTGATGGCGGTGCGTGGTCAGGTATGCAGGGTGATATTACCGCCCCCACTGGTGCTACTACTATTGATGACGAAGAAAATACTACTTTTGGAGACCCAAAAGAGGGCAGGGACGATGACCAAGAAAAACACAATATACCCATGCTAAATATATTCCCTGATGACGAGTTAGAAAAGCCCAAAATAGAAATGGATGAAAACGGTGCAGTGATGCGTTTTCCAAAAAAAGAAAAAAAAGAAAAAATCGCTGATGCAGCGGCGCAGCCTAGCGTTAGGACTGATTCGGTATGATGTTAGGGTTGTCAGCCTTAACACAATCTCATTCATATACCATTGTAAAATAATTAGTTGTTAATGTCATCCGCCGCATTAGCCATACAACCCTCCCTTAAGTGGAGTGCAGTAGGGTCAGACTTTATCTTAAAGTCTCAAGCTGGTAATGACTTATACATAGCTGGATATGCTAGTGTGGACATGGTGGACAAGCAGGGAGATAGAATACCTGCTGATGCTTTGAAGAAAGCATTTGGAAGTTTCATGGAAAACAAAGCTTTCAGAAATGTGCAATTAGCGCACAGTGGAATACAAGTAGGAGAAGTTGTAGCAGACCACACCGATTCAAATGGCCGATTATGGAAATCAGAAGTTGACGATCATGGCCTATTCGTTGTTTGTAAGATACGCAGCGATATACAGAAAGCTAGAGAGGTACAAAAGCAAATTAGAGATAATGAATTACGTGCCTTCTCTATTGGTGGACAAGCTTTGTTCAGGGTTAGTAAACATACGCCTGAGCATGGAAGCCACCGTGAGATTACCGAGCTGGAATTGCATGAAGTGACTTTGTGTAAAAAAGGAATAAACCCCGAAGCTCGTTATACTATATTAAAAATGGAAAACCCGGAAGTGGAAAAAATGACAGATAATGCAGAAGCCCTAAGTGAAATACGAGATGGATTAGCAAGAGTGCTAAAACATATTGACGAAGAAGAACCAGCAGAAGCCCCAGTGATGAACAAATCTAACGATACAGCAGTAGCTTACATCGACACATTAGAGAAGTTTGCTCACGAACAAGGAATTGATCTTGATAAATTAAGAGGTCACTTCGGATTAGCTAAGGCATATTTGCCGGGCGATGGTCAGGGCTATTCACACCGAGGGCAGGGAGATGAGATTGGAAGCGGAGAAGATGCTTCTGAACCTACATACCCTTCATTACCAGCAGCTAGCGGTAATAAAAACGTAATCAAGGCACCAGCTAAGATGAAGATGGAGGCACCAAAGGGCAACAGGTCCGTAATCAAAGAATCAAATGAAGTCACCGCTGAAGGATTAGAGCGTGGTTATAGAGCATACGCTGGTATGCGTGATGAAGAAAATCTAAAGTCAGTCGTAAAATCCCAATGGGAAGAGCGTTATCAAGCTGAATCAGCTAGAGCTATGGAGATGCAAAAAGCATCTGATTATAGCGGGCAGATCGCAGCATTACAGCAAGAAATTGCATCACTAAGAACTGTAAATGCAGATATACAAAAATCAGCAGTTGCAGTACCTACAACATCAGACATCCGAATCCCTACACATGAAGAGTTTAACGCAATGGGTAGTGACATTGACGGCTGGAGAGCTGTTGAAGACCTAGCAAGGAGAGCAATACGTGGAGAATAATTCTGCACAGGGATATAAAATACAGGAGATGAAATTAAAATGAGTGGATCAAGAGGATATTTGAGAACAATAGAAGACATGGAACGTCTATACTACGGGGCTGGTGCAGGTGCTAACGCATGGGCATACTCCGGTACAGACTTACTGAAGGCTGACTCGCCTCTAATGAGCAGTACCACAGGTACTTACCAAGCTATATTTGGTCGTAAAGTATGGTCGCAGCTGAACCAAGAGTTCAATGCGTTCTCTATACTGCCTAAGAAACCGTGGGAAAAATCCGGTTGGAGAGTAGTCACTGACAAACCTTCATTCGATGTTGGTGGCGGTCTTCCTGAGAACGGTACACTGCCTGAAACAAGCAAACCAAGTTTTGCTCACGTAGCTGACAAACCAAGAACAGTCGCACATACATTCGATCTGTCTGAAACTGCAATGTTCTTAGCTGACAAAGACGATGGTCTTGGAGATGCTAGAGCTGTCATGAAGATGGAAATGGCAAAGCACCACGCTGAGGCAATCAATAAAATGCTTCTAAAAGACATTGATTTCCGTGATACAACACTAAACGACTTTGAGTCAATTGACCGTTGTCTATCATCATCATTCGTGGAAACAACTAGCTTTGGTGACGTAAGTGCTGCTGGTGATCACGACCAATATAACATTGACCGTAATGCAGGAAGCGTTGCACAATGGTATGACGCAAACGTGGATGCAGGTGCTTCAGGTACTGAGAGAGCATTGTCTCTAAACATCATGGACGGAATGTTCAGAAGTGTATGGGAACGTGGAGGACAGCCTAAAGTTATCCTTACTGGCTACGATACATTAGAAAAGATTCAGCAACTATTACAACCTCAGCAAAGATTTACTGAGATGAAGAGAGTTGTACCCGGCGTTAATGGCGTTAAGGGTGTACCGGGCATGGAAGCTGGTTTCATTGTAGCAACATACAACGGAGTCCCACTAATTCCATCAAAAGACGTTCATTCAGAAAGCGGTGGATTAAGTCGTATGTATTACTTAGATACAGACTACCTTTACTTTTGCACTGCAAAACCAACATTATACCACGAATCCGGTATAGAGACTGGCGATCCATTCGGAATCAACAGACTAGGACAAATGGGAATGTTCCACACTATGGGCAACCTTTGGCAACTCTTCTATGGCGCACACGGTAAGGTGAGAGATTTATCTGCTTAAGGTGGCTAAAGAAGAATAATTAATGGAGGAAAAAGATATGGCAAACGTAAATATTACAGAAGCAAGCAGCTCAGTAGTTTTGGATTCAAGACTATGGATGGGTACACGGAACGGGTCAACAGCATGGTTGAATGGAATAGCTGGTGTAGCAGCGGGTCAAGCAGAAGGTGGAGTAAATCTTCTAACTGTTGACCTATACATAACATCAGCATCAACAGCAACTACTTTTGATCTTGCAGACTCAGGTATAACTGGAGTAAACGGAACAACAGCATTAGCAGTTCTTTCTCTAGTAAACAACTCAGGGGCATATGAAATACCAGCAGACATTAGAACTTCAGGTTCAACTGTGCTTTTCACAAGTCCAAGCGGTACAAACACCGATGTAATGAGATTGACCTTAATATATGCTTGAGGTGAGAGCTAAATGGCTCTTACATTGAAGTATATCGGTGCAAGACCTTATTGTGAAATCACTTTACCAAGTGGTAAGCAACTAGGTTTTGCTAGAGGCATGGAAAGGGACGACATTCCTGACGATTGGATTCGTGTGCAAATATTACCCGCAATAGAAAACGGCGGTAGGATGTGGGAGGTAATCGACACCACTGGTAAAGACCAAGCTAAAGAAATGGCTAAGGTGATCGAAGAAGTAGCAGCCCCTGTGGTTGAAACTCCAGTCGCACCTGAACCAGTTGTTGAGGCACCAGTTGTTGAGGCACCAGCCCCAATAACAATATCAGACGAAGAATTAATGTCGAATGGATTCTCTCAGGGCTTAACAAGATCACAAATGATGACTTGGTGTACGGAAAGAGGAATAACAACCGTAAATACCGACACTAAAGCCAAACTTACAGATAAAGCCCGCCAACATTTAGCGGGGGCATCTGAGTGAGTTCAGAAGACGTTAATGATGGCGTAGGCAGATACGCTAGTCGCACCCGTGTTAATAGACGGGTTTTGACAATTGAAGGAGACGGCACTGACAGCGTATCGGGTTCACTTGACTTGAATGGTAAGATTACAAGAGTAATACTTGACCCTAAAGATATATCCTGCAATGCAAATGCGGCAACCACTGGTTCATTAGTTATTTCAATGGATTTAAGCCCTACTGGATCATCAACAGGTTATCCGTATTGTGACACGCTCGCAGCTTTAGATGTAAGGACTGCTAGCAACACCGCTTTGCATTTCCAAACATCCGAGGGCGGCAACTTGAATGCAGATGGCGGGAATACAAGTGGATTACATTTCACTGTTTCAGCCCCAGCAAGTTCGACCACAGGTGGAGTAGTAATTGATGAAGCCGCACCGTGGAGTGGGCTTGTATGTGGTAAAGTCACATTTACAATAGCTACATCTAACGGTACTTTCGCTGGTGGAAGTTTCAGATTAATAGTTATTCACGAATGATAAAAAAAAACAGTTCTTATATATGATTGTATCATGAAGGGTTCTATATGGCATTAACCGTGACGCAACTTGGAAGAACGAATATTACAGGCAACAGACTTACTGTTGCACTAAAAGTAGTCCCTGATAGTAGCTGGCTTGCGGCTGGCGAAGCATTGAACTTGACACAATACGTTCCTGTATTAGAAACGGTTCTTGTTGATTCAGACCCCGGAGGATATGTTTGGTCATTTGATAGATCAGCAGCTAAACTTCTTGCTTACGAAGCAGGGGCGGATGGTGCTTCTCTCGATGCAGTGGCAGACTCCACTAACTTATCAGGTCAAACTCTTTTCATCACAGTCACCGGGACAAGGGCATAAACGGGGTGAATCCCTGTGGGTAGCTTAGAACTTGGTGAAATAAATCTTGAAGAATTACTAGAAATAGGTAAAAGGCGTGAAGTACGTCTTGAAGAACTTACTACTGGCATGACTAAAACTGATGAGTCGATCTTCAGTAAAGACAACATGGCGGCTCATAGCCATGACATTAAAGTAAAAACAAGAGGGCGACAAAAATACGATATTCAAAATATAGGTGCGGGTACTCGTTGCCTTGAATGCGGCCTTCTTCACTTTTGTTGGACACCAGCCTGTGCAGGATGTGGCGGGGCTATGGATTATAATTTAGGGAAGTATGAACAATGACAGAAGATTTTGACAAAGCTTGGGAGTTGGTTAAAGCCGCACCATGCGGAGTTTGCGGTGCTATGCCCGGCGACAGGTGTGGTAAAAATGCCCGAATGCCAGCTAACAGGTGCCGTCAAAGAAAAAATGCAGCGGCTAGAGGATTTGATAATTCGATAGATTTGACGATTGAGGATATAACTCCGCCTGATTATATCACAAATAGAGGTTGAGGGGGATGAAGTATGCCAACAACATTCAACCCCGGAAATAGGCCAAGTCAGCCACTATACCCTGATAGCTTAGTTTATACTACTGTGGATAAAGTTGTTCAATATCTTCAATTACCTGAGACCGAACCAATAGCATTAGCTGTTAATACATCTGTATCGGGTAGTTCAATTAGACTTCCTATAAGTGGTGCTGATTATAGAAGGTGGGGGTTTTCAGCAGGAGATAAGGTCTATGTTTATGATGATGTGACAAGTTTGAATGTTGAATATACGTTGACTGGTGCAACATCAGCGGGGTCTAGCGGTGTGGTCAATCTTGTAGCTGCAAATGATAGCAACACATTTACCACTGCAAACAACGCATTTTTACAGCCTGTTTCTATTATTTCTAACAGTAAACAAAGAGGTATTACAAAATCAGCCGTTGAAAACTTGATCAAGAAAAGACAAGACTATATTGATACCATGACTAGACAATCATGGAGGCCAAGAATTGTTGTCGATGAATACAAAAACTTCACTACTTTCAAACCCTACCGCCGTAGGTATTACACTGATTATGTAGGTGCGGTGTATCTTAATCATAGAAGTATTAGGCAAATACTTAGGATGGGGGTATGGCAGGGTGATTATTACAAAGAATTAGCCGCAGGAAGAGTTCGTCTTACACTAAGCAACACTCATTCAATGACAGATAATGACAAAGTATTCTTGTGTCCTAATGTGGCTCATGTAGGTATTCTTCAAGCTTGTAGTGCGGGTGCGACATCAACATCAAAATATATTAGAGATTTTGGTGTTAAATCAGTGGCTACCGAGTTGGCTAACTTAATCAATGAAGATGCTCTTACAAACAAAGCAGCCATACAAATTGGCTCACTAACTCAAAATGGTAGCAATTTGAATATATCAAACGAATATCTTGCTACATCAAATAGTGATGATGGTGATGGAAAAGTCATAATAAGTAGCATGAGAGAGGGTGAAGATGGTATCAATAGCACCATTGCGGTTTCAAACAGTAGTAGTTTCGCAATGGATCGAGGGACTGATTGTAGCTCAACTATTACAGCAACAACGGGGTCTCCTGTAAATACATTTACTTTATCAGATGCTAGCACCTTTGTTCAAGGGCATTCATTAGTCTATAATGGAGACAATGTTGCTTTGTGTTCACGTAGCGGCAATGTGTTTACTATCGTGACTGACTTGACTTCTAGCTTTGCAGCCAGCTGTGCAAATGATGTTGTTATTCGCCAGCAAAGGTTAGGGATAGATTCACAAGATATTGAGAGGCAAAAAGATTGGTGGTCAATAGAAGATAATGGGGCTATTATGTTCAACAACCAATATCCTTTCTTTGAAAATCATAGCTTAAAAGTTTCATATGTATATGGTGAGAGGTATCTCGATAAAGTCATTGAAGATGCTTGCACCAAACTTGTAGTTAGAGATATATTGATGACTGATGATTACACTGCTTTATTCCCTGAAGGAACTCAAAACTTAGACCTAAATGGTAAAATAACAAAACTAGATGAAGAAGTTAAAAGAATGTTAATACCTTATCAAGAAACAATTATTGTTGCCGGAGTAGGTGGTTGATCTGTGCAGAGTGAATATTTTCAGAAATTAGCGGATAGTTTTGAAGCGGTTGAAAAATGTTATGAAAAATGGTTGAGCATATATCCTTCTCTTGAACAAAAACTAACACTTTATGAAGAACAAACTTCGTTTCTTGAGGGTCATAATTATACCCCGGCAGAAATAGAAAACATAGTGGCAAAGCAGATATTGAACCATCCTATCAATAAGGATTTAGAAGAAGCAATGGAACGGCTTGAAGAGGTGATGGGGGGATGACAGACGCAATCGCAATTGTCACTAACATTCTTGATGCGAATTGGACTAAGGCCCCTAAGCCTTCTATACAAGACATAGCCAATTTGGATAAGGGTGATGGGAAAAGAGTAAGGCTTCAAGACAAAGACGTAATTCGTATATTTGAGACAGCACATAATGAAGCACAGCCTGAGTTATTGTACGATTTCGTTAATGAACACATTAACCTAACTTTAGACATTAGGACTGTAAAAAGCAGGGAGAGGTTATCTGAATTAAGAAATGAGGTCAGGAGGATTTTACATGGGTTTAGAAAAGGAGATGGAATAAACTTTGATCGGATTATTTTCAAAACACGTACTGACTTATCTGACCGTACTAAAAAACTATTCAGATATACGATGCAATGTGAAATTGTGACCTTCAGCATGACCGCTGAAACTGAAACCACTTTTATTAATCCGACTACAAATGCGGTCACAGGGGCTAATATATATCAAACGCTTAGTGCAAGATTAACAGAATTGTCCCTACTTACCCCCACTGATGGGCAATCAATAGTAGGAAATGGCGACAATTGGGTAGTTGCTAGTACCGGGGACATAAGTAGCGTAGTAGCAGGAACTGGGCTGACTGGGGGTGGCGTATCGGGAGATGTGACATTAAATGTAAGTGGTTTGACTATTTCTCAATTAGCGGCCAATACTCTTCAATTAAGCTCAGAATCATTTGCAGATAATGATACTACTTTGATGACATCAGCAGCAATCAAGGATTATGTCGATACAATTGTAGGGGGCGCACCGGGGGCATTAGACACCCTCAATGAGCTTGCAGCAGCAATAAATGATGATGCTTCTTTTGCCTCGACAATTACTACAAGCATAGGCACTAAGTTAGCAAAGGCAAGTAATTTATCTGATCTTGTTAATGCAGGAACCGCACGAAGCAATTTAGGTCTAGGCAGTATGGCTTTACTCAATTCAATAGACATATCAAGTCATACAAACTTGGCAGTGGGGACAGGTTTAACTCTTAGTGGAGACACACTTAGTATAACCGATGATTCAATCAGTGAAGTAAAATTAGATGTCACCAATACCCCTACTGATAATTATATTTTAAGCTACGATCAAGCTTCGGGCGGGTTTACATGGATTGCACCAGCAAGTGTAGGGGAGAATAATCAAAATGCTTTCAGCACTATTGCTGTATCAGGTCAAACAAGTGTCGCCGCAGATTCGACCACTGATACCTTGACTTTTGTCGGCGGGGCTAATGTCACAATAACTACAACAGCTGGTAGCGATACTATCACCTTTACCGCCACTGATACAAATACCGAATATTCAGTAGGAGATGGAGGTTTAACACAAAACAATTTCACAAATGCCCTCAAGACAAAGTTGGATGGTATAGAAGCATCTGCTGATGTGACAGATTCCGCTAACGTAAAATCAGCTTTAGGGGGGGCAATAGGGGGTGATGCACTTCAAATCGGAGACGGCAGCACAACTACTACATTTCCCGGTTCAATTGTAGTGACAGGGACTACAACCACGAATCACGTTGAAACCGTTTCAACATCTAATGGTGTTATCTTTGAAGGTTCTAATGCGGATAACAACGAAGTGTCCCTAAAAGCGGGGACAGTAAGTGCTGACCGAACAATTACTTTGCCGGATGCAACAGGCACTATTGCCTTAACGAGTCAGCTAACAACAGATACTAATACTCAAAATGTATTTACTTCATCTTTTGTCGATTCAACCAACGACATTCTATTACGTTTGACCAAGAGTGGTGCCAGTAGTGGGACACAAGATATTAAGTTCGTAGCAGGTTCTAATGTCAGTTTAACTCATACTGATGCAAACAACATAACAATTTCCTCCACTGATACTAATACAGTTTATACTCATCCTAACCATAGTGGAGAGGTGACATCTTCGGCAGATGGGGCTACTGTCATAGCATCCAATGTTGTCGATGAAGACAATCTCAAAGTGACTAATTCCCCAACAGATAATTACATCCTAAGTTATGACCAAGCTAGTGGCGGTTTTACGTGGATAGACGCTGCGAGTGCAGGGGGGGCTAATCAAAATGCTTTCAGTAATGTAGCTGTAAGCGGTCAAACAACTGTCGCTGCTGATTCATCCACTGATACTTTAACCCTAGCAGCAGGGTCAAACGTCACAATCACAACTACTGCTGGGACAGATACAGTCACAATAGCATCAACTGATACTAATACCACCACTACTGCTGATGTAGCATCTGCGTTGAATGCAAACATAGGTGCTGATTTTAACATTGGTACTACTACTGGTCATAAAGCGATCTTTGCGGGTCAAGTAAGTGCGTCTAGCCTTATAATTTCAGGAAGTGCTAGTGATACAAATGTAGGCGTAATTTCATGGCTCAGCCCACAGGCTGATAGCAGGATATGGGCTTTTCCCGATCATTCAGGTTCTGTATTAACAAATAATGATATAGACAAAGAATGGATTCAAGATGTAGTAGGGGAGATGTTTGCTTCTAATACTGAAACTAGGATTTCTGCTACTTATGTTGATGGTGCCGTAGCGTCAGGTAAAATAAATCTAGTAGTGGATGACATGACCGCTAATACTGAATATTCAGTGGGTGACGGTGGACTTACACAAAACAACTTTACTGATGCTTTGAAAAGTAAATTAGACGCAATTGAAGCGGCAGCTGATGTCACTGATTTAGCAAATATAACCACTGCATTAGCAGCACTTACTGGTGATGACACTTTAGTTATGGGTGACTCAGGAGACGATACAACGGTCAGGGTCCGAGGTAATCTTGTTGTGACTGGTACGACAACTACTGAGAATGTCGAAACATTATCGACATCAAATGGTGTAGTGTTTGAAGGTAGTGCGGCTAACAATAATGAATTGACTTTGAAAGCTGGAACCGTTTCAGCGGATAGGACGGTCACTATTCCCGATGCTACATTTACAATACCTACTCAGGACACCACGTATTCTATTGGTGATGGAGGTCTAACACAAAACAATTTCACTAATACTCTTAAGACTAAACTTGACGGTATAGCAGCATCGGCAAACAATTTCTCTTTACCGACTGCTGCTTCTGATACTTTAGGTGGAATAAAAGTAGGTGCGAATCTAAGTATAAACGGTAGTGGCGTTTTGTCTGCTGCTGCAACAGGAGTTCAAGGAAGCATAGCTGATACACAAGTTGCGTTTGGCGATGGCACAAGCATTACAGGCCATCAAGGTTTGAAATATACAACTTCTAATAACACGGAATTACTAACAGTAGGTGGTCAATACAATGGTATAATTCGTGTAGGAACAGGTGCGAATACACATCCAAGTTATTCATTTTATGGCACAGGTTGGACTAATACAGGACTTAGAGCCGCAATAGACGACAATACAAATCAAAGAAAGGGATTAATGGTTGTAGTTGAGGGTGATGACCAAATCCATTTTCATGATGGGTTTGTAAGACCTGCAACAAACAATGATTACGATTTAGGTTCTAGCACTTTCAAGTTCAAAGACGCATATATTGATGGGGTATTATATGCAGATGCAATAAATCTAGGCGGTTCAGCTCTTGGTGCATTAGCTACTCTTAACTCGGTTGCCGCAGGACAGATCGATGAGAATGCAGTTGATAGTTCAGAATTAAAAGATGGGGCTATCGATGAATCGCATCTGAACGCAACTAATTCACCAACAGATAACCATCTTCTAAGTTATGATCAAGCTAGTGGTGGATTTACTTGGATAGCGGCGGGTGCTGGCGGAGAGAACAATCAGAACGCTTTCAGCACCATATCAGTAAGTGGGTCGTCTGATGTTGTAGCAGATGGAACAACCGATACTCTTACCCTTGCAGTTTCAGGAAATCTTGCGATTGCTACCACGCCCTCAACAGATACCGTCACTATCTCAGCAGTATCGGGTGATATTCAACTAAACAATTCCGTTCAATTGTTAGGAGATACAAGCACTAGACTTACTGTAAAAACAGCAAGTGCCGCATCAAACGGTGCTATTCTAAGGTTTCAAGGTAGTGACGGCAACGATATATCAAGTCTTACAATTCCATCATCTAACGGAACAATATCAACTTCTGACACTACTTATTCAGCTGGTGTAGGCATTGCACTTTCAGGTACGACTTTCGCTTTAACCGACCCAGCTAATCTAAATGCGTTAGATGAATCTTCAGATGCAACCGATGATAAAATATTACTTTGGGACGAATCTGCTTCTGAATGGAAACACATGACTCTTGATAATCTTCAGGATTCAATAGATACTACTGCAACAGGCGGGGCTGGTGAGGCTTTCAAGACTATATCGGTTAGCGGCCAATCTAATGTTGTAGCGGATGCGGCAGCAGACACGCTAACCCTTGCCGCAGGTTCTAATGTGACAATTACAACCAATGCAAGTTCTGACACGATTACATTTGCTTCGACAGATACTAATACGCAATTATCTCAAGAGCAAGTTGAGGATTACGTCAATGGAGTTATCGTAGCAGGTTCTAATATTACCAAAACATATGACGATGCAGCAGGGACTCTAACGATTGCTGCTACTGATACTAATAC